AAGACGACTGATAAACTCAGATTTAATAGCACGTGATTTAGATTTACAGCCGTCGCAAGCGTAATCATCAATCGTTTCGGATTCAAATGCGGCATCAAGACAAGCCTTCATATTTGGTGCGGGACCACCTACGACATCCGCACCGGGTATAGGTGCCTTAAGCATAAGCCATGGCTCATAACGCTCACTCACATTTCCACACTTTGTACAAGTAATCTTAATCATATATTGACCATTAAAGTTATTTACAATAGGACTGTACTCATTTTCAAAGAAGGATGCCCAACTTTGAATGGCTTTGATATACGAACTATGCTCCGTGGCGGTCGCAGTTCCAGATACCCTCATGCGTACCTTACGATACATTGCCTGATGCAGCGAGTCAAGAATATATTGTAATGCCTCGGCTGCGTCACACTGCTCACCTGGGCGATACCAATAATCTTCTGTTTCGCGTAGCACAGTATGAAGACTGTGAAAGAATCCACGCGGCACAAGACTTGGACGCATACCTGTACTTGTATGAGATGAAGCAACTGTTACAAAGTCTCGCATAAGAGTTTGAAATGCCGCAAGAAGTTGCTTACGGTCTGATTTTTCACGCGGCACAATATTGTGCTCAGAAAGAAAGATTGTATTTATTGGCGGACAATGCCGCAATGCCTGAAGGACAACATTAAGAAAGCAAGTATTGCCAATATTGACAAGTCCAATTCGGTCGACCATCTTGTTTAAACCTGTGCTTTTTAGATTGTATAATGTTTAAGCATCAATTTTTTGGGCTCAATTTATTGGTCTAAAACTTACTTATTATTACTTAAACAACTTATGGCCTATAACTCATACGCTTTTGAAACAGTCTACGGATTTTCGCTTCTTGATGAAATTCATAATTTTTTTCCTGAGTTATTGTACGACGACACACTATTTAACTCTGAAAGTATGAGTTGGATGCGATTTAGAGTAAATCGTCTTTTCCCAAATGTATATGTGCGACAACACAATATGTATAATATGTACAGTGCTTCACAACGTATGAACGAGTATGTACAATGGCATCATAATCATATTCCACGTGTACAGCCGCCACCGGCACCGCGTCGCAATCCATCCTCAACCGCAGTCCCCTTTTTTTCTCGAAATAATACTGCACCCCCGCCTCCCACTGAACCGTTTATTACACCAATTGATATTTCTGGTGTACGGACACCTCCACATAGTCTTCATAATAATCGCGTCTTATCATTTGTTTATGATATTCGTGACCCAGCGGTCGATAATGCTGCCACAAATCTACTTAATTTGTTCAATCTTGCGGCATTTCAAGATGTAAGTGTCGCACCGTCAAGTGTACAAATCGAAGAAGCCTCAACAGTCCGTCTTCAAGAAGATATTTCAAGTGAAACAGATTGTAGTATTTGTATGGAGCATAATGCTACTAATGGTAGTCAAGACTGGCGTGAATTAAATTGTGGACACGTTTTCCACCGACAATGTATTGATACTTGGTTATCATCGCATGTACAATGTCCTAATTGCCGCAGAGATGTGCGAACTATGGTCCATCGTCCACCATCATCATAAAATGAAAAAATTGAAACATGCTAAATCAGTAAGAAAATAGTTGCGTCCAAATACTTTCTTACTTTCTATTTTACCTTCTTACAACTATGGATTTTACCTCCTATACGGTTGGTGGAATTGATTACAGCCCTGCGCCGTGGACCACGCGTGCGACTCTTGTATTGGAAGAGCCCGAGTTGCGTAATGCCACGCAAGAACAATTTAGCCGATTCTTGCGCGTATGGTTTTCTGAGCGACCTACATATGCTCCATCGTTGATTGAGGTGACTCTTGTACTTCGTGCAGGGTATAGCGACGGAGTAATGGACTTGCGTGGCATCAACGCATTTCTTGACTACTATGCTACTTATGTTGAGCCATATAATTCATCTAAGGGTCTTCATGTATATCTGGATTCGTACTCTGCTATTATTGACCATACGCAATACTCGGTGCTTGATACCCCAATTTTACTCTTTACAATCGCAGCTGAGCCGCAATTTGTTCCGCATGCGTGGCCACGGTTGCCCGCATCCTATCAGCTATCCACCTAATCGCAGTATTAAATAATTCACTAAAATAAACAGCGAATCAATGCCATAACAAGAAAAATACTTATCATAATTATCATAAATTACTGCCAAACGTATTTTGCCATTTTCACTTATTTTTTCAACACCATTTTTGATAAATGTTAAAGATAATCCTAGACCTTTTTCGTTAAGACAAATTAAATCGTGATAAAGTTGGTTTGTATACCAAATAAATGGCTCGGCAATATGTGTTTTGAAGTTACTATCACTATCATCTTGAACAAGTGCGGTATATGTTGTAAGTGCACGCATACCTATTGCGTGAGCTTGAATAATACAGTTTATAAGATTGTGATTTGATTTGGAAAGCGGTTCTATGCTATCCAGTAAATCATAATGATTGCTAAATGGTGCTGAATTTGATACATTACCTAGAAGTTTATTACTTATTTTACGACGTGGACCAGGTACTAAAGTATTATATGTTTGTTGTTGTAAATAGCGTAGATAATTAAAAAACTCTTCGGGCATTGGCGGTATAGAATCTTTTGGTGCGTAATACGAAAACAATAGTGCGATTGCTTCAGTCATAACACGTTGGCCTGGTTCATGACTTTTGATTCGTCGCAGATTAGATAATCCTGTACGAATTGTAGAAATGGCCACGGCTGACTTGACTGACGCCATATATGTACGTCTTGTTTAGTCTTTATACTTTCTTCACATAAACAACAACTGGTGCGGTTATGATGCTTGAAAAAGGTACTTCCGCACCATCTTGAGCAAAAAGTTTTTTAATTTGTGAATCTGGTCCTCGATAGGCATTAAAATTATACATCAGTGTTTCAAAAGTAGTACCCGTTGTCGCAATAAGTGTTAGCCCCCCATTGTGAAATCCGGGAAGACTTTTTGCATCGCCTTCAGGTATTATTTGTATAGTAACTTTCGACGTCGGTGCTCCAAAAAGCCAACTAAACATTTTGCTACTACTTGCGACATAGAAAAATTGATTTGAAACCGCATTGTTTGAAGTATAATAACCTAATGAACGCAAGACTACGTGCCGCTGGACATATGATATTTATTTGTTTGGTAACATTGATTCTTAATGGTCATAAAATTATACAGGGTGAGTGGATTATGATATTTATTATTGCTACTTTGCTTGTTGTATTTGCGTATGCTTATCCTCAAACTATTTTACAAAGGGAAATATAGAGTATGCCGCGTACTAAAGCAAATCTCAAGTCACGCAAGGCGAATATTCGTGCTTCAAAGGGAAGAACGCGTAAAAATATAGAGCATGCAAAGTTTATATCTAAAAAGGAACGTATTCTACAGGCGGCTATTGCTGGACGAGTAATTCAAGAAGAAGTTGTAGCACTTCAAGATGATGGTATTATTCCCGCGTTGCCAGCCGGTGCCGGCGTATTAGCCGCTCCTCCAGTAGCAGTATTGAACCCATTAGACCAAGTTCTCGATATTGAACAGGCCGCTTTAGTACTCCACGCAGCAGCCGAACGTGCCGCAGACCCGGCTCCCCTTCATGAAGAAATAACACGGCGGCTCGAGGCTACACGTCGCTCAGGATGCGTAGTACGTTTTGCAGTTCGACATCTTATAAGTATTTTTATGACTATTATTATAGCATATTACGCATCATTCCCCTTCCACGCCGCACCGCGTGAAATTTCTCTTTTTGACACGGCCGCATCTCATTTGTCTATGGCCGCATCAGGAGTTGGTTTTTTAGATGCCCCATTAGCCGGTATACTTACTAATTGTGCATATGGTGCAAAAGTAGTTGGTAAAATGGTCAGAAATTACAATGCACGTAGTGGTCGTTTTGTGAATGCCCCAGGAAATGCCGAACGGCGAATTTTAAATGTTGCTGAATATGATCCTAGTATTGGAACACCGCTTTCATTAGCACGTATTGGCGGAATAGGCGTAACTGCCGCATTTGATGCTCTTACGGGTAAACCTGTTTCGCTGTTTAGCGTTGGGAGTGCAGTATTTATGTCTGGTTACGCGGATATGTCTGTAAATCTTGGGAAACGGTTTGGATTAACGGAGGAAAATTCTCTTAAACGGGCATCAAAATTCTACGGCTCTACATAAATCTACCGTGGCTTTCCGAATTTAAGCAACGGCTTTAATTCGGAAAGTCACGGTAGGCTTACGCGGATTTTGTAAACATACACGCTATCGAGCGTTGCCCTTTTGCCATCATTGTTTCTGGTGCTCGTGCGGCATCAAGAAGCACCTTGTCAAATAGCAACGACGATGCGTACTTTTCACGGTCCTTTGCAGCCGCACCGCGTAGCCGCATAACGGTCGTCGACGACGCACCAGGCATGGCTTCAATCGCAAGACCAAAGACTTGTGCCACCGGCTTAGCAATCTGGTTTGTAATGTAGAACGCATAATCTGGAGTCAGACCCTTCTCCTTGATATATGAGGGCAGCTCAATGCGGTCTCCCTGAAGTTTAGGCACCGGTCCAGCACCGTGTGAAATATAAACAAACGGAATGCGGTCTGATGTGCTTGGCTTATTACCAGGGTCGCGTTCACCAATTCGGTCAGCCAGTACCTTGTGAGCAATACGCGATGGGTCAGCGTAGTTCGCACGCAGCGACTTTGTGATTGTAAGTTTGCTTAGCGGGAATTTGCCTTCCAATAAATCCTTGCTTGCGGTTTGAACAAATCGCGATGCTTCCTTAATACTACTGTCAACATCAGTAGCATTCAGGATTTTATCTACGACGTTACCATATATATATTTAACGATAGGTGCATTGTCGCGTCGCTTCATCACAATACCCATACTTTTACGATGAAAGTCTTCCGCTTCAATACCGTCCTCTGACATATCACCAACATAACGCTTTTTGCTGAGCAAGATAAAGGAGCGGAAGATTTTATCAAACTCAAAGTCGTGCGGTGGCTTCAAACACGAGGATACTAGTTTTCCGCTTTCTACCGTCAGCATTTTCGCAACCCGAAGGGCTTCCTTGCCGCGAAGACGTTCGCCCGTGACGGGATCGCGTGGTCTGAATCGTAGAAAGATAGAATCGGTATCGCCATATACACATTCAACGTCGCAGCGCGGGTCATTACCACCGCCGTATACTGTTTCGATTACTGCCTTTGCGTACATTAGTTGCTTACGACCGTATCCAGTTGTAGATGCAGCCAATACCTGACGACGAATTTTAAAAGTCCCGCTACCAAGTTGTCCATACAGCGAGTTGGCGGTTAGTTTGTAGGCCAGTTGCTGTGCATCCAGCAACGCACGACGGAATTCGTCGGGTTCAGTTTCCGCGATTTTGCGAACACGCTTACGATTCATTAGAAGCATATCCAAGATGCGTGGAATCGTTCCTTGCGGTGCCTGAATGTAACGTGCAACTCGACGACCGTCGCGAATCTTAGTTGGATGCTTTCGTTTGTCCAACGGGTCTACCCGCAAGATATCGAACTCGATGTTCACATACTTCGCACCCGTAATATTATCATACTTATCTGACCCCTCACGCGTACACACATAATTACCGTCATTATCATAGTCTTTCACCCAAATCAGCGTATCATGACTAATATTTTCGCTAATAATGGATGATGGATATAGCGACGCAAAGTCATCAGCTGTTACGGGATCGTCCAAATAAATACCTGTATGCGGTTCAAGAACAATTGCACCTTCATATGAGTCCTCCGCTTCATCCTCAGAATCAGTGCTTTCAGTCTCCACATTTTCTAGCAACGCCTCTTTACCTCCGCTTGGCAAGACCTCAATAAGTTGATCCACCTTTCGGCATTCTTTGAAGATAAGCGACTCGATTTTAATACCCTGTCCACGAGTGAAGATAAATGACGTTGGTACAGAGCAAACATCGGCCATTGCTACAGAGTTATTTAATACTTCCAGTTTGTTAAACAGTTCCATAACCAGGTCACAATCCTGAAGACAGTAGCGTGCAACTACAGCACGGTCAGCTGATGTACCGCGATGAAGACGGAAGATATCTTTAGGGGATACATCGTCCTTCACTTGTGCCCAACGAATTGGAACACCGCCATTTTCTGCTAGTGCCCCTGCACCACCATCAATGCGTACAGTAAGTGCTTTTGGCTCAACGCCAACTACTTCACACCGGTCAACAACGCGGTCATTTTCAACATCCATAAGAGTGATAAATCGACCTACTACAATACCCTTTGTTGACTTAGTAGCAAAGCGAAATATGTCATCGCTAGTGCTAACAGCCGTAAGACCCCCATTAATTCCGCCACTTACATACGTTGCTGACACATTATCTAGTGTGTAAGAATCTAAGTTTGCGTTGCGACGAATGTATGGAAGCAAGTCGATTTGAAGACGACCAGGTGATCCAAGATAGTACATTGTATTGTCACCCATAGCCGAGGAAGAAAGGAACTTTTCCTCGAGTTTGGGCGGACGTGAGCGTAATGCACTCAACGGCTCCGTAATGGCCTTTGTTGCGTGCGCACCAACAAGTTCCACAAGCCTATCATAGATATATTTTGAATCAAAGCCAAAGATATTGTAGCCAATCAATACATCCACCTTTTGACGTCCAATCCATTTATACCAACTTTTCAACATTTCTACCTCGTCGCTAAATGAATAGGCACTAATTGGTACTTCTGCACCTGGTGGCCGCACACTAGTCTCATCAACGGATCCAAGTACCCAAATATGCTTACTTACGGGTGCACCGCGCCGATAAAGCACGGTCCCAATTTGAATAATCTCATCACCAGCAATTGTAGGAAGTCCAGCAGTCAACGCGTCGTCAAGAGCCTTAAAGGCTGCTTCACGAATTTCTGCTTTTGCTCCGCATGCCGCTTGTAGCGCAATGAGCCCATCGCTTACGTTTTTTAATTGGCCTTTTGCCATCAACATATGTTTGAGCGATTCACCCACATAGGGCGTTGCGGCACATCGTTTCAAGTAAATTGACGAAAGTGGCCCAGTGCCACTCATAGCAGATGCCAATACTTCGCAAAGTTCATCTACAGTTTTGGGCACACTACCCTCATACATCTCACGCACAGGCTTTCTGTAAGTCTTTGCGGCCAATGGAAAGTCACCATGGGATGAGTTACACTCAATATCCCACGAGCCGACAAGATATGGAGCCAAACCGCCATTACCCGCTGTTACATCATCTGCATCGCAAGACGCAACAATATCTGTTTTTGCGTCGCGGCTGTTTGAGAAAGACCAATCACCCGCTGCTAGTTTAATCCAACCGGCTGGAGAAATATCTTGAATATGAAAGAAACGCAGCACAGGGTCAATATTTGCTTCATAAACCTTTAGCCGAATCCGACTACCATCTGGCGAAAGGCTATCAATATCGTTGCTACGTTCGCTAACTCGGAGCGTTGGGACTGCAGCTGCACCAAAGAGTGACCTAGATTCATACTCGTGCGGCACACTATTTTTATTCATGAGTCGGTCTCGCAATGATCGCCACAACGCAATTGATGGCACCGTTACTTTCATAAAGGTTGCTTCTGTACTCCCATTGTAATCCATTAGTGTTTTATGGGTTTCAATAATACAACTCGTCAATTCACACGCATCTACGGGAACACCATGAAGAAGCCAGGTGCGCAAATGCCTGTGTGCCGTTGCAGATTTAGCAAGTACATCTGGAATACGAATGTAAAAGAATGGCTTATAGTTATTTACCTCCAGCGTTACTTGCGTTCCATCGGCCGTGTTGCCAAATAGCAGAATCTGATACTGACGATTGCTCAACTTTGAACGCGGCACACGCGTGCCACTACCATCGGAGCCACTATCGCTATCACGTTCAGTTGTATAACTATCACGAGAAAGCAAGTCTTTACACATAAATACCAAGTCATCGGTTTCGGGGTCAAGGCGAATTGAAGCCATGCGTTTATCCTACTAATCAAAATCAGTAAGCACAAACGCAAATCAATTTTGTTTGACATTTAGGTTTTAATAACAAGCCACTTGATATTTAGCCCAAGGCTTTCCAACTTTGCTTGAATAAGTGGCACTAGTGGTGTTTCCATAATACACTTTACATGAAATGTAGTAGGATTCACATCAACCGTTTTGACATACTTGCGAAGTAAATCATAAATAACGTTAACTTCCAATCGTGGATTTTTAGAATGAAAGTGAAACCGTATATCACGGTATGATACTCCGCGTTCACATGGCCAAATATGTCCAACTATTGAAACATCTCGTGCACTTGGTAGACCAATAATTGGTTCCATCTCTGTTTTTTTAGAAAGAAAGTTCATAATTGCTACTGTGCTAGCAATTATGAAAATTAGAGTGTCATTTTTTTTCTAATAATAACGCCGTGTACGCCGTGTTCCTCCACGATGAGAAGACCGCTTGGGAGACTTGAAAGTGCGTGACCGCTTTGGGAGCAACGAGTGTGCCGCTAAAAGTAACGCTACAGGTCCAACGGACTGGACCGCATTTGTAAAAGCCGCGGCTACGCTAAGTGCTCCACCGGCCTGTCGGGCCAATGTGCCACGCTGAAATCCAGGCATATTCGCAAGTGATGTGACCGGTGTATAAATATCTACCGATTCATCGTAGGCAGTAGCATTGTTATTTGTCGCATTGTTATTTGCCGCGTTGTTATTTGTCGCATTGTTATTTGCCGCGTTGTTATTTGCCGCATTGTTATTTGCCGCGTTGTTATTTGTCGCGTTGTTATTTGTCGCGTTGTTATTTGTCGCGTTGTTATTTGTCGCGTTGTTATTTGTCGTGTTGTTATTTGTCGCGTAGTTTGCTCCTGATGTATTAGATGCTATAGTGCTTTCATCTGGCACAGTTTTGATTTCTTTCGTCATATTCGCCATATCACGCATTTTTGTACTATCCATCGCATTAGTATTTTCACCATTTACATTGTAGCGTTCAATGCTTCCATTACTTCTAACTTTGATGACGGATGGATAACCATTAATTTCTGCATTTTTAATGGCTGGAACCTTTTTGAACATATCATCACGCACAGAAGCCATATTTGCAATCCGCCCGGGGGTACGTGTTAAACGTTCCCACATTGGCTTATAGCGTTGGCAATGGCCGCACCAATCTGCATAAATAAGTACAAACGTAACTGGTCCGCGTGAAAGCATAGATTCCAATGCAGGAATCTGAGATTCCGTCGTTACATCAATAGGTTTCCCTGGTAAGTAACGCCCTTTAGCATTTCGTAATCTTTTTACAGTATTTGGCATCCTCTACTTTCTTATGTGAAAATCATTTTATCGCAGTAAAACAGAGATGGCTTTACTGCCAATTTTACTTATTATTGTGGCGTTAGTTGTAATTTATATTGCTGCACGTCCGACCGCGGCCGAGGCTTTTGCCGCAGCTGGCACGCCACCAACTTGTCCAACTGAAGCAATACGAGGACCCGATGGACGCATTCACGTCAAACCAGGCAATTTAAGTTTTCAAACAATGGCTGATTATGTCAGCTACCTTAGCGGATTATATACAAAAGGTGCAACTTGCCTAGCACCAAAAGTAAAAAACGCACGTGAGCCAGTATTTGGGGTATTTGGCGGTCAAGGCAACGGTGCTACCGGTCCAAAGGGCATTCAACTTGAAACTGCGACTCGGGCCGTGCTAGACACGCGTGAGCCCGAAGAAACTTACGCACTTACAAAAATCAACAAATTGGATGATTACGAATATACTCGCGTTGAACAATCGGAGCGCGAAAGCCGTAATAAACTAAGCCAAGCTGTTAAAAATGAATTATTGGAGGGACGTAAGTTAGATTGGGCTAATTTACCTTTCAATTCGGAAGCACGTGCCGCAGCCGAAGATACTTTTATCGCCGGACGATTAGAAGACATGTACAGAGACCCAAAGACCGGTGTATTTTTCAAAAATATGCAAGGCGGTGGTGTGTTGCCGCCCGACGAAGAAGCAGCAGCAATGCGAGAGCAGAAAATCTTAAGTTCTTATCGCCCCACGGAGTTAACAAAGCACGTGATTGATAATAAGACGGAAGCCGTTGCTCGTTTGGTGAATGAAATGTATGCGTCGGACCCAAAGTACGAGCCAGTTGTAAGCAAAGTAGGCGAAAATAAATGGGAAGTTACGGAATTAAGACCGCGACCGCAAAAAGAAACGTACGCTGAAGGACAAACAATAAGTTTGGCTATGGCACAGGAAAAGGGATTGACGGTTCCGCCGCCATCTGTGGATATTAGTGACCGATTAAAAGATGACCCCTACTTTGATAAAACGGGTGTAGCCGATGTAGCCAATAATAAATTTTGGGATTACAAAGACTTTAATAAGTGGACACCTGGATTGGAGCGAATGTTTGCACCAACATTGGATAACCGTGAGTGGTATTAATAAAAAAAAATATTTTTAATCTTGTTTGAATCGTAGCGAACCAATCAAGATTTTCTATCGGTTGTACGTAGGCTGACAATATTTAAGCAACGCCTGAAAGGCGTTGCTGGTTTGGGAATCCTACGGTAAAATCACCATCGCGGCATACGACGCGACTTGGCAGCGTCGCGACGACTACGACGAGTCCTTCGTGCGGCACCACTACCTGCGGCCGCAGGTGTAGGACCAGGCGCCACAAGGTCGCGAGCAAGTTCCGTGTTCACAATCCCCATACGACGAAGCCCTTCCGCAGGAATTATTCGCTCACTTACACGTCCACGAGCCAGAGGACGTAGCACCGCATTTACCGTGCTCAATAGTGCCTTAGAATAAGCATTTAGTTCTTTTGATGTATACGCCGCACCATTTTTAGTTACCCCAATGCTTGTAAGTGCGGACCTAAGCCGACCAATACTAGCACTTGATAACTCGTCTGCTACTATACGAGGTGTATAAACAATTGTAAGAAATTCAAGGAGTGTAGTTGCTAATCCAAATCCATCAAACTTTGGTAGCATTATGTTAATAGCCGCTTTTTTACGATCTCCTGGATACAGCGAATTTATGTATGTTGCGTTATCAATAGTTACTTTTTCAACTTGACTCAAAAATTGTGTTTTATCTTTTATTCCAAGTGATTTATAGTAATGTTCAAAACTCTTATAATGATTATCAGACCAATGACGAGTGCGAGAAGAAATAAAAAAGGGACTGCCAAAAACTATTGATTCAGGCGGATTTGAATAAAATCCATAATTATCTCTATATTCCGTATCAAAATCATTGATTGGATACAACCAGTCAAAATCAATAATTGTCATAACTCCAGTATCAGGCTTGAACATTATATTTGTCTCGCGAATATCACCATGAACATAACCTGCTGTTGCTAAATTATTTAATTGAGTCAAAAGTTTTGTTATTTGCTCAAAAATTATATTCATAGGCACACGGCGCACATCGTCCACATATGTTTCTACTTTTGAAAAATCTTTGCCGAGATTTGGCATACGAAGTAAATATAAAGGGTCCGTATTTGTTAGTCCATATTCATTTGCTAGTCCATATGTATTTTTAATAGATGATTTTAATATTGAAGCAGTGTATGGGCGTGTATAACGATTCATTCTATGACCTGTATTAGGCCCCATAGCAGCCGAAATTGTTGGAATTTTAGCAACGGCCGAATTGTATCCATTTTTATCATAAAATACTTTTGTTACATTTTCAGGAAAATTGGTTGCTACACCCGCAATGTTGTTTTGTAAAGCAGGACTTATAACAAACCCGTATCCACCTGAGCCAAGATTTTCTTGCGGTGCAGCCATTTCTACTAGTGTGTTCCAAAATCAATACTTATTAAGGATTGATGTAGGAAGGATAAGAATAATTTAACGCGCAAAGTTGCGGTCATTTTTTTGAATTTATACTAACGTTCAGTCGGAAGCGTGGGTGGAGCCTGGCCGAAGCTTTACGCAACCCGAACACTAGTCTTGAAAGTACAAACAAAGCCATACTTTCCACCCATATATTCCGAAGATTTATTGCGTTAAAATACTCCGCAGTCTTCCGCAAACCCTACCATAATGAACATTCGTGTTGTTATTGATAATCGCGAGGAAGACCTTTGGACACAATTAGAGCCATATCGGATGCCCGACGCGAGTGAAGGCTGGTGGGTCGAAAAAGCAGTTTTGGATATCGGAGATATATCTTTCTACGCAGCGACCGATATAAGTGGCGTGAGCCCATTAGCGGTGTTTGAGCGCAAAACTGCGGAGGACCTTGGCGCAAGTCAAAAAGACGGACGCTACAGGGAACAACGGGCACGAATGTTAGCACTTCGTGGTGCTAAAACGGCTATAGGTTATGTTATAGAGGCTCCTCACTGGTCACCGACCTTATCAACTTCTTGGTGCCGCGGAACTTTTAATGAAGTCAATCTTCAACAAGCGATAGTAAGATTACAACTACGTCATACAATTCCTGTTTTTATGTCGGCATCACTAAAAGAAACTGTTACGTGGATTCGTCGAACAGCGAAAGCATTAGCAGCAGACATAAATGTATTTCGTGAAGGTATGGCAACTACGGCATGTGAAGCAGCGGCGGTATATACGGAAGCAATAAGTGTTAAAAAAGCCGAAAATAGTACTCCAGAGCGTATTTTCTTAAGTTTTTTGCTTAGTATTCCAGGTATGGGCAAAGCAGCCGCAACATCGGTAGGTGAAACAGTCAAATACAGTTTTACAACACTTCAAGCACTTAGTGCCGACGATATTTCAAACATTAAGGCTGGTAAACGTAAATTGGGCATAGCACTTGGAACCGCAATTTATACCGCACTACATAGTTAGTCCCCTTGGGTCACTTGTTGAGTCACGCGTTGAGTCATGTGTAATTGGGAAACTCTCAGATGACGATGTGCTTGATAGTGCTGAAAGTACATCAGGTGAGATAATTTCTGTAAGCAAATCATAAATAGTGCTAAATACTTGCGGTGTCTCGCCACTTCGCAAATCACATACAACTACTGAAAGATCGTCACGCTGGTCAAGCAACGAATGAATAACTGTACGACGTACAGGACAAATAAATGTTACTGCATACATACCTGTTATTGAACTCTTTCGTAGTATAGGAAGTCTGCTGACTAGTATAAGACGTTCTGCTGTAATACGGTCCATAGTGCCATTGTAGAAAGGATTCTCTGGAATTCGTTTTGCCGCCTCCGTGCGTGCACCAAGAAGGAAAGAATGAATAGTAAGATCTGAAGACATTTTAGAATGAAAGGTAGTTAAGTGATTACCTAGATTCAAAATTAATAAACGCCACATCTTTCAATTTTTTCCCGTTACTGTACCGTGGCTTTCCGAATTTAAGCAACGGCGTTGCCGTTGCTTAAATGTCGTCAGCCTACGTAAGACCGATAGAAAACCTAAATTAAGCAACGCCAAAGGCGTTGCTTACCGTGGCTTTCCGAATTTAAGCAACGGCAAAGCCGTTGCTTAAATAGTGTCAGCCTACGTACAACCGATAGAAAACTTAAATTAAGCAACGCCTTTAGCGTTGCTTAATTTAAGTTTTCTACGGTAATTTAGGTTTTCAACGGTAAAACTTGAATTAAAGCAACCTGTATATTAATTATTAACGCAAATGGCTGTATCTGAAACTTCAGATAATGGAAAAATTTATAATCCGTGGAATCCAGTTAATAAACGTATTCCAGATGCTGAAATCCTTCGTGTTTTACGAGCATACGGTATTAAGGATAAGCCGCAACGTTGGGACCTTTTCCGTATGGCCTGCGTACATAGTAGTTATGTAAATCGCCCTGAGTTTAGCCTAGGTACTCCAGAGGAGCCTATTATTATGGCAGAGCGACCTGCTGATTGTATGCCTCTTTGTGAAGCAGACAATGAGCAAATTGAATTTGTAGGAGATTCGCTTCTAGGTTGTGTTATTGCACTTTATCTTCAAGAACGTTATCCAGACCAGGATGAAGGATTTCTTACGCGACTGCGTACACGCCTAGTTAATAATAAACAACTAGGGGAACTGGCATTGAAAATTGGATTTCAAAGTTGGTTAATTCTAAGTCGCCATCAAGAAGAAGTATGTAATGGTCGGCGAAATCTACGTATTCTAGGAAGTATGTTGGAAGCGTGGGTAGGTGCAATGTATTTGGATATCTGTGAAACTAATCCTGGTGCTGCCTTTTCTCGCGTACGATCATGGTTAATTAATTTGTTTGAAACGCAGGTAGACTTTGTAAGTCTTATTGCGGAAGACAATAATTTCAAAGACCAACTTCTCAAATATTACCAAGCAAATTATCATAGTCCACCGCGGTACAAGGAAGTCCAGGTTGAAGGTCCTCTTCATGATCGCACATTTACCATGGGTGTGCTTAGCCCAGAAGGAGCGGTCATTTCAACCGCAACAGCACGTAATAAGAAAGTCGCGGAACAGGAAGCTAGTCGTCGGGCTCTGGTGAAGCTGGGAGCACTGGAGGAGGATTCGTAATCGACGGCGGCGGTGAAACAACCAAACTTATTTTATCTGGAACACTTGTATTAACGCTATCAGAATGTTTCAACGGTGCTATGCTAAACTTATCTTTATTTTTCCTATTTGCCGATTCCATATCAGTCAACTCAGTATCTGCAATATTAATCAATATTTGCGGTAAATTTATTACATCAAGTTTCATATTGACTGGATGTGGTAGTTCTTTATCAACAATTTTCTTAATATCATCGGGTACATCACTTTCTGTGTTCAATAAATCAAGATAGGTTTTTTTATTTTTTTCAATTATCCAAAGTCCATCTATTCGCAATTCAATAGGAAGTTGAAGTTCTGAACTGAGTCCCGTAGCAAACGTTGCCCATTGTTGTTTTAATCGGATTGCTATTTCAAGTCGTTCCTGTATTTGATAGATTTTCAAAGCACCTGCACTTAGTGCTATTAAAAAAGTAAATATAGTCAATAATATTTTAATAATAAGATCAATCTGTTGTGAACCCGTTAATCCAAACTGTGATATTGAAATTGTGCCGCTGCTTGTTGATAGAATCAAATTTAATATCATTTGATTCCGAATCCACCCTCTGTAGCGAATAATACATATTTCAAGGCATCGAATATTAAATGCCGCTATGTTTATCCATTCAAACAATGTGTTGACATTTGTATGAGTCCAGTTACTACCATATGATTGTGAAAGTTCAGAAAAACGTTGCTGTGTTTTATCAGCCATTCTACTATAAACTACGGTAATCAACACAGGAAAATAAAAGTATAAAAATAGAATGGCGACGGAATCAAAAGATGATTTTCCATATGCGGCGGAAGTTACGGCCCCAGTTATACGTCGTGGACCCCCGCCCCGGTGGGGTACGCCACTTTCACCAGATGTAGGTTTAGCGCGTCGTGCCCCGCTACCGGCCGATTTTGTGGAGCAACTCGAGTCGTTAACAGCTGTCGCACCAATTGGCGTACCTGGAGAGTCTGTTGGAAGTGGAGATTTGACACCGGCTGCACCTGCGGATATTGGTGAACTTATGGCGGAACGCGCAAGAGAGCGCGAAAAACGACGGCTAGAACGTGCACGAGAATGGCGCGAAAAGACTGGTCGCGAAGCCGCAGAACTGCTTGGTCGGCCTCCTGCGGCACGCGAGTACAGGAAACTTGTAGCTAAAAAAGGATTTGATCCTAAAGAACTCAAAGTGCCTCTTACAAAAGAACTTGAAGGCCTTGCTACACGATTTTTAGGCACTGATTATAGTAAAGTTGGCATTCATCCACGTAACTCAGTTACAGGTATTGAGGATGTCTTTGTGCCACAAAATCGGCGCTACTTTAAAGAATTTATTATACAAGCGTACGCACGGTATCGTCTTAAAGAGGTACCCCTTATTCCTGACCCTGATGCGTGTGCTAAAGCAGCAGAAGCCAGTAAAAAAGAGGTCAAAACGTTTGCGTATCAGTCTTTTGTGCGCGACTATATGCAAAAACCGTCCCCTTACCGCGGTGTATTAGTCTATCACGGCCTTGGATCCGGTAAAACGTGTACATCTATTGCGGCCTTGGAGGCCCTCTATCAAGAGCATCAGCGGCCTATTATTATTATGACGCCCGCCTCACTTCAACCTAACTATCGCGACGAAATTACAAAATGTGGCCCCTATATTTATCGGATTCAAAACCACTGGACGTGGGTCCCTGTTGAAAGCCTGAAAACGCCTACTCCTGAAGCGGAATTGCTACTCAAAGTAGTAGGTATTCCGCGAAATAGTATTAAAAAACGTGGCGGCGGATGGGTACCGGACCCCGCAAAGCCGCCTAATTTTGATTCCCTTACAAACGTCCAGCGTCGCCAAATTCAAGAGCAAATTGTGGAAATAATGGATGCCCGTTTTACATTTATTAACTATAACGGTTTGAGTAGTGAAACGGTGCGGTCTTGGGCGTGTGATCCTGAAAAGAAATTCGATGGAGCCACTATTGTAATTGATGAAGTACATAACTTGATTCGCACCATTAACAACGCGAATCTTGAATATTATTACAAGGAGGAGCCGCGAAGCATGCCCGAATATAAGCCCAAGTTTTGTGGATTAGCCGTTAAGAAATACAATAAATCATATCTTCTTTATCGTATGTTATGCGATGCGGTTGGTGCGAAGATTATTGCGCTATCCGCAACTCCTATTATTAACTTTCCACAAGAAATCGCAATTTTGGCAGATTTACTTTCAGGCGATGGTCGTATGGCGGAAGCAACGCTTCCAATAATGGACGACGTACGTGTTAAAAAAATAAGCAACGCATTAAAACAGCATCCAGAGGTTGATTTTGCGGAACTTGTGCCGCGGCCCGATGGAAGCGGCAACTCGACGCTGCGGATTACTCCAGTACCATCTGGATTCACAAAAGTCGTTAATCCTGAAAGTGGTGAAATCCGCGGATTTGTAAGAAATGCAGTAGCCGCAGGGCCCGAAGAAATTGCGCGCGAACGCGATTTAGAGGCCTGGTGGTCTAGGATAAGCGGTACATTGGAATTTGGACGTCGTGTTAAACCAACTTTCAGTAGTTTTACCCGTTTACCAGATACAGCCGAAATGTTTAAAGAGATTTTTATTGATACCGAGCGTCTTCAAGTAAAAGATGCTACAAAATTCTTACTTATGGCACGTCTTTCAGGTTTAATCAGTTATTATAAGGGTGGCAAGAAAGATTTAATGGCCGACGCAAAGGAGCAAATTATATACGTCGATATGAGCGACCAACAATTGAAAGAATATATTGATGTGCGTGTTGAAGAAATCACACGCGAGCGCAGTCAGTCAAAGAAGAAAAAGGGGCCAGCTAAACCAAATTTATATGAACAAGCAACGCAATCTACAAGTTCCACATTCAAGATTTTCAGTCGTGCGGCATGTAACTTTAGTTTTCCACCGGATATGGAGCGTCCTCGCCCTGCGGATTATCGCGAGGCACGTAAGATGATTGGCGCAAAACCAGGCACTAGTGGCGACGCCGTTGGCGATGCGGACGGAGACCGCAGCGTTTTGGATCCTGAAGGAATTTTGCTGAATCAGGTTAAGGTCGGTGAGGAAGTAGTAGAAGAAGATGAGGTAGAAAAGGAAGACACGTTGGTACCAGCTGCTGCAGTGCGACCGCGTATGAGTTACGAGGATGCATTAGCTGCCGCTGTAACTGAATTCAAAGACCGTGCAGCGGAATTATTTAGTGCTGGTGCACTTAAGAACATTTCACCAAAGTTCCAAGCAATTATTGACCGTTTGAAGGGTAGTGCTGGTCCTGCACTTGTGTACAGTAACTTTAAGACACTTGAAGGCGTGGGTCTTTTTGGACTAGCGTTGGAAGCACAAGAAGGTTATAAGAAACTAGATATTATTAACACAGGTGGCAAATGGCGACTTGCGGGTGATATTGGCGGCGCAACTACTCCACGTTATATCTCATACACCGGTGATGAGGACCGTGAAAAACGCAATATACTTCTTGCGATGTTTAACGCAAAGTGGTCAAAAGTGCCTGGTGAACTTGCGGATGAAATGCGCCGCTTAGCAGGTTCCGATAACAAAAAGGGAGCGATTTGTCGCGTATTTATGATTACGCAAAGCGGTGCGGAGGGTATTTCGCTCAGCAACGTACGTCAAGTACATATTATGGAACCTTACTGGAACTATGTGCGCTTAGATCAAGTAAAAGGTCGTGCGATTCGTATTTGCTCGCATGCTGATTTACCTCCTGCTGAACGACACGTAGATACATATATCTACATTAGCCGATTTAGTGCACAACAGATTAAAGATCGTCGAATTGCGGAATCAATATTGGCATCGGATGGCGAGACCACCACGGACCAAGCAATATGGGAACTTATGAAAGCTAAGAAAAAGTTGGCCGATTCATTAACGGAGGTCATGAAAGCCGCAGCAGTCGATTGTGAACTAAACAGCACCGAAAATGGCGGGTATGCGTGCTATCGTTTCAAGGGTGCAACAATGGCAGCACTATTCCATCCGCTTATTACAGTTGATATTCGCGAAGGTGCTGCGGCCGTACGAGCTTTGCCGCCCGCCGGTGCAGCCTCAAGCACGGCAGCTGGAGCAGGTGCACCCCCTGAGACTTTGCCTGATGGATCGGCCGCCGAAGGTCTTGCTGAATCAGATTTTGAGGAAGTTGATTAAAGTGTTGTTTCATACTCACGTGATGAACCCTGTCTAATAATGGGCGGATCAAGCCATAAAGTCCGCGATCCATGAAGTGTTAATTGGTAATTTAATTCCCAATCTAAGACTTCAGCTACTGGTAAGAATGTTTTAATTATTTTTTCAAGCATACTTACTTTAAAAATCATAGCATCGCAAGTTCGCGTATGATAATAGTGATTTAATGAAGGAAACCATCCAAGACAATTCAATTTATCAGAACGTGCAGGTCGTAAATCCGCGCCAGCACTAATTGATAAAAAATCCCAATCTACTTTATTTTGAGCCAAAATATCCATACTATCCTTTAGACGTATGTAAAAATCGTCGTTAAAAATTACATCACTTTCAAACATCATAACGACCTTGTGGCCATGAAGCACCGCACTACGTGCGAAATGATCCCAATTTATACAAAGTGAAATTTCAGATGGTTTCATATTGTATGAATTAAAACTTCGTACTGCTTCAACCGGTCGTCTGTCTACATATGGATTGTATGCGGCGTGAGCATCTGCAGCACTCAAAGTTTTTCCATAACATTTATTGATAAAAGACCAACAATCATCATCAATATTATGAGACTTAAACCAATTTGCTAGATATGTAGCACGTGTGCGTTCTTCCCGTGGCTCACATAAAATATATAGGTGATCTATGGGCGCTGGCCAACGCATTTTGAAGTTAGTTAATAGTAAAACTTTAGATTATCTAAGCATCACTCGTATGCTTTAGGAACCAAATATTACCTGCCGCATTTGCACCCACAATAAATGTATTATTTACGCTAATATTGCGCAATTTTCCAGGAATCTGCTCCCAAGTGCGTCCGTTCCACGCAAAAATATCGTCCACGCGATTTACGCCAACCACTTTACTACCGTCGCCACTTACTGCAACACGCGTCAGTTGCCCAGGGACCGGCGTCCATCTTCCACCAAACTTTCTAAATATCCGTTGTTGACGGTCAACGATCCATACGTTATTTTTGTTTCCAACGGCCACTTGCGCAACGTTACGCCCAACAAGTTGCCATCCGCGACCGGTCTTTTCATCCATGTATAAATCGCCGTTATTAGTACTTGTATAAATTACTCCATCTGAGCCAATACTTGCCCAAGTACCAGCACCAGGATTGTTTTCCCATCCCCCATTTCTCCACTCAAATAAACTAAAACCGGTTCCCTTGTTTTCGACGCCAACATGTATTGCCAAGTTTCGGCTTTTGCCGTCAATTTGAAGTGCTCGACCAGGTATAGAACGCCATCCTGGGTCGCTACTACTTACACGCTCGGCAAACCACATTAGTCTTTGCCCATTAGCTGACCAAAGCGTATTATCATCGCCGACAGATATAGTTTCGGTCCAACCTGGGATTTGATTCCATTTACCTAATTTTGCGACCGCTACCCAGTTTGCAAGTTCCATCGGGCTATTGTGTGAACCGCTTGTAGAAGCTACGGAGCACCAACCATTTTGAGATTCATATCCAGTATTGCCCCAGACGCGTTTATGTGCATCTCCACAAGCTAACGGTCGCAACGCAGATGTGTTTAATCCTGCAAGTGTAGCATCGCATCCTGCTTTTGAGCTGCTCCATAAGCAATCGCGACCGTTATATGATGCGCATTCAATATCGCCCGTTTCATTACGGCGAACTGGCACGTTAATATTATCGGCACATTTCCAACAAGTACGACCTTTTTCTAAATAGAATTCACTTCCTGCACCAAGACAGTTTTTAAGAGCCATATCCTGAGTCCGCGAATCACGTGATTTCATATTATCATACAATTGTTTGAAACGTGCGTTTACCTGAGACCAGGAAAGGTTTGAAAGTTCACTTACAGCCGTTCGCTCATTAGGATAGGCAGCACCACCGGCCTGGCATCCTGCGGCTCTAAAAGCGCGTTGTAGGCATTCAGCACGGAACGGCCCACGAGAACCGGCAGTATAAATTTCACACGGGTTATAATTGGTTCCATCAATCAAATACTTTGCGGCAGCACGAATAGCTTCGCTGTCGGGTCGGCGCGAAGCAGCCGTAATAGCTTGAAACGCACGGTCGGCGGCGGCCGCGTCCGCACCACCCCGCCATAATACTTCTGGCACATTAATTCCATTTTCACGCAATGTTTTCATTGCGTCTGACATCATTGTCGGATTACTGCCGTTGCGAATCAAATTTACAAGCCCACCAGTATCAGTAAAATTGTTTTTTACGGCTAATTGTAATATACATTCTTTATTTAACAGGCCATTGAGCGGACAACCGGTTGTACGTTTGACATTTAGTCCGGCACATTCAGCACTGATGTTTGCACCATCATCTGGCCGTACGCAAATGTCTCCATCCATATGTGTTCCGCCCAACGCCGCACATTCAGCGGCCGTATAAAGCCGCTGCGAACCGTCGGGCGAAGGGCGACCGCCGATACCACACATTCTTACTAGCGTTATATCCTCGGGCTCAACACATTGCGACGGATCGCGAATGATTCCGCTGCCACAGGAACCTTCATCGCTATCAGGATATTTTAGAGCCCCCGATGATGTTATTGGTACACCGTGCCCTTTATCCGCACAAAAAGCACATTCATTACGTACATTTTCAAGGCCAATAAATTCACAACTTTTTATGACTTTACATTTTTTAATATCTTCTAACCGTTCAGCTTCAGTCCGACTCCAAATCCAAGTTCCACCCCGCGGCAAATTATCAGGAAGTGCTGGACCAATTGCAGAGCCAATCGCACCAATACTTGCAATTTCGGGATCTTCAAAGTACCACCATCCGCAACCAACTCTATCCGTTGGTTTTAGCGGTGGAAGGTCGCGGGGATGAACCGCGTTGCTACAAAACTTATTATCATCTTCCTTCCATCTATTTTCAGGGTCTTCCATAAAAAATCCCGATATGTCATGTATTTTATTAACTGGTAAGTCGTAATCAGGCTGGGCTGCAGCTTCATTTAAACCAGCCAGATTCAAACCGGGGTTTATAAGGATACCTTTGTCGGCTGTTTCCGTAAAATATACACGTTGTTTATCTGCGTAGGCTTTTTGCGTGGTTAAAAATGTATTAGTTGCGCCTTCAGGTTCCGTGACACTTTGATTACCCGTAGATCCTTGGTTTCCCGTAAGGCCTTGAGCACTAGTTGCACCTTCAGGACTAAAGCCTTCAACGTGTCGCGGCTTCAGGTAGATTGCTAAGAATACCACAACGCATAATGATAGCAATGCTAGCCAAATGGCCATCCTCTAATTATTTCAAACAATAACATTTTTTTGACCGCCGAACATTTCAGTTCGGTTCTTCTCACCAACGAACCCATTTGAAATCCACGCAATTTAGGGCTCAAATGTTCATTGGTCTAAAAATTGTTTGAAATCAAAAACTATTTACAAAATACCAGGTTTCACAAACCAACTTATATCGCCTCCATTACGGTTGTTGAACTGTACAATACGTATTTCATCACCAACTTTACCAAGATAATATCCAGACCGATAATTTGATTCAAAACTGTAGGTATTAGCTACACGATTAATACCAGGTACTACTTTCCACTCAGCGTCACGCTTTCCAGGACGGCCATTAAAGTCCAAATTTGCACCAACTGCATAAATCATAACTCGGAAATTCATATGCACTACATAATATCCTGGGAAGTTGACTGATTCAAAACTAATTCGACCAGGGGTACCTCCTATACCGACAGCAACTTTGAATGTAGCATCATTACGGAAAAGATATGAGCCATCGTTTCCGTGTGTCCACATTACAAAACCGGCGTGTCGTGCAAACAATGTCGGGACAGAAGACGGACTTAAACTTATGCGCGTGCCTGGCGTTAATAGTGGAGGTCGCGGACAGTCAAGCACTTTTGTAACAGTTTGTGCCGCCTTTTTAATACCGTAACATTGTTCAAGTGCCTTTTCGTGACTAGTTCGCATTGATGCACGTCCGCCGCTATAGTTAGCAGCAGAATGGACTGTATTATAAAAATCTTGAATAGCTTCAAGGCTTCCTTTAGCATTAGCGGTCATAACAGCCGCATAATTAACTTCTCCGCGTGCGTTTTTAGGAGCCAGCGTGCCGCTAGGTTGGCAAGTTTGGAACGGTTTCGCCGCAACCGCGGTTTCTGAACCTTCAGACGCACGAAGACCACTATAACGGTCTCTAATTGACACATATGTGTTTTTGAGCGATGATTTACGGCTAGTATCTTCGTTTCCGCGGTCGCGGTCATTGCCGGTGTTTTTCCATAAGTAATCCAAGCAATCCGCATCCAATCCGCCAACCTTTGGTGTTAGTATAAGTTCACCTGTTTCGCTTTCAACAATATCTTCGCACGGGCTCACAAGTTTAAAACCAAACAGTTTCATAGCCGCATCGTTGATATCTTCCATACTACTAGCTTTCGCATCAGGTGATTTTCTACCCCGTGTAGCAGTTTGGAAAAGTCCATCCAAATACTCACTAATTGCCTCAGCTGAACTAAATTTATTAAGTTGTTCTAGACCATCTCTTGAAAGCGTTCCCTTCCCAAGTATACCACCGGCTGCTAAATATAGCGTTTTCAAACAAGCATATCCATATTTACCTGGTTTTTGGTCAGGTTTCATACATGGCGATGCGCGTAACATTTCAAAAGTGCTACGTTCGGTTACAAGAGGATTAGATATTGCGGACTGCCGATCTTCAGTGTAAAAAGGCTGTAAAAATGTACCTGGGACTTTTACGTCTATGCGTAACACCTGTGGTGAGCCAACTGCCCAGAACCACTGATTATCCGGCTTAATTAGACTAGCAGCTTTCATTTTCCCAGGCTCAACAATAAGACTGCTTAATTTATCATTGAAATCAATGCTATCGAATTCACTTATATTGCGTTTTACATCAATCATTTTTCCACGGAAGCCTCCATTCTCATAAAGTTTTGCTGTTGCACCGTTTACTAGTGTAATAGAACTTGCTAGATCATTACGAAGACCTCCCAATTCTAAATCACCAACATCATAACTACCTGCGTAGAATTTATGTGACGAGCCACCAAAATCTTTATGTTCGTATAAAACAACATAACTATCGCGAGTTACAGACGAAGGACGTGGTGTTAAGATTACCTTGCTTGAACCAAATGTTCCGTATTTACGCATATTTGGTAGTACCGCATCAGCATCGCGTCCACTTCCATTCAAAGAAACAATGCTAGGTTCAAATTTCTGTACTATGCTTCCATCATTGCTTTCCCATTGAATTAGCACCGCGCGATAATTACCAGCACCATTGTATGGAGTGTAAGGTTTATCCATATTAATAACTACTTGTAGCGGCATACCTTCTTTCACATTTGGTATACCAATAACTATTTCAGTGCCACCAAGTCCGGCTGCGTATGATATGCGAGCACCATCTTTGAAAATCTGTATTACATTGCGTCCAGTACGCTCTGGTGTCAAAATGCGTAACGCAGCACCAAATACACGATTTTTAGGATCGTATACATATGTTGTTGGACTGACGCTTGGAACGGCGGCGCAAGATGCGGAATCTATACCCTTCATTTCTACTGTCTTTCCACCATCAAAACCACCGGTGGCACCAATTTCATTACAATTTTCACGCTTAACGGCCTTTTCACACGCCGCTCGGTCCACATAAAAGTAGCCGCGAGGACATTCGCCAACCGTTGGTTCATATTCGGCCGGGTTTGAAGTCCCACGTACCGCTAAATCAGCCATCTCTTTGTCTTCATTTAGAAGAAGCATACCACCAATATGTTTGCCGGGATTATCGGGGTCGATATAAGCAGTTCCTCCTTTAATACATACGCCGCATTGACTAAAATCGCCAGAGCCTAATTTAGAGCAAACATCGCGACCCCTTTGCTTTTCGCATTTTTCGGTATCAAAATAGACACGATTTGATTGTGCAATTTTCATTGTAGGTCCTCGAACTTCAATGCCTTGACCCGTAGGTGCCATGCCATCGGGTACAAGGTCGCTAGTCATACTTGCCGCTTTTAAATCTTGGTCACCTTCGGCAAGTGCAGCTGGGTCCCAAGACTGTAAGTAGTTCCCTTTTGTTACATCGTTTGTATCACTAAACTTGTTGTACAGCGAAACACCCCGTTCAATATATGCAGTACGTTCGGGAGTAACAGCACCTACGTCTACAAACGGATCCGCTGCCGCTTTTTGTGATAATGGAAGAACAATCGCTACGATTATTGCTAACACAAAAAGCGAAATCACAATAACTATGCCGTCTGGCATTCCTCTATTAAAAAGAAATGATTTATGTACCGTGGCTTTCCGAATTTAAGCAACGGCTTTGCCGTTGCTTAAACAGTGTCAGCCTACGTACAACCGATAGAAAACCGAAATTAAGCAACGCTAATGGCGTTGCTTAATTTCGGTTTTCTACGGTAAATCCCAAAAATATAACAATCATTTACACATTATCAGGACGAATATTGGAGGCTGAATCCATATCACGCGTGATTACACGAAGTACAAAATGAGTTTGACGACTCATATTAATAAGGCCCGCGCCGCTGTATGCAGTCGTATATCCATTAAGCCATTGACCTAGATTTTGTTCAGTTGTAGATGTCCCGCCAAAATACGAGGAACTACGATCAGTTGAACCATTTGTAGGGTCATTAAAGCGACTACGAATAATTATCAGATTACAGTATCCTACACTATTAGGATTTAATACAAGAGCACCACCTCCTTGACCTGGAGCGATGCCGGTTGCTACTACATAGTGTCCTTCATCACGGTTAATCCAATTTTCAAAGTCTATATCTGTTCCTTCGCCTGGATTCGTTCCATATGAACTACCAGTACGAGGTACGCTAAATCCCTGAATATTAATCAAGTCTCCTTCACTTACTGCGCTAAATAAAAAGTACTTTGTTGTCTTTAAAAAAATGTAAAATCCACCTGTATTTTGAGTATTTACAATATAGTTTGTGCTATCAGTATCTGCAAACTGATTAAGATAATCTGTAAAAGGCGCTGTATTCCACCCCAGTCCAATAGTTGAAATGAATTGTACATCAGATGCCTCGTTAAGTACTTCGCCGTTATGCCGTTCAATGCGGAAGGAAAGGCGTTGAAGTGTAGCAAGCGGTGTAGGAGTATAGACTTTTTGTGTTTTCAAAAACTTTGGAATCAACCCTGTATAACCCGATTTAGTGTTTGGGGCGTAAACGGTTCCATTATAAGCAGGAGTTACTGTTAAATCAGATGACCATGTTGTATCATATTGAACAATCGCAAAAGTGTTATCTTCTTCTGGTTTTGTGCTGAACCCGTTATTATTAAGTTCAGCAATACGAACACCTGCAAATGGCAGTGAGAAGACATTCACAACACGAGAGACATCAAGCGTATTCGATGCTGGAGCACGCACAAGAGCGGTTAGTGCTTCAATCGGCACAATGACTTTTACAAATTCTATGCGACTTATGTTACGGAATCGTTCTTGAACAGCTGGGTTGTATGGGAAACCAGTCCGTTTTGTGCCAGTATTAAAGTTTACACTAAAATTGTACCGATTTTCACTTGTATTACGAAGCCAATCGCGGTCCGATGAAGTAATAAAAATATTGTACTCCGTTTCAAGATATTTTACAACATCTTCCTGTGGAATAATGTAATCTTGAGGGCGAGGAGCAAGTAGTGGCGGGGGTAGTTCAGCCTGAGGCGGCGTTGGCTTGTTTGCGGTCGGTGCAGTTTCTTCACGGATTTCAAGGTGCGGCGGTGCGGCCAATGACGCGGAAGGCACTGAGGCGGGCCCACTTGCGACCGCCGGCGGAACAGCGGGTTGAATTCCCATTGCACGCATTTGCGTCTCGCGCTGCTTTTGAAGGCGCTGCATAAGCAGCACTGGATCTTCATTAGATTCCAACATATCTGAAGCGGTCCGGAAATCTGGAACAGCAGGCACTACTGCTGGTGGTGGAGCCCGTTCAGACATTAATCGTTCAAGATTGGTATTTGTATCTGCAAAAAGCCGACCATAGTCGTCCTCTACTTTTGGAAATGCTCCAACAGTTGTAATAGCGGAAGGAAGACCGGTAGCCATTTTCTTAAACCAGTCATCCATGGAGCGCGTAGATTCACGCAGCACCTCTTGCGTAAGCGTTCCAATGGGCTTCCCCGCCTGAATACGACTTACCTCCTCCATATAATGCCCTACAACCTTTTTGATACGTTCATCAGCTTTTTCAGGTAGTTTACCACCCGCAACTTTTGAGTATTTATCACGAAGAAACCCAACGATCTTTTGATAGTTGGGTCCATTCAAAAAAGCATTCGGGGCAGCTCTTGCACTCATCTCTCTAGTGTATATACGCAATTTACAACCTTAAATCCGCGCCCCGCACAGTAGTTTCAAGCCGCGTTCGATTGACTCGCGGCGTGGTTTTTCTTCTGCAAACAATATATCACGAAATGAATTCATTGTATCATCATCAATGACATGAGTGGCAATATCATAAAATGGGCGTCCATGTAATAAACATATAATAACAAAAAGACAATACATACCACATTCAGACCCCTTACGCTGATGGCGAATATCATTGTAGTAAATATTTTTTATACCTTGAGCGTGTAACCGTGATAGTAAATTATTTATTTCTTTTTCAGGTTTATATCCGTATGAATCAAAGTAATAAGCGGCGGAAGCATCAAGGTCAATAAATGCGCAAATCCAGTGCGAACCTGGTTCATCGTGTGGGTCCAAATTAAATACAATACCAATTTTAGTTTTTCCTTTTTCTCTCATAGTCGCCAAGTCTAATTTACAAAGTTCATCAACAACGCATCGCCCGAACGCTCCAGCGGGTGAATCAAAATCAATTGGAACGGGGCCAATAAATTCAAAGTTTGGATGTGCCGCTTCATACTGACTCATAACATCCTCGATATTAAAACTATCTAACCAAAGCGTTGGTTTACTATCCCATGATTTTGGTTTTTCTGGCCTGAAATATGCCAACATAGACTTTCGTGAATTTTCGGGTAGCGGTAGTTTTTTCACAAGACAATATTCATTATCGCATTTGTAAACTGAACGCATTTCTTCGCGCAGTGCCTTGTATAAATTTCTAACGTTTCCTGCACCACCGCTTTCACCACCGCTTCCAGCACGACGCGTTACACCACGTAGCGTAATTTTACGCCGGGGAAAGTGTTTATTCCATACTTTTACAAGTTCTTTTATAGTTGATGATGGTAAACAAGTTTCACCATTCCGGCGCTTTAACGCCGGTGAGCACTGAAAAGTAGTATCCATTTCTTAATTTTTATAGCGAAAAAATAGAGTGCTAGTATGGAATATAATGTCGAAATTAAAGACGTTTATTTTCGCCGATTTCTTGTTCCACTTGTTATTACATTATTAATTTTGGCGGGTGCGGCGTGTATAATTGCGGATGTGCCCGGTAGTAAAGTTGATTTTAATTCTTACGGCACCGTGTTTGGAGAGCAGGTATCACAACTTGGCGGAGCGTTTAAAAAATTACTGAAAGGTAGAAGATGAACTGGTCATACTATGTTGCGATTGCTATCTGCGTTATGCTAAGCATAACTGTTATAAGTCTTTATTCATCGCTAATACCAAAAGATAATGCACAAAATACAAAGATGTTGACCACAATTGCGGTATTTAGCTTCGCGGCCTCAATTGCCGCCTATGGTCTTGCACTATGGCATTTTAGCACAAATCCGCAGTACATGATTCAATTTATCTTAGCGGTTGTTATGCTTGTGCTTCTGCCTTCCGCACTTATTTCGGTTAGCATTAGCACCGTAACAATAAGTAACTTGCGAGATAATTTAGCCGCACAGCAACAGGTATAAAATATTACCGTAGCAAACCGAAATTAAGCAACGCCAACGGCGTTGCTTAATTTCGGTTTTCTAGTGGTTGTACGTAGGCTGACACTGTTTAAGCAACGGCAAAGCCGTTGCTTAAATTCGGAAAGCCACGGTAAGCAAAAAACAGATTGGCTTTAAGGCTATGTGTTTTTTTATATGTTAAGATGGAGCGGTTAGCAACACCTATGCTCATTATGGGCCCTAGTGGTTCAGGAAAACTAAGTCAAGCACGAGCTTGGATTGAAGAAGCATATAAAACAAAACTTGTGCTACCATTTGAAGTTCGCAATTTTACTGTAGGCGATGGCTATGAAGCAAAAGTCCTTGCCAGTCCTTATCATTTTGAAATAGATATTCCAAATTTGAGTATGCAGGATAAACAAATCATTGGTGAACTGCTTACTACTTTTTTTAGTAGTGGTGATGTATTTAATTCATTGCGAACCTCAACGCGAAAGTTAGTTATTCTTCGTCGTGCACATAGTCTAAGTGCACCAGCGGCATTACGTGTTCGTGCTGTTTTACAACAATATGTACTTCCTCCCGAAGCAGCGGGTATGCTGTGGATAACTGGAAGGGAAATGACAGGTCCATTGTCAATCTTAGAGGATGCTTTTGTAAAGCACCGTGTTCCACGTATGCCTTTTGACATTTGGTCGGCCCTAAAATTACCACCACCGCTCTTAACTTTGGATGCATATAATGCGTGTGAAGGACGTAAGGAACGAGCCGAGGAAATACTAAAGTTTTTCCCTGATGGCTATATTCCAGTTTGGCCGCGGCGAATTCAAGATTTTTACGATGAAGTAATTCAAACACTAATTAATATTGCAGCAGCCAAAAAAGCACCAAATCTTGATGTTATTTTATGGATTCGTGGTCGTATTTATCAGGCACTAAGTTTCTGTCAAACAGGACCTGAGATTATTGATAGTTGTGCGGCTGCTCTTACGCGTGCATCTTCACGTGTTGACGCAATAACTTTTTTTAAATCTATGAGTGCTTTGACACTTGTGGAGCCACATACATCGTATAGGACTCCACTTAGTCTTGAAGCAGGTATACTTATATTGTTTGAAACGCTTCGAAATAATAAATACCCACCCACAAATAATGGCACAGACTGCAGCGTGGAACCTGCTTCGGTCATCAGTATTATCCCAGCCGACGCCACATCAGCAGCCGCCGCCGCGCCATCTAAACAGCGACGAGCTCAGCCTCGTAAAAAAACAACAACGTGATGAAAGTTGGGATGAAGGTAAAATTTCAGAATTTACAGCTCATGAAAAAACGACCGCTCAAGCATATGACTTAACATACGGAGGAAAATTACTGTTTGTAACTCAGGATAGCAGTATAGGCCCCAGCATAGCAAAAATAACAAATGCACTTTTCAATTGGCTGGGTGCACCGGCAGGGTTTACGCTCATACTTTTTTGGCGCGATGACCCGCGAAATATATCGTCAGATGAATGGCCAAGTCGTGCAAGTGTCAATGGCGGATATACATATTCTGGTTCTAACACGATAATTGTTTATCGCCAGGAAGAATGGGACCGCGTTCTAATACACGAAGCCATACACGCGTTACGTTGGGATTGGGACGTCCCTCAATCCCCTTTGCCATGCTGGGGACTTGGGCCAGAAGCACAACTTATGCCACATTTGTTTGAAGCTTGGACCGAGTTATACGCCGAATGGCTTTGGTGCGGATGGCATAATAAATCTTGGGAAAAACAAATGGCGTGGGCACACGGTCAAGCATTACAAATTTTAGCAAGAGCTCCGCAACATTGGAAAGAAAATACAAATATTTTTGCATATTATATATTAAAAACCGCACTAGCTCCACATATAGGATTTCTTTGGACATTACAAAATGGTATGACAAACGATGAACGTATTTACGTACTATGTACACTTGTGGGGCCAATGCTATCAGTCATGCGACGTGATGCTACAAAGACACCTTTAAAAAGTATAAGTATGCGAATGACCGCCCCATAAAAGTTGACTTCAATTAACAATTTTGTTTGAAGTACAAAACAAAAAACAAAATGGGTATTCGTGGGTTGACTGGTTGGATAAAATGGGCAGCATGTGAAACTATAAGCAAGCCAGATTGGTCTACTTATAGTGGAAAAACTATTGGAATTGATATACTAGGTCAACTATACAAAATTAAAGCCGCAGGTAAATGTCCAATACTATATATGGCACAGTTTATAGCAGCATGTAAAAAAATAAATATTAATCCTGTCTTTGTGTTTGATGGAAAATCACCGGATGCAAAGCGTGCCGCATTGAAGCAACGAAGCACTTTACGCAGTGCCGGTCTTGAAGAACTTCGGCTTCTTGAAAGTAATGTTGTGCCTTATATAACAACGGAATATGAAAAAGTGGCAGTAGAAAATCGCCGTAAAGCCTTAGCAATTTATACAAGTTATCTGTCATCAGAAACACGAGATTTATGTAAGCAACTATGCTATGCCGCAGGAGTTATTTCCCTAAACGCAACCGGTGAAGCAGATGATGTTCTTGCTTACCTAACACGCAAAGGATGTTTTGCAGCGGTTATTAGTTGCGACCTTGATATGTTAGCACGTGGTGTTGAAAATCTATTTGTACCCACGATTGATGGTATGCCAGGTAGCACTGATGGTTGGATTAGTTATAATTTGAGTTCTATACTTAAAAAAGTCAACTTCAGTTATGACCAATTTGTAGAAATGGCAGTGCTGATGGGTTGTGATTATAACGTTGGAACACATAATCTACAGTATAAATCCGCATACTGGGCAATAAAGTATCGCGGTGACCTTTTAAAAACTCTAGATGTACTCGGGATTACTGATGAGATGCCTTATTATGATTCAATCAATAGACTCAAGGGTTTTTCTCAAACCGAAACGTTGCTTATGGGTGAAAAGCAGTGGAATAAATTAGCAATTGGTACTCCGCCAGTAGAGCACGAATCGTTAAACCTTTTCCGAATTAGTCAATTGAAAGATTTATCTGATGAAGAATTTGCTATGCTAACCGTGGCTTTACGAATTTAATTAAAGCCGTTGCTTAAACAGTATCAGCCTACGCACGACCACTAGAAAACCGAATCAAGCAATGCCGTTGGCGTTGCTTAATTTCGGTTTTCTACGATACCTTTCACAATTGCTAACGGAGCTGAAGTTCGCATGACCATCCAAAATGTGCCGATTGTAAGAAGTAAAAGAATAAGAAATAGTATGGCAGATAATAAAATATATGGAAAAATACGATTAATAATATGAGATACGATAGGATCTAAAATAGATTGAATTCTTGCTTGATTTTCTGGACTTCGAAATGCATTAAGGACCTTGTCACCTATATGTGATGCAAAATCGGCGGAAGCTTCAGCATAGCGGTCACGCTGTGGATTATCGGAAGACATAAACTTTCATTACGGAGTTTTTTTGTTTCGGTAAGGACAACGCATAAAATTAGAAAAGCAAACTAAACAAATGTTTGGCATCCCGGTACGCTCAAGCGATAGCAGCGGCACTATTGTTTATAAAGTTGAAATTAATACAACGCCTATTGGAGTCGAGTTGGAGTATGATAAAGGCGGATTAATCTACAATAAAGAAGCACAGCCCCGATTTCGTACTTTACAAAGTTTAGTCCTTTCCGAACTTGCAAAGGAAAAAGACCTTTTCAAAAACCCACCAAGCTTATCTTCATTAGAGGCTATAACTCCTAATTGGGGATTTGTACTTTCCGGCACAAAGCAAATTTTTAGTCCGTATGCTATACTTCAAACATCCCATTTGAGCGATGATAAATTGCCGTGTTTAGTGGATATACAACTTAAGGGACTTGAAATTTCCCGGTCTACAATACGCCCTGTTTTCAAACTTCATTATTTGGGGCCAGCAAAAGCAGAAATTGATTTTGAATGGCCACAATCAACAGTAGGCGATGATATGGTAATTGAGGTATCCGATGTTTCCGCATTTGATGCTGCACATACTAGTTCTATTATTACGTTAGCAGACCCGGCTTTGCGTCGAAAGGAACGCTCAGTATTAAAAGCAGAAATCCGTTCTGCTTTTATGGCGGCTGATAAGGCCCGAGATGAAGCAGAAGCAAAAGCACAAGCGTTTTATGAAAAATACAATGATGATCTTTCCGATGCAGAATCAACCTTTAGCGAATGGATGTCCACAGCGGATTCTGGAAGTGAATCTGACTAAAAAAATTACGCACATCGCAATTAGAGAAAACTATGGCTCAGCGCAACACAATCTTGGCCGTCCTAATCGCGGTAGTAGCTGTCGGCGTTGTTTATATGCTGGACCCTACACTATTTGGATTACTTGGTCGTTCTGAAGGCTTTGAAGTAGTACCTGGCAGCGGTGCCCCGTCTAGCACCGGCCAACCTGCAGGAGTGCCTGGCGATGCTCCTGGTAGCACAACGGCGATGCAGAATATGATGGCTCCCAGCGTAGCCGGTGGTCAAATGGGCGGTAATGTGACTTCGACAAATTCCCCTTCGACTCCTAATGTAATGCCTAATGATAGACGTGAGAAATTTGAAGATATGTATAACGGCATGTCTGAGGGTTCTATGGCGACGGAAGGCTTTGAGAATCTGAGCCCCGAGACGATGCCGTTCCCTGAAGGCAAACGCCCTGCTAACTGCTATCCTAAAAATCAGCTGGCGCCGCAAGAATTGCTGCCCAATGACCCCAACTCTAAGTGGGCCCAGGTGAACCCAATGGCAAGTGGTGATATTGCTGGTAAGAACTTTTTGAACGCCGGTGCGCTGATTGGCGTAAACACCGTTGGTCAGAGCCTGCGCAACGCCAACTGGGATATTCGTGCTGCACCACCGAATCCTCAGGTTGAAGTAAGCCCTTGGCTCCAGAGCACTATAAGCCCGGATCTTTCGAGACGGCCTTTGGATATCGCTTAAATAAATTACAATTTTTTTATTTTCATAAAAAAATTTTACTATATTACCTCTTAGGGCACATAGTAAAGTTTTGCTTTAAAAATTGATAACTAATAAATAATTGATAATCATAAATTATTCAAAATGCCACCAAGATTGACTATAGAAGAAGTAAAAGAAACAATTGAATTATCTGGTTGTAAACTTATTTCAAAGGAATATAACACAAATAAACTTCCATTAGAACTATTGTGTTCTTGTGGAAATAATAAATCATTTAAAATTCGCCTTGATGCTTTCAAAAAGGGCATTCGTTGTGCTGAATGTAGAGAAGAAAGAACGAAAGCAACAAACTTGGTGCGCCATGGTGTAGAATATGTTAGTCAGCGTGAAAACAAAAAACTATCATCTTGTTCTGGAATGCTTAAACACGTATTAGCAAAGAAACATACAATTGATAAACTTAAACCACTATTTGAGGCACAAGGATGTGAACTGTTAGAAGAGAATTATATTAATTCCAAGACACCAATGAAATTTAGATGTATTTGTGGCAAACTTGGTAAAATATCATACAGTCATTTTAAACAAGGCAAACGATGTAATTCAACAATCTGTATGAACACGCGAAAGAAGGAAACTAATATTAAGAACTATGGAGCACCTTGGTATACAGGGACAGATGCATATAATTCTAGTAAATTTAAAACTTGTATGGAAAAGTATGGTGTTCCAGATCCATTACAATCTGCCGAAGTTCAAGATAAGATAGAAAGATCTTCCTACCGATTCAAATCATTTATTCTTCCATCAGGAAATATTGTCAAACTACAAGGTTATGAACATTTAGCATTAAAAGAATTACTTTTAAAATATAACGAAAAGGAAATTCTTATTGGTCGAAAAGCACAACCAGTTATTTGGTGGACAGATACAGAAGGTAAAGATCATCGCTACTTTAGCGATTTCTATATTCCCCGTGAAAAGAAAGTAATTGAAGTAAAAAGCACATGGACTCTTGAAAAAGGGATAGAATGTCTCAAAATCCCTGCGATTCAAGCAGCAGTAGAAGGAGAAGGGTTCATATATTCAATTATGGTTTACGACTATAGTGGAAGACGTGTTGAAATTTAGACCGGTATCGTAGGTTTCCAAATTTAAGACCACCACTTTAGGGTGGTCTTCTTTAGGAATTCCTATATATGACTGATAGATTTCTAAAATTATGAACGCTTAATAGGCGGTCTTAATTTTAGAAATATAAGGTACTGTGGCTTTCCGAATTTAAGCAAAGGTAAAGCCGTTGCTTAAACAGTGTCAGCCTACGTACGACCGCTAGAAAACCGAATTTCGGTTTTCTACGGTATGTGGTTGCTTGGACTTAGTTAGCATATGTAAAACCTATATAAAACTAATTAATTGTTTGGTACGCAGCATTTTTAATTAGCACGACGTGTGTAACGATGCTTACGTGCTCCGCCGCGGCGAGTATTTCTACGAACACCGGCGCCCGCGGCAGCATCGCCCGCATCACCAGCACTATCAACTGAATCTAAATTATTTGATGGGCTATTCTCATTACTTTTGCTACTAGGCGATGGTGTAAATTCCTCGACATCATAGGCTTTCATAATATTGATAATTTCATCAAAAAAGGACATATCCACCGGTGCGGGAAGTTTAGCAGCGTCAAATTTGGGTTTCACCGTTTCAATATGAAGAAGTTCACTATCATATACACCAACAGATATTTTAGTTTTTATTTGTTTAATTACACTATCAAGAGTACTAACCTGCTTATTTACCGCCTCAAGACTTGATGGCACAAATCGATAATACGGATATTTTCCGTAAGGCATGCCATATTCTTGTCGTGCCGATATTTTTGCGCTTATATTTTCAGGTTTATCTTTTATGTAAATAATTATAATTTTGTAACCAGCTGCTATTAATGGTGCATACAGTTTATCAAATTTATCAATATTACTAAATACCGTTTCATATACAATATTTACATGTTTTTTGATTGCGGCAGCAATTGCTTCTTTATGAAGATCTAATAATGATGTAACAACTGTTCGCTCTGGTACCAATTTTACGATTAAATCACGAAATTTTTTGAACATTTTATAAATCTTCCGTGCAGCATCTAATACACTAATCCGTTCTAAACGCGATAACTTGAATGCCAATGCACGTAAAAGTTTTATTTTTGTTATTTCGCTATTGAAAAAATCCAATGCACCAACATTTGGACTCTTGGAACTATACCCCATTATTGATGCGTATTTACGTATATCCTTTGATTTGGGATAATCTTTGCCTAAGAATGTTCTAATAGCGTGTGAAAGGGCACTTGTTGCACGAAAAGGCACTAATGATTCAAGCAGTATATCTAAGTTTAGCGTTGCGTAGTTTTCATCACCAAAAAGACCTGATTCGACTAGTGCACGATGCCCCATTGATTTTCCCGCACCTGGCACACCTACTAAAAATACAAAATACGGATCTTCATCGGGTGTAGCTTTATCAATACCATAAAGTTTTGCTACCAAGTCGGGTAGTTCGGATGCTTTACTTCGTGCTCCAAGATTTTTAAGAGAACGCACAAACTGCGGCTCTACTTCTACTTCTACTTCTACTTCTCCTGCCATCCTCTATTTATGTATTATTAAAAAGCTACACATATTAGAGTATGGATAGCACCAATTCTAATGATTTTCAATGGATATTTATATTTGTAATAGTCGCAGTAGCTTGGTTTATTTTATACTACAAACAATCCAAGTATCCGCTTAGTTACGTCAAGTCAACAGTTGATGGGCAGCAGTATCTTGTAAGAAATCTTCCCGATAAGCAAGAAGCAGCGGATAGATTAGCACGTACGCGGGATAAACTGCTGCGACTTCGAAAATATCTCGAGCAGACCCATAAATCAACGCCCTTTGTGGCAAATATGCTGAAGAATTTTGACGCAGCACCTTCCAGATTTAGCGAATCCACGCCAGATGCACAATATACATCTTATAGTGTAAATAAAGGTGAAAAAATATATATGTGTTTGCGACAGCGTGATGCATCTGAGCAACTTGTAAATGAAAATGTGCTGACTTTTGTGGCATTACACGAGATGGCCCACACAGGCACGCAAAGCATCGGACATACACCGGAGTTTTGGAACCATTTTGCGTGGCTTATTAAACAAGCAGAACGTATAAATATTTATGAGTACACCGATTTTGCTGCGCATCCCGTTGAATATTGTGGTGTACACATCACGGATTCACCGACATATAAAGCAGGTGTAAAGGACGGAATCAAGGATGAACCGTAGGTTTCCAAATTAAAGACCACCCCTTTGGGGTGGTCTTTTTTGGAATTCCTAGGTATAACCGATAGATTTCTAAAATTAAGACCGCCTTATAGGCGGTCTTAATTTTAGAAATCTAAGGAAGCAGAAGTATAAAATAACCACGCTAAACAAGAGATGGAGTTGCTCAGTCCAACCCGGATAACTTCGCTAGAAGGCCAAACTATCCGTGTAATTATTCATAGGGATAAACGTCGCAGTGAGGAAATTACTATCCCAAATGTTTATCCTTTTGAAACTGTTTTTAATTTAAAGCAACGAATTGCACTTGCAAAAGCCGACAGCAAAAGTTATTTACCCAAATACTTGTTTGTAGCTCAGGATACTGGTGGAGCTAATTATGCTACGCTAGAATACTTTTGGCCATTTAGTAAAACCCTCAAAGATCCGTTTGATGTACCTGGTATCCCTGATCCGCGAATCTATGAGGACGGAAGCCGTAAAGGTGATGTTTTCCCAAATGTACTTTCAGGTATAACACTTGAAGCCGCACTCTTAAAAAGCAGCACGCAGATTATTCACGTGTGGTCATTAGAGGCTATAGCAAAATCTGTTGGAATTGAAGCGGGTACGATAGTTACTGACGAAATTTTTGAAGGATACTTTCAACTGTATTTTCCGCTATTGAAGACAAAAGAAGACTTACTTGAAATATTTAGCCCTCGTATTGCGGAGGATGAAGCAGCACTAGCAATCGCACGCGACTTTCGAAAAGCGGTAGACGAGCGGTGCACAAAGGTCGACGCAGGTTTACGTAGCACCGCGGATGCACCACCTATGCGCTTACGCGAGTTGCGTAACTTGCGTTATCTGCTTCCTAAAAAAGATGAAATCGAAGCCGTTAGTCTCGAGTTGCGATTTTATGAAATGAATCCAAATCCAGCAATTCCCTTTATTCGGTACTTTTCACGCAAAGATGTAAGTTTACCACTAATCAAGTTGGCACTTGGTCCAACGGGAACACCACTTATAAATAATCCAAAACTTCTTGATTTACTTATGGCGGATACTCCAGATACTGAAAAATCGGCAGTTATTTTATTAAAATCGCCAATTGACCATCCTCAAGCTCCCCTTGGTACAACGTGGAGCCTTTCTATTTTTGAAGACGGGACGGCCACGCTGCGGATTGGTGCACCGCGGAAAGATGCTCCGCTTACTCAAGCAGCTATTGAAGCTGCTTTTCTTTCACTACCGCCGTTTCTTGAAAACACACTTTGGGCTGAAGATGAGCCACGTACTCTTGTAGAACTTACTGCTGTTTATGATTTTAAAAGTAAACTTAGTGAAAAACCGACAAAAGGTGAATTACGTGCACGTTTAGATGCTTTTATACCTTTTTTTATTGAGGAGCCGCTACCCGAGAAAAGTAAAGCAACCATGATGTTACGGTATCGTGCCGTTAGCAACTTTGACGATGAAAATGACCCGATAATGAATCACTTGACAAATATTTATTTACGTGACAGCAAAGCTGCTACAACAGAGATTCCCGAAGAAGAATATATAAATACGCTAACACGTTATTTTGGGCTTCCTCAGGTTGAAGCGGCTAAAGCGGTTCAAACATGGATAAACTCTCGCCTTAGTTATATTTTAGCCGATAAAGAAACTGCTATTGCGAAACTTAATATGGGTACAGCAATTGGAGTAGGCACAAACAATCATCCAAACTACACTTTCTATATTTCAAATATTGAGTCGCTGAGGCATTTACAGCGTATTTTAGGTCTTCTTACCGTTTTTTCGTCAATGCCGTCATCGGCGTTGAAGGTTGCCGCTGAACCCGCGGTCGCTAAAAAAGCCGTGGCTGCGGTAGCAGCGGCCGCTGAAGCAACGCCAGAGCCCGAGGCATCACCTGAATCCGAAACTAGCATCGTCGGTGGACCAGTTGGATTACAGCAGTTTGACTTTGGCGACGACGACGACGACGTTGATCCGTTTACAGCTGTGCCGGCCGCCGCCGCCGAAGTAGCCGCGTCGCCAGATACGCCACCACCACCGCCGCCGCGTTTAGAAGTTGAGACTGAGGTTGAACTTCCTGATGTATTAAAAGCAGGCGAAAAATTAGGTACAGTTAGTCTTCTTGAAAATCTTAAAAAGGAAGATCCTGGTTTATTCACTATCAAGGGTGAAACCGGTGATATTTATAGTAAAAAATGTCAGAAAAATGCATTTAAGCAACCATTTGTATTGACGCCTGAAAATTACTTACGTGCACGAAATATTTATAGGGATACTGTATTTTGGGTCGAAGCACCGCTTGAAACAAAGGACCTTCAAGCAATCACATTAGCAAATAAAACGCCTGAGCAACGAAAAGTCTATGCACGGAAACCACTGCATATTAGTATTGATGAGGTGAAGGTTATGGAACGACGTGCTTTAGAACTTGGATTTCCATTGAAAAACGATGAATCCGTCGTGAACGACGGGAAAACACCCGCGACCGCACAAGAAAAAGCAATGATTGCTGAACTAATAGCTGCTCAGAAAACAAAACCGCTATGGACTGTTTTACGTGCAGGTAGTGTTCTAGACCGCCCAAATTACTATCTATGCGGCGAACTATGGTGTGTTCGTGATGAATTACCAATCATACCTGAAGAATACGAGGCACCGTTACTACGCAATGGAAGTGAAAAACCGGCCACACAAGGCTGTCCGTTTTGCGGCGGAGTGATTATTACTAATATGAAAACCCCGCGTCCTGGTGAAACCGTGTTTAAGCGTGGACCAAGCGGTAAAGGTTCGACAAAAGTCGCTCAGTACATTGGTTTGCCAAAGGAAATCTATCATCCTGAAGGCTATCCCGTGCCGTGCTGTTTTGTTGACCCAGATGATTTGGCAATTCCCGCAACGGCTGCACCGCTACCGCCGCCACATCCAGATATTCCTTTACCTGATATGCAACGCGGTGAAGAATCTGAATCCGTAAATAAAACGCCAGAAGCAGAAGCACCTGAGCCCCCGCCCGCTAAAGAAGCACCGGTGCCCCTAGTAGAACTTGATGAAAACGCATTGCGTCCGTTTGCACCACTGAAATTACGTGGCGGTTCTCAAAATATATGGTATATTCCAAATCAAAATGTTGTCGGTCGTATAGCCACGGAGTACTACAGCCTTGGACGCGGTGAAGTCGGCGTACCACCACCTAGCGTAAATAAAATTCTTGGACAAGACCCAGATATATTTTTGACCGCTAACAAGGGTGCATTAGGCGTAAGTATTAATTCATACCTCAAATCCCCTGGCAGTGCTTTTATACGTTATGGCCTGGGAAATACAGGATTACTAGGACTACTTTGTTTTGCTGAATATGCTAGTGCTGCGTTAAAAGTAGATGAAACAGCCATTAAAATCGCTGAACCAGAAGAAATGTATAGCAAATTGTTTGATGTTAAGGGTGCGATTTTTGCACGTGCATTTATACAGGCAAACTACGGAACATTATTACACGAGTTTGCGAACCCTTCCCGCGAAGTTGCGGATCTTGAATTTCAAACTTGGTGCGGCAAAATGAATATACCGTTAAGGTCAGATTTAGGTCAACGCCCTTACGCATTACAATTTTACAAAGCGTGGTTGACGTTTACTGATTATATGAAAGATGCTAAACAACCGAAAGATTTACGTCTTTTTGAAGGCTTGTTTGCAACACCAGGTCTTTTTACGCAATCAGGATTTGTTCTTGTTCGGATTGTTGTACCGAAAAATTCAAGCGACCATGCATCTATTTTATGTCCTGAGTTTGGTGCAAGTCTTCTTCAACAACAAACTAAACCACCACTTTTGTTTGTAATTCAAGATTCACAATCTGGGGCCTATGATCCATTAGTACTTTTTGATTCACCTGAAAAGGACTCAAAGCGCTTACTTGGTATGATTCAACCTGAGACATACGATTTTAGTCTTTTATCAACACCGTTGCGCGAGGCACTTTCCGCTTTTGTAGCACAGTATTACGGACCGTTTGAAGGTTGCGGCCGTACTTCTGAGCCAATAAATCCATGGATTCCTGAATTAGAGACTACGTTAGTGCCCCGCAGCAGTGCATTTTTGAGCCGCGTTGACGACCTTGGGCTTCGTAATGAAGGATTGTTACGCGACCGCAGCAATCGTCTTGTTGGATGTCTAGTGCGACAAAAGAAACCTGCTGGTAGTCCGTTATGTTTTATTCCTCTTATGGATGATGGTTCTATACATCCGTGGCACACAAGTCTTCAAGGTGAAGAAGCTCTTCCAAAACCACCCATGAAAGATTTATTAGAATTACTTATGGGTCGCCGTTATCCACCCGCCCCAGGCAAACCATCCAGCACTACCAACTTCCCTGGCTTGCTTCCAGTATCAATTGGACAAGATGGTACAAACTTTATTAGTATTGATTTGAAGTGCGGTGCAATTATACCGATTGAGCCTTTTTCCACAAAAAGTGCTATTGCTCACGAACGATTTGCACAACTTCAACGCGAAGGTAAGGTAACAAAAGAATACAGGGAAGATTTCCCTTGGGATACTGATATAATTTTACTGGGCCCTACTGCTGCTAACGCCCCATCTGTTAGTATTACTAGTGAGGAGCAACTTGAAGAAGCATATCAACATTTGCGAATTAGTTTTTCTCACTGGCTACACAGTACTGCTGTCGGTATTGAGACTGCACGACAAATAGAACTGCTGCGTAGAGCACGACGTCGACTTCCGCTTTGGGATTTGCGTAAGCGTATGGATGTTTTAGTTAATAGTGTAATTTTGAACTCAGAACGCCCGTGGATGACGGAAAGTGGCAGTCCTGTTAAGACACTGCTCCGCCGCGATTGCCTTCAAATTAAAAAAGAAGTACAATGTACAGGCGGCTGTACTTGGGCGGGCGATAGTGCACGTTGTTTGATACATACACCGGCAACGGAACGCTATGTCGACCCGATGCGCGTTTTGGCGGCACGACTTGTTGATGAGCTACTACGAACTTTCACTGCAGCGGACGAAGTATTAAAACAACGGGTTCCTTATTTGAAACCACTTCCAGCAACAGCCTTAATACGAAGCACCGATAGCTTATTGTTTGCAGCGGAAGGACGTGGAAGTAGTGTATTGTATGATAAACTTGGTTACAGTGGTCGAAAACCAACTGCTTACACAAAGGGATACGTATATCCTGAGGAAGTTGATATGACAGTCGATGGTATTGACCCGTATATGCCACCTATACCAGAATCCTGGACACGAAAATTAAGAGTTTCACAATTTGGTGCAGATATTGCACGAGACCAAAATGCACGTCGCGATGCTGCATTAGTAGCACTTTATAAAAAACCAATTGTTGAGTTGGAAAAGGCTATGGGAGATGTGCCGCTGGATGGCAGCCCTGCGAGTCTTGATAAATTAGCCATAGTCTTAGGTCTTGATATTCTTACAACAGCTTATGATCCTGAAACACGCGGCGTTAGTCTTGATAAATGGTATGGTGCTGGACGCCGCACACCACCTGAAGAAGCGAAATACGTTGTATTAGATTTATATGGCGTTCCGCTTGAACGGGTTGCTAAACCAGGAGTTTATAAATCACCAGAACATCGGCTGCCTAGTGCAATTCGCAAATGGTTAGACGACCATAGCCCTGAATAACACCCTGTAAAAATTGAGGTTAGTCAAACATTTTGACCTATTAATTCAAAATGTCTGAATCCTGTATTGTTTGCTTTGATACATTTAATAAATCAACGCGTGCACCAACGGAATGTCCGTACTGTAAAGTAAAGATTTGCCGTACTTGTCTTCAGACCTATTTATTGAACGATATTAACGATGTGCCACAATGCGTCAATCCTGAATGTGGAAACGGATGGGAACGCGACTTTCTAGATGCGGAGTTTACACGGTCGTTTCGTCTAACAACTTACAAAGAACACCGTGAGACTGTGTTAAAAGATCGAGAGCGTTCACGTCTTCCAGCTACGCAAGATGATGCTGCTGCGTATCGTAACGCCGTTGTGATGTTTGATACTTCTTCTCAGGAACTCAAACGACTTAATGCACAAATTGCGGAACTAACCGCACAGCAAACACTACTTGAACAACGGCGAAATCGTGCTAGACAAATTACTGATTCGTATGGCCGCCTTCGTATGGGTGAAGATGGACGGATTGCGCATGTAGCCGCTGGGCGAGCGCCACGCGCAGAAGCGGCCGCATTTGTAAAACCGTGTCCTGCACCTGATTGTAAGGGATTCTTAAGTACAGCTTGGAAATGCGGTCTATGTAATTTGTATAGTTGCCCTGAGTGTCATGAGTTGAAGGGCGAAACGCGTGATGCAGAGCATACTTGCGATGCTGATAAGGTAGCGACGGTGCGTCTGTTGGCACGCGATAGTCGCAACTGCCCAAAATGCGGTGTTACAATTACGAAGCTTGAGGGATGCGACCAAATGTGGTGTACCGCATGTAACACAGGATTTAGTTGGCGCACTGGTAAAATCGCGGAAGGCCCTATTCATAATCCGCACTACTTTGCGTGGCTGGCGGCACGAGGACAAGACCCACACGCGGCACCCGCTGTAGGTCGTGTAGGAAATTGCGAGGCCGATTTAGACAATTCGGTCGCACGAGCACTAATGCCAGAAAATCCTTATGCTTTGAATGCACGTTATGGCGGTTATTATGGTCGCCGCCGCGGATTTCCAAATACGGATACAAATTTCTTAATCGAAGCGTGGCGACTTATGCGCGAAGGACAAGATATGAATGCACGTGAGCCAGACTTGAACGAAAAATTCCGTGAATTGCGAGTCCGATTTATGACTAACGATTTGACTGAAGATGAGTGGAAAACTGCACTTCAACGCGCAGAAAAAGATGCTAACTTTATGCGAGCGGTGCGTCAAGTTCGCGACGTCTATGTCGGTGCTGTTCGCGATATTATTCGCCAGGTACTAAATCCTGACCACAATAAGGCAGAAATTCGCCGTCAAGTTCAAGAACTGATTGATTATTGTAACAATAGTTATCAGGAAGTTTCAAAGCGCTTTGGACGAAAAACAATACTAATCGATCTTAACCTTGTAAACCCACCGGCTTAGACCCGTGCTCATTTACTATCGGTCATACGTACCGTTGACTCTCAAAGTTAAGACCACCCCAAATGGGGTGGTCGTCATAAATTAAAAGTTAAGACCACAAGGGTGGTCTTAACTTTTAATTTTGACGGTAGGCTGACACTGTTTAAGCAACGGCTTTGCCCTTGCTTAAATTCGGAAAGCCACCGGCAAAACCATATAAAAAACCCACTTTTTGACTGCTTCGCAGTCAAAAGTGCCCGTTTTTGAATGTTCACCGGCTTAAATAAATCACTATTATCTTATAATTAAGTATGAAGTCAGGACTTTTATTATTTCATCAAGGATGGACCGATATTTTTAATTGCTTCGGCATGGTAACATATTATTCACGCATTTATGATAAGCTCTTTATTGTATGTCGTAGTGATTCAAAGCCACTTGTTGATTTTTATTGTAAACAGTATAAAAATATCAAAAATTATTATCTGCCAATGGAAATATGTCATATGATTCCATCATTAGATGATTATATTGGAATTTTTCAATTACCAGATAATATTGAATGCGTTGGAATTGGACAATATTCTGAATTTAGAACAGATACTATTAAACATCCACCTCTCACAAAATATTTCTGGTTAGACTTTTATAGACTTTTTAATATGGATCCTATTATTCGTCTGCGTAATTTTGAAATTACACGTGATAATGTGTTGGAAAATATTAAATATCAAAAACACGTTAATAAGGAGTGGAAAAACTATAGATTATATCACGATTGTGACTCGGCCAAAATTCCACGGGATTATAGTATGCCACTATTGGAACTTGGTAAATTAACGGATAATTTATTTTTTGATACTATCAAAATTCTTGAAAACGCATATGAAATGTATTTGATTGACTCAGTATGGGCTATGTTTACATATCTTCTTGATTATAAATATGGCTTATTTAACACAAAAAATATCAAAATTAAGGTTTTTGCAAAAAGAGGCTATAATGATATGTTTTTAGACCCTAAACTGCCTAACTGGGAAATTATTTAGTCTTCATCGACAAATAGTGCCTTGCCATCTGCGGCCGGTTCAGGTGTCTCATCGACCTTAGAAACATCCGTTGGCGAAAACATGGTCTCAGGCCCTGCGGTCAATGCCGCAAGTCGTGCCGCACGCACTTGAAACATTGCCTCTACTTCCTCATCCATCATATTTAGTTTTATAACGCGATAATGCTCAAAGTTAGGATGTAGGACTACAAGTGCCAACTCAGATACAACAACGCCATACAACTCCTGAAGAATTCGGCGGTAAATATTCAATTGAAGCGAATAGTGCCAATAGTTTGTATCTGGTAGATGCGATAGTGGCGGATACATTTTTTGCCACTTATTTTCAAAGTCCATGCTTTTTGCACGTTTCCAATCATAAATCGCAAGTGTGCCGTCAGGTTTCTTATAAACCATATCAATGGAACCGGCCAATTTGATATCTTCTTTAAAGACCAGCCATTCGGTGCGATAGGGCGTAAAGCCATGTGGCACTCTGTGCGTTCGCTCATAATCCAAGAAGTATTCCCACTCCTTGGAAGGATTTGCTTCATAATCATCGCCCGCTAAATTTCCAACAGGCTCTGCGTTATTATAGTGCTCAATATCCAAATGCATACGCGTCCCAGCCGTAGATGCTTCATCGCCATTTGCGTTCCATCCCGCCTTGATTTCTTCGGCCGTTTTGCCATAATATTTACTTTGAGGCCATTTAGGTGAACTCATCATTTTCGCAATCACCGCATCTGGATCAAAGTGCTCATAAAAAGTCCCAATAAAGGTCGTACAAGAAGTCCATCCGGTGCGGTCGCCATCAATAGCATAAGTATGGTCTTCTTCACGAAAAGCAATTCGCGCATCACGCGGATGTGCATTTTTCACTGCAAGACGCTGCCACGGCAACGCGCCATCTGTAATGGTCAAAGGCATAGTGATAAACTATTAGAAAGGGATTAATAACCGCAGTGACTCATTTTTTTTGAATGTGTAACCATGATTCACATTTTTTGCGGAACAGCCCATTAATTAATACGCAGTAAGATAGTATATGAGCACGGAACGACCCCCAACGCCGCTGCCACCCCCAACGCCCCCAACGCCATCTGCAACCGACCTAAGCGGACAAACACTAACTTATGCTGTATTACAAACCGTACCTACATCACCATTAACTGCCGTACCACCTATAAATTCCGTTCAAGCCCCAGCACCTATTAACCCAAAATCCCGCCATATTCCTGAAGCAAAGCACGCTGAAATCAATACACTAACTTTGTATGAATTTAAGGATGTTGATAAAATGATGAATGAAGACTATACATATCCTGAAACAAATAATTCAACCGTATGCGATATTATTGCGATGTATTTGAAGGGCCAAAAAATCTTATATACAGAAGCTAAAACAGTTTGTGAAGTACGCCTTCACTATCTTATGCTTCCTGCAATTCTTATAACCGCGGCCGCTGCTATTTTGAGTATGATACTTCGTGAACAACCGTTTGGTGCTACGGTAGTAGCAGTATTAAATAGCGTAAATACTTTTCTTCTTACACTTATTAATTATCTTAAGTTGGACGCTCGTGCGGAAGCACATCGTACCGCCGCATACAAATTTGATAAACTTCAGTCGTATATGGAATTCAGTAGCGGACGAATTTTGTTTGATATGGAAGCAAGTGAGCAGCTTACTGATATACTTAAAAAGGTTGAAAATGACGTTCGTGAAATCAAAGAAACAAATCAGTTTATACTGCCTGAAAAAATACGATTTACATATCCTAAATTATATAGCACAAATGTATTTGCGGAGGTAAAACGGATTCAAAATCAAGAAAATTTATGGATTGATAAAATGCGTAATATTTTGAATGATTTACAACGTTTGTCTGTTCAAACAAGTACTCAAGAAATTGAAAATACTAAGAAAGAGTTAGAAATAAAACGAGCCCAAGTCAATGAAACAATATTATTGATTAAGAATCAGTATTTAGGGATAGATAAGACATTTGAGGAAGAGCTTGAAAAATACCGTGGTTCTTATGCACGACGGTGCGACTGCTGCGGATGGTTGAAATCTTAGGGGCCGTTTTCCCGCAAATCGCGTAAGCGACGAATATCGTCGACAAGTTGGTTCAATAATTCAATTCCGTCGGCATCAAGCCTACCCGCATCAAACTCAAAGACAACTGCGTTACGAAACTCAATGCGTTGAAGTGGCGGGGGTGGTGGCGGTGGAGGTAGTAATTCCGCGTAGCGTGGCTTACACATAATACAGGCATTTTCAACGCGTTCCGCAGCACGAGTATCTATACATATACAGCATTTGTCAAGATTCAGTGCACAGCAATGACCGCAAGCACGTTCAATGGTATCACCATCTTTAAAGTATGTAAACACTTCTATGGAATTAATGCGTTCAGCTTCCAGTAGTTCAGATTCTTGCCGTGTGCCTTGGCTACTATGAATTGCACAATATGAATATGCTTCTTTACATCGACGTTTACAACGATCACCACTTGCGTTTCGTCCTAAGCAACGATACTTATATGGTCCGGACATTACTGCTATTTAAGGGTTCCTTGGAAATTCTGAGCACAAAATCTACGATATCAAATTTTTTGGAAAATCCATAAAATTTGATAGATTATGCCACATAGTTTTGTAAGTAGCAATGGCTTCACACGCATTAACGCCTGCTTTTAGGCGGGCAATTCCAACTGACCCACAATATACAAAACGTCTTGAAACCGAATTTGCACTTATTGAACATAATAAGTTCACACGCGTCTTTCTTCAAGTTCAGCGAATAATGGAACTTTGTTTGGAACTCAAAATCCCCCACATTATTCGTGGAAGTGCAGGCAGTAGTCTTGTATGCTTTCTTATGGGAATTAGTCACACAGACCCTATTAAATATAATATGGACTTATCACGGTTTATGAATTACGGTCGTACTGATTTACCGGATATTGATATTGATATTCCCTACAATCGTCGTGATGAGTTGTACGCCGCAATCGGTACTACGTGGCCAGGTGCGGTCGCACGAATCAGTAATCATGTCCTCTTCAAATACAAATCCGCACTTCAAGAGGCACTACGCGTGATTGCACCCAAAACAACTTACGCAAAAGGCAAAAGCGTGGAGGAACTTGTGCGAAATCCAGAAATAGCCGCAAAAGTCTACGAGCATTTAAACACCCTTGTTGGAACACTGCGAGCAGAGTCGCTACATTGCGGCGGTATTGTTATCTTTGATATTGAGGGTGCCGTGCCTGCGGATCTTATTCTTAAAGATAGTGGAATCTTACCGCAACTACGTCTTAATAAAGATGAAGTAGAAGAATCTGGATATATTAAGATCGACTTACTGAGCAGCCGCGGATTGGCCCAGCACGCAGATGCTGCGCATGGCCGCCACGTGCTTGATTATCCTGCGTCCGATGCGGCCACCGCCGCGCTTTTGGCGCGTGGCGATAACATTGGCATTACCTTTGCGGAATCGCGCGGAATGCGAAACATCTTAAAAAGTATGGCTCCAATGGGCGTGGAAGATATTTCTATTGCGTTGGCACTCATTCGGCCCGCGGCCGCTGCGGGAGGGCGCAAAGCAGCGTTCCTTGCGGGTTATCGCGCCGGTATCAAATGTAGTAATGACCTTGAGCGTCCTATTGTGTACGACGACGACGCGTTAGCACGGATTCGTGCGGTCTTAAACGCACGCGGTGCTCTTCCAACGGATAGCGCCGATAGTATGGCCGATTATTTCCGCAAGGGATTCGCAAAAGAACGCGTTGCGGATATACTACGATTTAGAGATTTATGTAGGCTCCACGGACTCCCTGAGCCGTTTATTAAACGTACGTTGGAAGACTTACAGCAACTGAAGCATTACAGTTTCTGTAAGTCGCACGCGCTGAGTTACGCACAACTTGTATGGGCACTGGCGTATGAAAAGGCACATAATCCGCACGCATTCTGGGTAGCGGCGCTTAACCACTGCCATAGCGATTATCGGCGCTGGGTTCACTGGCGCGAAGCGCGCACCGCGGGACTGAAACTTACGCGCGGTTTGCCGCCGTACCGCCTTGGCACAACCCGTGACGGCGTTCCTGCAATTTTACCGGCCAAAGGCGAGCAACTGGTTCTTATTAAGGATTCGACGCCGTCGCAAATTTACGAAGATATGCGGACGCGTGGATATTGGAATTGCGCCGAGTTTTATCCAGGTTGCTATAAACAGGTTCGGCCAGCGCCGCAACGCCGACTTCGGAAAAAAAAGGACGGCGTGCTTGGCTTAGAAGAAAAAGAATACTTGGTGGAGTTTACGGGCTTGGTTGCGTGCGGACGCGTTGTTTATTCGGAAGTGGACGGCGAAGAATGTGCACAAAGTAACGTTACGTTCCTCTGCGTCGGTTACGATAACGGAAAATACTTGGACTTGATTGTACACGGAAAAAAGGGATGGTTGCTTGGATTCTCTGCGGTTACTGGCACGGCGCGCACCAAAAATCCGGACCGCGATGACGGCCTGGAAGTTGTTAGTATCAAGGGTGTAAGTCTGAAAACTCTATGTCTTTGTTAGAAAAATATGGCATCCGGTGGTAATCTTATTACAGCAGTAATTGATGGCGACCTACCTCGCGTACAAGAATTAATCGCTTCCGGCGCTAATGTGAACGCGGCACGAAGCGATGGTGTGACACCGCTTTATATTGCATCGGCGTTTAAATTTCTTGAAATCATAAATGCCCTTATTGCCGCAGGTGCCGATATAAACAAGGCACGAACAAATGGAGCTACACCGCTTTACATAGCAATACAAAATGGTCATACTAAAGTAGTAAACATCTTAATCACAGCTGGCGCAAATGTAAATGTGGTATTGAATGATGGTTCGACGCCTCTGTTCCTTGCCGCTCAGAAAGGTCTTACGAAAGTATTAAAGACCCTACTTGCTGCTGGCGCTGATATAAATATGCTATCGTTGTTGAAAAAATCGGTCTTAGAGCACGCTCGTGAAGGAAGATTTAGTCCTGAAATAAATAGACTTATTATAACCGAAGAGTGCGTGGCGGAAGAAACGCGCGAGCCGCTTCCAGTCGGTCGGACACGTAACAACGTGCGACGCAACTGCGGCGCGCGCGTAGGAGGACGACGCAAGACGCGTAAGACGCGTAAGATACCGTTGCTTTCCGAATTTAAGCAACGGCTTTGCCGTTGCTTAAATATCGTCAGCCTACGTACAACCGAAAGAAAATCTAAATTAAGCAACGCCAACGGCGTTGCTTAATTTAGGTTTTCTCCGGTAATGAAGTCCCGTAAAGTATTAAAATACCGAAAATAAATTAATTATGTACCACATTTAGAAAAAAATGGATCTTTTTGCAGCAGCATCTTCGGGTAATTTACCTCGCGTTCAAGAATTAATCGCTTCCGGCGCTAATGTGAACGCGACGATAAACAGCGGTGTGCCCCCACTTTATATTGCGTCGCAGGAAGGTCATACTGAAATCGTAAATGCCTTGATCGCCGCTGGCGCTAATGTAAACGCGGCGTTGAACAGCGGTGCGACCCCGCTTTTTATTGCGTCGCAGGAAGGTCATACTGAAATCGTAAACGCCTTGATTGCCGCAGGCGCTAATGTGAACGCGGCGATGAACAGCGGTATGACCCCACTTTATATCGCGTCGCTGGAAGGTCATACTGAAATCGTAAACGCCTTGATCGCCGCCGGTGCGGATATAAATATGCCTGTTTACAGAGGAAAATCGGTCTTACAGCACGCTCGTAGGGGAAGATTCAGTCCTGAAATTAGTAACATATTATTTGAAGCGTGCGTGGCGGAAGAAACGCGCGAGCCGCTTCCAGCCGGTCGGACGCGAAACAACGTGCGACGCAACTGCGGCGCGCGCGTAGGAGGTCGACGGAAGACGCGTAAGACAAAAAAGTCGCGAAAAAGCCGCATTGTGCGCCGCCGGCGCTAAACCATAATAACAAACTTAAAAAATAACCACATAATCAAAGCGCCAAGTCCGATTAAGAAGAAACTGTATGAAATCCAAAAACACCGTGTATAATCACGCGACGTTTCAATGATTTGAACATCTTCTTCCGCAGGAAGTAGTTGTTCAAAAGTGCGCATAGTCTAACTTTAATTTATATTTTTTTACTTTAATACGTCAATCCAACGGCACGCATTAAGGCACGGCCGTACAAGTTATCACCACTAATGGTCTCTTCATCTACTTCACCGGCCAAATCACCAGATGCTGAGTATCCGTAGACAAGCCGCGCTTTTTGCGCACCAAGCGCGGCCAATATTGTTTGAAATTTAACATCGCCCTCAAACCGCTGACGTACGTAATCCACAATAATCGATTCGCGCTGTGCTTCCCACGCCTCATCAACGATTTTCTTAATTCCGACCGTCTTCAATGCCTTGGGCTTCATCGCGGCAAAGATGGCCTTCACCTCTTTCTCTGCTAATTCGGCTCGTGCATTATCGCTCACTTCAGCGCCAGCTGCCGCTTCTTCCGCAATAATCTCTTGATGAAGGTTTCCTTCAAGGCTAAACAACTGAGGACCAAGCTCAGGTTTCTTGGATGCAACTTGAATTTTAGCGGACGCAATAGCGGCTTCGAAGTTAGGATATAATATACTCGGATCCAAACGGTCTTTGAATCCAAACGGAGTTACTGTGCTAATGTAGCGACGCCAATCACTATCCTTAATACCCAATGATTTCAGTTCGCTTTTCTTTGCTTTTGCGGAGCGATGACTAAACACATAAATTGGTCCATCCGCGACTGTCAGTTCGCCACCGTTGGCTTCTGTCTCTGCACCAGCACCAGCGTTTGCTTCCGCTTCCTCAATATTTTCCGCTTCCAGCACTGGCGGTGGTGCTTCACGTATTTCTTCTACTACAACGGACGCAGGTGCTACTTCCGCTTCAGGTGCAACGCGGCGACGCCGCATTACAGGCATTACCGTCAGCCCAGCCGTACGTCGGCGGCGGAAGATAAACCAGCGATTCAAGAAACTGAATTTCTGAACAACGGGCAACATCGGATACGCTTTCCCAAGCGATGCGGCCATCGCGTGTGATTCGCTAAACATATTGGCACTATGATACAGCCCAAACTCACCAAGCTCATCGCCATTTAGCGGCTCAAAGCCAATTTCTTTCATACGCTCAACCAAGTAGGGGAAACTGACCAGGTACTCACGGTAGACTTCACCAATACTAATGAAGTTTACATCAATCGCACGACCTAATCCATCATCTGTAGGAGGTACAATGCCAGTCTTATCATCGTATTGTTTTGATATAGTCCAAATTTCCGTACCTGCGTCTACGCCGCGTTCTGTTCCACCAACTTCGTGGTCTTTCAGGAGAGAGGCTACTGCGTCGCCGTCAAAGCAGCAGCCTACAAACAAACCACCGACTTTCACAGTCCGTGCCACATTTGCCATAAATCCATCTAATGTAGCACGGTCCTTAAAGAAGTAGTGAAGAGAGAACATACACGCCGCCGAATCAAAGCCTAGTGCGGCGCGACCGGCAAGTCGTTGTGCAGCCGGCGGAGCCAACGCATCCTCCTCACCCCACAGTACGCGTAGCATTGCGCGGTCGGTCGGTGACATGCCTGCTGTTCCATCTGAATAGTTCAGCGACGAATCAGCTTGAATAAATATCATTGGCGGAATAGTTCCACGTGCACGAATAATCTTATTCAAATACCGACTGTATGCTCCACTTTTAGGATCAACAAGCCCCGATTCCGCAAGGTCGCATCCAAGAACCCAAGATGGCTCTTTATCTATCCATCGATTCAAATCGCCGGCTTGACCACACGACATATCAAGTAGAGCCATTCCCTTTTCCATCAGCGCACGCGTAAGCAACATTTGCTTAACGTAGTTGTTGTGGAAGTCGACCATGCTAGAAATCTTAGCCAAGTCTCGCTGCGGTGCACGGCGTTGATAGTACGCCAACGCAGACGCAGCACTACCCTCTACAACCAACGAATCATCAGTAACCGCACCCGTACAAATCATCTTTTCCGTTATAGGGTCGTGAATGCTTTGCCAAATATCATTAGCGTTACCATCGCTGTTTAAAGTTCCTGAAATCTCACCGCGACCAAATTTTTCCGTTTTGTCCCAGCGAACACGCAGCGGTTTCCAGCGCCATCCCGCGGGTGCGCGAACATCGTAGACCATTTCCACAATCGTGCGGTCGTTAATGGGATCGCCGGATTCTTCGCAGTAGATATTGTCATCAAAGGATGCCAGTAAATGTGCTTCTGGTGCGGCTCCAGCTGCATCCGTCGCACCGGCATTAATTGCTACGTAGCAAATCGCACCCATAGGGTCCGGTGGTTGCGGCGCAAATTCCACAGGCCGGTAGTTTGAACGCAGCTCAGAAGGCTTTGGATACGGTTTTTCCTGAAGCACCGTTTCACGAGGATTTTCAAGTGCAGGATGCGTCGCTGCGCCGACAAACAGTCGTAGCGTCTTTACGCGCACCATTTGGTTGCTATCCTCGCGCAACTTTGTCGTAATAAATTCCTTAGCAGTGGGCTTTCCATCCGTTCCGCGTTCTTTTTCAGTTACGACTAAGAAATCAACAGAATTCATAGATGCGGGTTTCCATTTGAATTGTTGCATCCAGCGTCCGCCGGTTTTCGGTAGCGGTGACGCATTTGGAGTAAAGATTAGACCATCTGTATGATATTCAGCATCACGCTTTACACGCTCCAAGACAGATGCAGCAACTGCAAAGATACCATTTGGCTCAGTAGATGGATCTTTCACCGTTTCAAAGATTTTCGCATAAATCGCAAATTTATGTGCTTCAGGTATTTTAGCAATTACATATGTTGCACCGTCCAAAGTTGCTACGGCTTCGTTTAACTCGCGGTGGCGAGACGGTGCGGCCTCGGCACCACCGACCGCACGAGTAATAAACGGGCGGCCGCATACATCCTCGCCACGGCGACCATACAATATGTCAAATGCGTAGTAGCGACTTACAGGATGATTTTCTTTATTGTTTGTTACCCATTCACCATCAAGAATTGCTCCATTCCATTCCGCAGTTTCAGCTTCTCCAAGTCGCCGTCCTGTATTATACACATTCAGGTTACGGTCAATCATATACAAGCGTCCATCACGAGCTACAATAAGAAAGCATCGCATACCATCCGCCTTGTCGGTAACATTGTAATCGCCAAATCGTATGTTAACAGTATCAGGTGATGCTTCAGTCGCCATATGTTCACGCAGAAGAGTAATCGGTTGAACACCGGGGAATCCGCTGCGTATACCTGTTTGAGCTGCCAATTGCTCGACAACCGATTTCTTAACACTATTGCGAATAAGTACATAAGAGTTTTGAATCCCACGAAGGACGGTTGTGATTCCGATAAGTAGCGACTTTTGTGAGCCACCGCGAAGTGATTCTACTTCCATCTCGTAGTGCATAGGTGATTTCATAATCTGAGTTGCGTTGAAGTTGACGCTAGTAACGTATCCACCACTTACATTCTTACGAGACTCACGAACTAACGATGCATCAAAGACAATCCCTTCGTGCGTTGAAGATCTAAACTGAAAGCGCTTGATGTAGCGGAAAGATTTTGGTAAAGAGCCCCACTTACTTAATGCGTCAACAACTTGATGGTTTGTACGGTCAAGCATTTGCTCACGGCGAATCTTAATGCGTACATCATAGTCTTTTAGATCTACTTCAGTAAGGCCTTCGGCAGTTGCCATTTTCTTTGTCTTTTTGATGACGTGAAACTTCTTGCCCGCTAGTGAATTATCACGGCAATAAGCACGGACTGCTGCATCGCCAACAATTGTAAAGCGAAGCCCGCCGGCGACCATAATATTGAGTTTTTCTTCCTGTGGAGTTTCCACAAGCCCAATGCCACGTAAATGTTTGATTACATTCAGGAAAGAAGTATAATCTAGAGACTTGAACGTTGCCTCTAACTCAGCATCGGTATCGTGCGTCCACGCATCCCAAAGTGCGTTAATAGAGGCGACTGTTGATGAATGTAATTCCAGGGACATCTTCTATTTAGGTTGAGAATTTTCAAATTCACTGATTTACCTTTCATTTTTTACAACTGTAGATTTCCTACTGTAGCTTTCCGAATTTAAGCAACGGCAAAGCCGTTACTTAAATTTGGAAAGCCACGGTAATCTCCAAATCCACTATTGAGGTTTTCTACTCAGTTTTCTACGGTAATTAAATTCGGAAGATCACGGCATGAGGTTAGACGTAGTCGAGTTTTAAACGCTGCAATGGCGGCAACCATGTCCGCTTTTTTACCACTTAGTGCTCTCATTCCTAATTTATTACTAACCGAAGTAAGCTCATCAAGAGTCAAGCCACTTAGACTATGAGTAACTGATGTAGGAGGTTGAAGTACCCAGTCTTGCCTTTCGACATAAGTTAGTAAATCTTCGGCATTATGTAAACCATTAATCTTATGTCCGTGTGTGTCAACAAAGTAGATTGGATAATCGACTGTTTTTCCATCATCATCTAAACTATCTGCAGCAGGATAAAGATGGGCAGTTTTCTTTTCATTGTTCATAATTACACAACGAATACGCTTTGCGCAACATATAAAGTCTAGAAATGCAGAAAGTAATTTATCTTCAGTTGCAAGGCACCAGATAAATCCTTTTTTAGCACGATCTAATTCTTTAAGGTCGCCGCCACTTGCACAACGTGGTTTAAGCATACTTTCTAATCCTACCTTTGTCCATCCTCGGCTACGGCCACATGCACTTTTATATAAGTCAGATAGTTGCGTTTCCAGTTTTTGTGCTGTATTAATCTCAATCGCTTTTTGACTAGCACGGGGTGCTCCAATATATAATGGCTCAACGACTTCAATGCCAAGACAAATTGGATCAATGCTTGTTTTTGATGTAGTTATTTTATTTTTTTGAATTTTTGGAGTATCTACAGTATAAGAAATACTATTGATTATTTCTTTTTTATTTTCTGGAATAGGTGGAACTGGTGGTAGTTCAACTAGTTCATCAGTTTCTAGCACTATAGGCGGGGCAGGTTTTGTCACAGAACTTAGTGGATAATGAATAACTTCAGATGATGTTAGAATACTAAGGCTGTGTAAGTTGATACCATTACAACTTTTTAGTAAACTTGCAACTTCAGTCCAAATCATCTTAAAATATTAACTGATACATAGTTTAAGTGTAAAACTATGTGCCAATTTTTTACCGTGGCTTAAATATTGTAAGCCTACGTACGATCGATAGAAATAGTACTATTTTTCAGTACCACACTTTATTGTTGAAGCCAAATTATTCATAATTTGTTCACGCTCTTCTAAATCACGACGATTAGATTGTGTGAATTGAAGGAATTTTACTAATGCATCAAATGCCGTTTGTTCCAACATACTAACATTGAAGAAAATGCCATTTGCGTTTTCTGAATATGTTACTTCATGTTTTTGTAAAATTCTTACAATCTCAATATATTCTGCTTTTGTAAGGTCCTTCAAACTATCTAAGAATTCACGTCGGCGGTCATACTCTTCGGGACTTAAGGTATTACCGGGATTAGACATATTTCTAAATATGTATCTTTAAACAAGACTATTATTACGCATACCGTGGCTTTCCGAATTTAAGCAACGGCGTTGCCGTTGCTTAAATGTCGTCAGCCTACGTAAGACCGATAGAAAACCTAAATTAAGCAACGCCAAAGGCGTTGCTTAATTTATGTTTTCGACGGTATCTTTAAATTGCCAATTTAAGACCACCCCTTTTGGTGGTTTTGGAATTTCTACTTGCCTTAGAAAACCATCTAAATATTTAATTAGTTGAAATAAAGCAAATGTATAATTTAGCTGTTGGTGCTCTTTTTAAAAACGAAGCACACGCATTACATGAATGGCTCAATCATTATTTAGCAAGAGGCGTAGAGCATTTTTTTCTTATCAATGACGGCAGCACAGATAATTTTATGACTATTCTTGAACCATATATAGATAAAATTAGTTTATTTAATGCTAATTTCTCAATGTATTTAGGTCGACAGCGAGATATGTACAATAAATATATTTTGCCAGAACTACAGCACTGTAAATGGCTGTTGCTTGTTGACCTTGATGAATTTATGTGGTCTCCACGCAATACAAATTTTGTAGAACTATTAAAATTATTTGAGCATGTTGCACAATTTCAAGTAAATCATACATTATTTGGGTCAAATGGTTATATAAAACAACCCGAATCTATAGTTGCTAGTTTTACTAAACGTGCATCAAATCAAGAAAAACATGGTGTTAATTTGAAATATTTTATTCAAGGAAAATATGAATTTAGTAGTTTGAATGTACACCACGCAACTTTTGTAAATCCTGAAGAAGAAGCTACTCTTTTTAAACAGTTTGGCTCAGATTGGTGGCAAAATAATCATTATTCGTGTCAATCACGTATGTTTTGGGATAACATAAAATGTACACGTGGGGATAGTGATAATTATCGGGTACGAAATCCTAATCAGTTTTCCGAAAGTGATTTTAATGATGTTGAAGATAATGGACTAAAAAATCAAAATATAAAATTGGGACTTATTAAAGATGATACCACGACGCCTGACTCGTAATAATCGTGGTCTCAATAAAAAAGCATTAAATGACATTCGCAGTACACCGCCACTACCTATGCGCCCAGCACGTACAAGAATAAATGCGGTAGACCCCAACGTATTAAGTATGTACGCAGAAATGTATGCTGCACCACCACTAGTGACTACGCCACGTAATGACGTGCCAGCGACTCCATATACATCCTTTTATCCAAATGCTCCATCTGAACCTGGTCCCGGTAGTTTAGCCTATAAGTTAAAAATGGAAGACCCGCGGCATGTAAGCTCAATTGAATCGCGTATAAAACGACGTAAATCCAGAAAAACTCGGCGTGCTAATCCCGCCCAAAGGCAATAATGATAGCACTATCCCATCCGTGGTCATTTACAATAATTCCCAGTGCACCTACAAGATTGCTAAACGATTGACTACTGATATCGAATTTATCTATTGCTTCTTTGAAGCGGTGGACAAATTCTGCCTTAGGCAGTTCAGTCCAACATAGGTCGTACATAAAACTTCGAACTGCATCATCGTAATGAGTGTATTTCCATTCCAGACGCCCGCCACCAATCGTCCGCCCCTCACAGTCAAAGAAAGAATAATTGTATGTAAACGTCATATTACTATCCGTAAAAATAAATACTGTATAAAGATATTTTCAATTTTTTCAGGCGGTTGTGGCAACTGCTTCTTCATCCTCAACAATTACACTAGGTGCGACTACTGTCGTCTTCTTAGTAGTCTTTTTCTTCTCGCGACGTGCAACCGGAGTGGGCATTATACGTGCCACAAGAATACCAACGCCCATAATGTACGGGTCGTTAACTTGGAAACGTGAGCGCTCAAGCCGGATAAGAATATTTTTACCCTCCTCAATACTATCAAATTCAACATTTCCGACGTGAAGGTCACGCGGAAGCAAGATACGAATAGCTTCATCAAAGTGAACATATGCACCCATCTTGTTTACCTTGATAACTACTGCTTCCATTTCTAGGCCTCCAACTGGATAGAAGACTTCGCATTTGACTTTACAATCATAAAGAAGATTACCGGTAAAACGGCCATTTTCAGCCACTCCCATACTTCGCGATAAAATAGCAACCGAGCCGGGTTTTACATAACCATTTGCGTTACATTTTCCCTCGTGCTTAGTCTTTAGTTTCTTTGTCAACATTTCACCAACTGATTCAGATGAAGTAATATTGCTCAGCTCCGAGGGCGTCAAGGCCACACGCTCATCCAAGTAGACGGTGTTGTACATATTCTACTTGATGTATAGATAGTTAAGAATCTATCAATTTTGACACAAACATATCCTTAGGTCATTTTTATAGCCTTTTTACCACTTGGCAAAGCACGACTGGCATCAACAAGACCCATAAACCAACGTTTATCCCCAATACGCTTTAAATCCATATAACGAAGCAAAAATTCAAGATACGGACATACTTGAAGCAAACTTAACTCGTGTAGGTGATGAAAGTCTTCAAAATCGCTTTCTTTACCATCGTATTTTAACTTCAACATTTTCTGAAGCGATTCCTTTTCCTTTTTAGAAGGTTTTGCGTCAGGGTTAATATCAAGTAAAAACTCACGTATATCATCGTCGGCTGCAAATGTTTCAAGGCCTTTCATAGCAGATAAAACACGCGGATGATGGTGTAATACATTACTGTCGTTATCGCATTCAGCACCCGTTAAACGCCCTTCCGCTGATGGCTTATGTACAGTTTTAAAAACAGTTATACCTTTTATAGTTGCCTGGAATCCAAAGACTTCGCCAGTATCATCAGTTTCACGATTTACTGGTGCTGGTAGTAACTTATACACATCGTCATCAAATGTGCTTGGGCATATTCCCAATGACTTTTTCTTATCCGCAGCTGATTTTTTGTACAAGCAATAATTCTTAATCTTAAGTTCTTTAGGGTCAAAAATCATATATCCGCGAATTTTGCCATTGTAAAGCTCAGCTGGTACATATAATCCTGCCCAAGTTTTTTCATCGCCGCTAAGCACATCAAAGCGTGAAACCCAATCGGCCAATACTGCGTTTCGTTCATCATAACTCCATACATTATCCATCCACCAACGTGCCGCAATCAACGGTGTTTCCTCCAATTCACCAAAATGGTGATATAGCCACCGCAAGCCATAAAATCGTTCTTTCTTGAATCCTGTTGGAGGTTCAATATACGCATCGGGCTCCGACATAATTCGCTCCACAATAGCCATCCAGTTTGTTAACGATGTTAATGCGTTAGCACGTAGTGTTGCATCGTCCTCGATAACTTTAGCTACAGGTGCAGCTGCGCCTTCGTCCTCTTCGCGTGGAATATCCGCATCTTCTTCTACTACAGGTACGCCACTTTGAAGTATAGTGCCGCGTAAGGGGCGAATGCTACGCGGCAACGGGCCATACGCGCGACCATAGCGTAATGCTAACGGAATAGCAGTATCGGTAACCTTATCCGGTTGAAATACAATATAACCATTTTGTAGTATCAATGTTCCATAAATACCCGTTTTATGTTTGATTCGGACATTTCCAAGCATAGCACGCAACCCAATTATTGCCATTGAGCGTGGTAAATCTTCAAATGTAGAATCCAAAATTTTCTCAAGTGGTTCTGCTACAACTCCATCCTCACTAAATAATTTAGTTAAAATGCTTTGTTTTTCAGCAAAAACTCGCCGAAAATCGGATTCACGGTATGTACTCTTATTGCTGCCGATATTTTCACGTTTTAGCCTACGGCCAGTACACATATATTCACATTTATCCATAAAATCACAAAAACTGGTAAACGGTTTATCCGCTAATTCATATTCTTCAGATACTTTTCCTTGTGCATCGCGAATCTTACGTGTCCCAAGGTCCTCTAATAATATAGCGGAGCGATTTAACATACAGTCCCAGGCATTTATTTTCATAAGTCGCGATACCATACCAATCGGCTGTGCTTTTCGCACGGCTAATCGATAAGCATATAAATCGGCGGTTTCATAATCTGGCACTGTTACAGCGTGTAAATAAATTAAGCAGTTTCGCTCTTCCAAAGGTAGTGCCGCGTGGGAACAAAATCGTACACCACGACCTTCAATCTGCTCAATTCGATTTAAGTGATACCATGGGTCCATAATGTGAAGTTCTCGAATACATTTAAGGTCAAGGCCTTCACTAGCGACCTGAGAGCCAATAATCGCTTTCACCTTGGAGCCGGTAGCGGCCTCCACCCCAGTTTTGAAAGTCGTAGCATAAGAAAGTAATCCCTTAAAATTAGGCGATATATCCTTGTCAGAAGTCAAGAGCACATAATAATACTTTGGACGCTGTGTACGAATATCACGAATCAAAAGCGGTGCCGGTGTACCATCCGCTAAAACACGGCACCATCCGGCAAGTTCCAGCGCGATTGCTAATGGCAAGGCGCCCGCACGTACATAGCGTGAGAAAACAAAACTTATTCCACGTGCTTTTGTAATACTTTCAACGATTGCGGCAATCTTAGGTGCGTGTGATACAAGGCCATCATCCGCAAAAATAGATTCTATTGGCTCTTCTCCGACATATTCAAAAGCCGCTGGGCCGCTTGGTCCTTCATCGGCACCGCCGCGTTCGCCGCGACGTTTTTTCCGTTTAACTTCCTTTGACGGATCCTTAAAATAGTTATTCCATCCTTCACTACCAAATGTGCCATCGGGATAAATAATGTTTGCTATCTGCATTGTTTGATCCAAAATCATATCACTAATGCCAACTGCACCAGTGCGGTCTTCTTTTGCTTTTGCGTGTTCAGAAAGATAGTGTACAAGTGTTTCACCAACTTTGCTATCGCTTGGATCAGCATAGTGTGTTATAAGTGGTAGATTACTCATAATTTCAATATCCATTGACGTCATTACTACAGTCCCTTCGCTGCGTTTAATGCTACGTTCAGGATAAGCACTCATGAAATCGGCACCGGCTGAACTATCGGGCGTTAATCGAAGTGGAAAAGTATTTGGATTCTCACCACGCATGTAGGAAACGTAGCGACGGAAATATTTCGCAAGAGTCTTTTCAGCCCCCTCAAGAAGACGTCCATCACGGTCAAAAATTTCCTCGCGACGTAACATTTTAGCCGCATCTTTACTATCATTCAGAATCAAGAGATTCATTAAAAATAATATTTCAGGTGCTGTATCGTACATAGGAGTTGCAGTCATTAACATAAGTCGCAATCCTTCGCAAACTGCCAATATACGCTGTAAAATAGGCGTTAGTTTTTTTCCCTCCGCCGCATCTCCACTGGCCGTTGGGTCTACATCGTCCGCAATTTCACCGGCCTCAACATCGCGTAAATTATGCGCTTCATCTACGATTACAAGATGGTCGCTAAATCGTGCTATCAAATCCGCATTTATAAAATCGTCGCGCACGGCTGAATCTAAATCCGGGCTAATTTTTGCCATTTCAGCAAGAATCATATTGGCGAAAGCACCATAACCCATAATCTTATAACGACGACGTATAAGTTTGTTTACTTCGCGTTCTATTTCTTCTAAATCTTCACTAGCTGCTACGCCTGCTAATCGTAGATATGTCATTCCCGTACATTGCGGCGATATCCACCGTTCACCAGTGATTTCAAAGGTTTTTTCATCTACCCGCTGAAGCTTTGAAATATCAAAAATTGTCTTTTTGAAACCTTCGCTAATCGCAGGCGGTGCTAAAATATAAACACGATTGTGAGGCATAATTTCTAAAAAGGTCTCCGCTACGGTTATAGCCGAGCAAGTCTTACCTACGCCAACACCGTGATTGAGCAATAATCCATTGTAGGGAGTACTAGGATGTAAAAAACGCGATACAAGACGCTGAACAGCGGTCGTTTCAAAAGTCTGCCGACTTTTACTACAGGTGTCTTCACTTACAGCCGATGAAGCAAGGGATGCAAATTCCGCTTTCTTATAAAGGCGTGCCGCAAAATCCGGGTCATCAATATCAGGATAAAGCCCATATGACTCATCGCGGTCTTTCATCCAAGTTAGCGGGTCTGTGCCTTTGCGTAACATTTGCTTCACAAGTGCATCACGATATTTATATGAAGTATCGTTAGGTAATTCATCAGTCCAATAAGATATTAAACGGTCAGCTTCCCAATCTTTAAAATATCGTGATTTTCCAATGACTTCACTTATTACTTTTGGTGGCCGAGCCATACTCTATTTTAAATCACTATATTAATGCCTTTGAGTCAAACTCAACTACTGCGCATATTCCACTCAAGTGCACGATTTAATCGTAATTCCAAGTCACCGCCTAATATTCGATTTTCTACATTTTGTAAAACAGTCCGTTTTTCGGGATTTGTAGTGCGAATTTTTTCATATGCTTCCGCAAAAGGCAACCAACTTATATCTCCTATTTCGCGACTCATAACGCGGTTTGATGGCTGTAGTGCAGCAACACTACTTGAGAAGCAACTTCCTACATAATAAATCTGTTTATAGCGTATACCATTGCTTCCTGTATATTCTTCGACTTGTGTTGGTTCATCTTCAACAATATGAAGTATATTTTCGTGTAAACCAGTCTCCTCGTTAAATTCACGAAGTGCACAGGCAAGTGGAGATTCACGAACAGCACGACGGCCTTTCGGGAATCCCCATTCAGGCTCACTCCATATTGTAGTTGCGTGCTGAATATATTGTAAAAGTAGTCGCCCATGTACGTCACCTGTATTTTTAATCGCATTAAACATTCGTCGTGCAACTTCATATTCATTTCTGTATTGTCGTGTATTTTGACTATTCCATAATAATTCCCATAAATCATCAAAATTTCCACTTAATAAACGGCGTCGTTCATCGACTGTCATTCCGTTTATAAGCAATGTTATGTAATCTGGTTCTGTTAGTTTATATTTACCACGCATAAATTCAACATAACATATGCTATCGCGTCGACGCACTAATAAATAATGAGCAACGCCGTCTATAAATTTAATTGCTATGATTCCATATGACATTACCGGAGCAAGGCAGTCCCGGAATGTATGACCTATATATCCGCAGTTTGCGCACTCCATTAACAATCCTTCATAAGCATAGCGAATATGTTTTAGCCCATTACGCCGCACTGCGGCTTTGCGGTTTAATATAAGGTATCAAGAATTAGTAAGATGACCAGTGCTAAAACACATTTTCCACCACTTGGTATGAGTCCTGCTGTATGGGGCCCAATATTTTGGGCTACTATGCATATTGTTAGTCTTGGATATCCAAATAAGCCATCAACGGAAGACAAAGCCGGTGCGGCCGCTTTTTATAATTCCCTTGCATCAGTAATTCCTTGTGCAATCTGTAAAAGTCATTATCGTGCGGTTTTGAAAGCAACGCCAGTTGAGGAAGCACTAAATAGCCGCCATGATTTAATCCATTGGGTTTTTGACATTCATAATAAGGTGAATGTACAACTAGGTAAACCTATTATCACATTTCAAGAATACATTAATCATATGCAGTTACTGGCCGCTACATCACATACAAAACTTCCCACGCCTATGTTCAATATATCTAACATAGCAACATTTGCTGCAATATTTGGCATTCTAGGATTCGGTTACTATTTAATGCGCAGCAGCAGTAAGTAAATCGCCACCTAGATTAAGAATGGTTAAAAAAATAGTAGCAAAAGCAGTAGCAAGTGACGAAGAGTTTGCGAAACATGAAGGTACGTGGTTTGATGAAGATGCAATAGATACTGTAGTGCGTGAAGATGCAGATGTATACGGCGTTGAACCCGATGGCAGTGAGCATCTAATCGGCAAGTTCCGCAAGGGTGTACTTAACAAGGATGTAGTACAAAAAGGTTGGGATGGATTCCGCTTACTTGCGATTCCAAGCCGCAATCGTGCTGCCGCCGCTGGTCCAATTGACCTTAAAGGTAAATACTGGTCAAAACGAAAGCCAACCGAAGTGAGCAAATGGAGTGCTCGCTATATACAAAACGGAAAAGTCAGTAAAATGCGGGTCAATAACGTAGTGGCCTCCGGTGTGCTTGGATACTACGAATCAACGGCTTTTCTTGATGCGGCGTGTCGTATGACGGGATACACACGCAAAGGACTGAAGAATTTTCTTCATGGCATCCCATTTTTAGAAGCTATTGATGCACAGTTCAAAAAATTAGTTCCACACGCTCACGCAAAACAACTAGCCGCTGTGCGAAAACACAAAGCCTATCAAATTGCCGATACGGCTTTTAGCACACTTACTGTAAATCTTAACTTTCGGACTGCGTTACACAAGGATGCGGGCGATTTTAAGGAAGGTTTTGGAAATTTGTCGGTCATAGAGTGGGGAAAATATCACGGAGGCATCACTATGTTTCCACGCTTTAAAGTCGGCTTTGATGTACGTACAGGTGATTTTTTAGCAATGGACGTACACGAATGGCATACCAATTCGAAAATTTATACGACGCCTGAAGATGAAAAATATAATAATGAACTGCCAGATATTCGTACGCGCGACCCTGAAACAGGTGTTGTAGGTGCAGATAAAAAATATCAACGGCTTACATTTGTATGCTATTTTCGCGAAAAACTTGCAAACTGTAGCGAGGAAAAGACCCGTGAGTATTATAAACGCGAGGGATTTGACGAGGATGAAGAGGTGCGTAAAGCTCGACGTGCAAGCATAGCATCACTTCCTATACCTGGCTTCACAGGCACGATTGATGATGCTAAAGATGCTATTACGCATACATCCGTTGGTTCAGCAATACGATTAGCAGCAACGCGAAAAGCTAAAGCCCATGGACGCTCAAAGACTGAACGCACGTCGTCAAAACGCGGTGGCGGATTATTTTCTGATTTTTTCTGACCTTTTTCAATTTATAAAATCCTTGCCAGGATTCTATAAATGCGTTATTTGTTCATCCGTACACACAGCTCGACACATTGGACAGCGTGCGTCGTGTGCTAGTGCACGAAAAATGGCTTGTGAAAACGCGTGAGCACACGGCGTCCAGTACGCAGTTTCATTAGTTAGTGGCTCAAAGGTTATTGGGCAAATAGCAGTAGCTGATAAACTACGCGGCCTTACGCGTTGTGGCGGTGGCGGTGGCGGTGGCAGTGCTGGTGATGATCTCATACTTGTTTGAACTACAGGATTTTGAAAAGGTAAGTTATAACTACTTCGTATTGTATGCGACCAAGGTAGCCTATAATCAGGAAATAAAGTATAAACAGGATAAATATCTTCTTGTTCCCAAAAACTTACATTATAAGGTATGCGTGTTAATGATGCGTACATTACGCTATTTTGGTAGATACGACCTTCCGCGTTTAACCGCAAATGGTCGTCACAAAGAAGTTCAATATGATTATTGTCCACCCCAAAAATATATGGATCGTCTTCCAAAGTCGCCTGCGGACGAACCCACGCTGAAAATGGCGAACGTACTGAACGAATCCATACAACTGTCCGCGTTAAACCATTTACACATTGTTGGATGCGTAAGATTTCAAAAAGTCCAATCATATTTTGCAGCTGTGCAACTATTCCAACATAGTTTCTTCCAGGATTAGAAGGGGTGAGCCTGATAGCCATCCTGCTAATTATGCGGTAGATTTTTCATTTTCCCATTCGCGTAGTGCCAATATTGCGTCATCAGGTCTATAACTCATCCAGCCTAGTGTAACCTGAGCAAAGCGACTGTTCCAATGATACGGGAATAATGGTATTAATGAGTAAAACTGTGGCCGACGACCATTGATTGCCCAGCGATAAATAAGTACATACGGAATAACTATTAAGAAAAATAGTGCACCGTAAACAGCATATAATAATCTGAAAGCCCAGTTCTTATATAAATTCAGATTTGTCGAAAGCGAGGCACCAAGCAACATTCCCGTAATAAGTAAAAAAATCAACAAGTAACCACTGACATGTTTTAATATATCTTTGAGCAGTCGGCTCAAACTAAAAGTATTTTGCGTCTTTTCGTGGTCAACAGTCTTTTCATTTACAATTGATTCTATATCTCCAAAAGTATTTCCACTTGCCAAAGTTTCATATTTGGCATCATATTCACGGCTTTTACTATCATAAGTATCTGGAGTTTCATATGGATTTTTTTTCAACCATGCCAGTGCTTCATCACAAATAGTAACACCTGCTGTTAACGACGGCGGAACAGTAATTTTTTTACTTTTTAATTGATCAATAGCCGCATTATATTCCGCCTTTGCGTCACTATACTTTTTAAAAAACGCAGCACGTATTTTAATTGAATCATTTAAATGCTCAAAATTCTGACTTTCTTTATTACTTTTGAGTGCTAGTATGGCATCTTCCGTCATAAGTGGTGACGCCTGAATAGTTGAAATTCGTGCTTTAAGAAATTTTTTAGCTAGTTCGACATCTTCCGGCAAATAACTGCGTATTTTACGTTCATTTGTGTATTCGTCAAGTAGCCCATTAAGTCGGTCAAGTTCTTCAGAACGTGCTGCACGGTTTGTAGCGCGAATTTCACTTTGAACTTTAAGTGTATCGGGGCTAGGTGTTGTCAAATTAGCAAACATACTTCTATTTATCGACGATTACTTATTTTGTATGTGAAGCCGCAAGAGGTTTCGTTGTAGCGCCGCCTTTCGCAACTAAGCCAAGTGGAAGTGGAGAAGCCGGTACAAGTTCGCATCCAGGTCGGCTGCTAAAAAGTCGTTCGGGGCTACACGCATCGGGCTGTGGGACCTTTACGCACCAACGGCCTGTTACATCTTCCCCTACAAAACACCAGTTTTCACCAAAGCCCGCGTTTTCATTACGCCAATCACGTGGTGTTTTTTCAGGGGTTAATTGATTTTGATAAAACATATATGCAAGCACAAGGAGTAATAGTATACCCGCTACTAGAATCCAGACCCCCAAACTATTTGTTGTCGAACCTGTGGAGTTTATTCCGCTTCCGCTATTACTCAATAAAGCATTTCCTACGTTGTTCATTTTCCTAGTTTAGGTGCGTGTTATTAGTCACGCCGTTATTCCACGCCCCCGATTAGGGAACTATGCCGGGCGGCTTACTAGCACTTGTTTGTTACGGTAATGAAAATGTTATTCTCAACGGTAATCCAGAAGTTACCTGGTTCTATAAATCATTTATGAGACATACCCATTTTGCGCAAGAGCCTGTTCAAGTTCCACTTGATGGACCAGGTCTTTTACAAATGGACGCGCCAATCATACTAAAGGCAAAAATACCACGGCAGGGTGATTTGTTAAGTGATTTAGTACTTCGTGTAACTTTACCGGATGTATTTAGCAAAATCTATTTTGAAGATACATTAGATGCTTCAGGAAATCCTGTGCTAAGCCGTGCGTATGAATTTCAATGGGTGCGTCTTGTAGGAGTTCGATTAATTGATACGATAACGCTCACTATCGGTGGAACTCAAGTACAGCAGTTTAATAGCGATTGGATTGCAGCACGCGCTGTTCTTGACCTAAGCAACTCTCAATACGCAAAATGGCGTTATATGGTCGGTGATGTACCTGAACTTTTTGATCCAGCATCAGGTATTTATGCCGATACTACCGCAATGATGGCAGGACAATCCGCAACACCGCTATATCCAAATGTAATGGGTTGGCGCGGAACAACTAATCCTAGCAATCCTACGCCGATTCAAAACAACGCACCGTCTATTCCAGGGCGAATTTTGCGCATACCACTCGGCCTTTGGTTTAGCGATTATATTGCTAACTCGCTACCACTTGTCGGACTTCAATATCACGACGTTGAAATCCAAATCGTAATGCGTCCCATTCGCGATTTATATACCGTGTTAGACCCTAGCGGAAACCGCGTACGCCCAGGTTTTAAAGTATCACCTTATATTCCTAGCGACCAGTACTATCAGATTTGGAATCCTACACTATATGGCCCGTTACCTAACACACTAAATAACTTATATATATCTGATACTGATCCACAGGAAAATATGCGGTATTTTTTGACGGATATTAGCGGTGCTGTACCAAGTAATGACGGATGGCCACTTAACGCAACGCTTGAAGCCACATATACATTTGTGCGAGAACAGGAGCAACTTGTATTCAGCCAAAAAACGCTACGTTATAATGTACGTCAAATGACCAATTTTGCGTTTTATGGCATTAAATCGCGTGCAACATACCGATTAGATGTTCATAATGTAAGTACGCGAATTGTAAGCTTCCTACGACGTAGCGACGCAATAAGTGGACGCAATGCTTGGACAAATCTTACAAATTGGATGTATCCATTGCTGACCCAACGTCCGTTTGTAACCCCCGCGGTTACAACGCCAGCGGCTAGCGGAGGAATGCCATTTATTGTTGGAAATGGAAGCGGCGGAACATTAGCAATAGGTCGCAGCGGTCTAAATATACCTGGAACACAACGTCAAATTATGTTGAGTATGTTTATTACAGCAAACGGTCAGCCGCTATTCAATCAGCAAGACGCAGCATACTTTTCGGAATATGTATCCTATAGATATTTACAAGGTTATGGCGCACCCTATGGCGATTACGGTTTAGCAACGCAATCGGAAATGTGGCCGCTTAATACGTACAGTTTTGCGCTTGATGGAAGTAGTATTGAACAACCAAAAGGAACGCTAAATACAAGTCGCATTGACCGACTAGAATTAGATATAGATGTAGCACCCATACCTGTAGGTGCAAACTACACGTATGAACTACAAACCTTTGTTGAACAAATCAACTTCTTGGAGATTACAAGCGGTATGGGTGGTTTGAAATTTGCTAAGTGATAACTTTTACTGTGGCTTTCCGAATTTAATTAAAGCCGTTGCTTAAATATTGTCAGCCTAAGTACGACCGATAGAAATCCGAAATTAAGCAACGCTTAATTTCAGATTTTTATGAACGCCCATCCACAATTAATAACGCGTCACCCACCAATCGTCGTGGAAATACGGTGGCACTTCCGCAAAGGATGGTGATACAATTTTCTTTGAAGGGCCTTCGCGATAAAGAGAGTCAATTTGTGAGTAATTCAAAGCGAATGCGTAGTATTTCAACCGCGATACCATACCCTTCATAGGTCCCTCAACGCGATAGTTCGCATTAATCTTATCTGTTGGGAACGCAGGGAACTTTGTAGGATACATAATATAGACATTACCATAGTTTAACTTTGGCACTGTATCAAATTGGTGTCGCACAGTGACGTTACCATTTACGTATACATCCAAGTATTTGCCTTTCAGGATAATTACAAGATGGAACCACTTTCCAACAGGAACGTTAGGAATCTCCACGTAATTGTCCCACTTTGTGGCTGAGTTCATGTAAAGTCGCAGCGTATTTTTAGAGCCCTCTACAAATAATCCTGGGGCAAGTAGCGGATATGGGTCCTTTCCGCCTTTGTGCATAATGTGCTTCAAAGCAGTTACATCGGAGCGCTGACCAGCACCACAGGAATCGGCGGTATAGCCTTCAAATGTTTCAGGGTTGATATATAAATACATACTGTAGGAAAATTCCATTCCATTTTGTTCATTCATTGAGTTGTAAATAAGATTGGGTGCACCAGGTTGCTGTACAACAACCTGACGCGTTGGCGTTGTATCATCAAAAAGCACCGTGGATGTGCGGTTAAATTTCTTAATTCCATCTACAACCGTTTCCAAGATAGTAATAAGACTTACTAAAACTAGTAATGAAACTGTTAGTAGTAAAAGTTGGGATACAATGCCGCGACCCAGTAAAAAATTCATAGCGGATCCTACTAGTGTTTTGCCAGCATTACCGGCGTTATTTTGAACAACTGCGTTCATAATTGCGAACCTCTAATTAGTCAGTGTAAATAATTAGAGTTTTTGTAATAATTTAGAATGCTACACTTTTTGTTGCGCCACCCGCACCAGCATAGTTGATTCTGATACCAAGTTTATCCGCAAGAAATCCAATAAACCCAGCGGCACCCCGTGGGCCTGCTTGGTAAATAGAGTAGATACGGTCCGGGGTCAAAGGATAGGCAAAGAATTGAATACCGCTTATCTTGCCACCGTAGCCACCCTTTTGACCAATAGCAATCGCCTGCTTTCCGCTTGTTGGTGCGATCGGAAGTGATGGCAGTACACAAGAACGGGCTAGCTTACCATCGTAATATACATCAACAATACGTCCATTTACACAAATGGTAACATTTATCCATCGCTGTAACTCAATATCGGAAAGGTCGCACATTGGCGATTCGATAGTGGGACCAAACATAGCACCACGCTCGCCGCCGGAAAGAAGGGTATTGAAATTGCTGAAATTTGTATAGTCAATTCCTTGTCCTGCAGATTCTGTACGCACACGAATCATCATCTTAGACTCATTTGGATACAAAATGGTTGTAAGCAGTGCGTTTTGCGGAGAAGCAGAATCAACAATCTGTAGTACAGACTTAGCCAAACCAGCACGGTAATCCCATGAGCTGATATACATCCAGAAACTTATAGTGTACTCGCCACCCGTTTTCACACGCACAGCGGGGCTATCGGGTAGTGGGAAACTCTGGGGATTGTTTGCGTCCGTCTCAGAATTCAGGACATCAATATCCAAATCAGACTTTGCGATGAAAAATCTGTAAAGGTAGTACAAAGCAACGAAGAATGCTACTAAATAGACAATATTCATCACTGTACCACGATTGTTTTGTAGGTAAGCACGAGTTTGCTCCATCTCTACCGTAGTCTGTTAAATTAAGTGTTCAAAGTTTATGCAAATTCATAATCAACATATTGAAGTGGTCCTATGTCATATTTAAATCCACAAAAACCAATTTTACAAAGATTAGTTTTAAAATAATCTAGTATTTCTGACAGTTTTACATCACTTTCGGGAATATATGGTTTGCCGCGAAGGTCAATGTTCCGTTTGTAATTTAAAAGCACTTCAGAACCAGTAAGACGACGCGGCCAAGCCTGGAAAAGACCAGCTTGTCCACTAAAATCCGGAATGGTTTCTAATATAAGCCCAACTGGTGCCAAGACTGGAACGTTTTCCATTAGTGCGGACTTTAACAATACTCCATTCAGGTATACATCAACGCTACGACCTTCCACGCTAAATGTTAATTGATTCCATCGTGCGACCAAAAAGTTATCAATAATTACATTGATTGGTGTATCTTTCTTAGTTACTGCACGATCCGTTAACGGCTGTAGGGTAAGTAATGCTTTTTGGTGAATAGGATCAGCAGTGATTGTTCCAACACCTAGTATATAAACAAGCGGTTTGAATCGGAATTCACCGGAGGGACCGCCTATTGGAATACGCTCAGCATTAGTATCATCCATATACAAAAACATACTAAATGTAAAGTTGTTACCCATTGAACTGTTTAATTGCGATGAATCTAATAGTGTTTCTTGTGAGCTATCGCTAGACGTATTTGTAACACCCTTTAAATTATAAGGGCCTAATACAGTAACTTCGTACGACTTTTTACGGAAATAGAAGTATAATAGTACTCCAATTAATAATAATACACCCGTAACTATAAGTATAATTAATGGTGTAGTCAGTGTCAATCCACCTCCATTTTTGGTTGCAACATTATACCGGTTAGTATTCATACTGTTCAAAAGGTCCATCTTACTTTTGACGCATATTAATTAGTAGGGCAAGAAGATAATGAATTCCCAAACGTTATACTAGGACTACTAGTACCACCATTAATTTTCATTTTTGTAACACTATCCGGCGTACCATCACATACGGGTCTAATATTGGCAAATACCGGTGGTACTAGGCAAAGTGCACCTATAGAATCCGCAGATAGCGGACGTTTCCAGATATACAGGTTTTGAATCATTGCTTGTGCGGCAGCGGAACCAGAAAGACCGTACCATACATCTTCAACACTTCGTGGACGACCGGATAGCACCTTGCTTACTTCCAAACGACAGTTCAAGTAAATTTCAAGTAATCGTTCATTTATGATAAGTTGAATACGGAATGGGATATCCATTGGAATATCTTTAATTCGGACGGATTCGCGATAACTATCTCCGCCACGTTCCGTATCAATAAATATTATTAAATCATTGATATTTGGATCCAAAAATATACCGGGATTCATCCGTTTTGGTAATCCAAACGGCGGTAACGGGCCGCTGCCATTTGCGGCGGCACAACTGGCCCTCATTATTGCACCACCGATTGTGGATTGTGCCAATTCATCGGAGCCGCGATGAACTATATGTCGCCACGGTCCACCCGTTCCCTTAAAATTTCGTGTATTTTGAAGTACAATATCAAAACTAATTGAATATAATGTGTTTAAAAATTCTGGAATACTCTTTTCTGGAACTGTTAAATTAGTAAAAAGTGCTGAGGGTTTCCAAAACAAATGTGCATCGCTAGTCACTACCATACGTTTTGGCCGCGGGTCTAACCACGATAGGTCAATCTTCTTACCCATAAGCATAAGAACAATAACAAAGATGACTAATACTATTAAACCTACATAGACAAGTGTCATAAGATTGAACCCAGCACCACTCGGCACGTAATTTCGGGTTGTAAGATTTCCCATATTTGGCAGCACCGACCCTAAATTCTTAAACAACTCTGCCATATTTGATTAGGCGTGGGAATAAAACTCACGCATATCTGCTTTTCTTATGAAATTGCGTAGTTTAAGGCCTGTTTTACGCATTATTGGCGATGGTGTATCACGCAATTTATGTTTACTAAATGTATTTTCAGAATGACAAATTACTAACATTACTTTTGATGGGTCCAATTGTGCCAATGGCGTTTTATAATTATTTGTAAAACTAATTTCTTCTGCATACTTTACTGTTGGGTCGCAATAATGTGTAACTGCATATTTTTTAGTAAATGCCATTGTACCAAATGTTGCGTGATTCATTGTAAACGGTCCTGTTTCCCAAATACTTCCATCATCGCTATAAAATAAATGATTTCGCGTGCTTCCTACAATTTCTACTTTCTTGCCAAGGAGTACATGTACAGCATGTGCCACCCGTTCAGGCGGATAGTAATCATCATCATCCATATTTACAAGAACGGTCCCACGTGCGGCGGCATGAAGCCGATTGCGTTTTTCACCAATATTTAGTTTTTCTTCACTTCGAATGTACACAAGATTAAATTCGTTCGTAAAGGGCTCCAATAAATCGCGAACACAATCACTCCCATCATCAAGTACGACCCACTCCATTCGCTCACGCGGATAAGTTTGTGCACGAATACATTCAATTAGCCAAGGTAGAAATCGTCGACGATTGTAAGTAGGTGTAAGAATGCTTACGGGCGGATGCGTTGATGATTTTACTAATCCATTTGGCCAAGATAGGCTCATTTTAATTCTCTAATGCGTGATATATTTAGATAACCATCTAAAAGCCATAGTCAAATTGTATGTAGTCCAAAATGTCTCTTTTATCGCGACGGCGATTATGGTCCTTTTTTGAAGCATTATACAGTCAAGAACTAAAAGAGGACTCGCCGCGTAGCCCAACACCATCTTGGATTAAGACGCCACTGCTGCCGCATCAACAAGCGTGTTTTGCAGCTGCTATCAACCTAGAAGAAGCAAAAACGCACGGAATTGATGTCACACCAGTTCAGGGCGAACCCAATGGAGGACGATTATATACAAGTCACGGAATCTTAGCAGATACTGTTGGAAGTGGAAAATCGCTAATAGCATTGAGTCTTGTACGTGTTCCACCACCGCCGGCGACATATACCGAATTTAGTCTTAGAAATGGATCCGCACTAGGTGATGGCCGCGATACGGGGCTTTTACGGCAGCGAAATCAATTAGTTCAAAACATTACAGGTTTAACGCTACGACCTGTGAACGCGTGCCTTTTTATTATTCCACACCCATTGATGAGTCAATGGGAATCTTATGTACAAAATGACACTATGCTAAACGCACGTTTTATAAAGAAAAAGCAAGATGCTTGTGCCGAAGATTTCATGACAATGCTCGATAGATTCGACGCAGTATTTGTAAGTAACACAATGTATGCTACACTTCGTGTGGCACACCCTGTTCATACCATTATGTGGAAACGCGTTTTTGTTGACGAAGCTGATTCAATTACTCTTACAAATACAGCAGATGAAATTAATGGTCTTTTTTACTGGTTTATTAGTGCAAGTTGGATGAATCTTATTTTTGGCAGCGGTACATATTTTAATATGGCATCTGCTTACAGTCCATTACCAGAAACTCCTGAAGCAATTGTAGCACGTGTAAATGCATTAATGGCTGGACCAACATTTCTTTCGCTTCCAGGGACGCGTCACAATAATTTACCACGACGTATGTGCGGATATATGACGCGCGATGGAGTATATGGAATGGCACCTGTAAATTTTCAATCTGCCCGTCTTATAGTTCATGCTTCACCGCAATTTATCAAAACAAGTTTTACACCGCCGCGAATCATTAACGACACAATAATGTGTTTGACTCCACACAATATTCGTGTATTAAATGATCATATATCGCCAGAAATGCTGGAACGTCTGAACGCCGGTGATATTCAAGGCGCTTTAGAAATGTTGGGGATGACAACGCATTCTGATACTAGTGTGATTAAGGCTGTTACCGAAAATTTGGAAAAGGATTTAGATAATGCAAAGAAAACATATGATTATAAGCAATCTATTGAGTATAGTACACCGGCATTGAAAGCAAAGGCATTGGAAGCGTGTACTCAAAAAATAGCAAGCATTGAATCACGTATTAGTGCAATTCAAGAACGAATATCAAAAGCTAATGCACAAACTTGCCCTATTTGTTATAACGATATTAGTGGTGCGGCTGTAGTGCCGTGTTGTCAACAAGTCTTCTGCTTTAGTTGCTTGTGTCAAAGCCTTCAACGCGCAGCCTCTTGTCCGCTATGTCGCACTCGTATTGAAAATATTAAAGATGTACACGTACTGCGCGCGACTGGAATGCCTGAAAATAGTGTTATACTTACACCTGATATGCCTAAACCGGAATTATTGACAAAACGGGATACATTACTCAAATTTGTAAATGAGCACAAAGATGCTCGCATTTTGATGTTTAGTAGTTATGATGCTTCGTTTGGTGCGTTAGAAGACCTTCTCCGTCGCACTGATATAAGTTTTGCGACGCTAAGCGGCTCTCAAGCACGTATAAATAAATTACTGAAGGATTTTAAAGAAGGAAAATATACGCTCCTTTTCTTAAACGCACGAAATATGGGAGCAGGTCTTAATATTGATTGTGCTACGCACGTTATACTTTACCATAAAATGAACGCTGAACTACAAAATCAGATTGTTGGAAGGGCAGTTCGTCTTGGTAGGTCTGCAGATTTAACAGTAGTACATTTGCTACACGAAAACGAAGCACTAGGGCGAATAAGCCATGTGTAAAAAATGAACATACTTAAGCCCGACAAAAGCAATAAGTATAAATGTTTACCGCATTTGAATATTATTTACTGCTATCTTGGTGTTATCCATGTCTTGCCTATCCGCTTCATATTTATCTTAACAAAAAACGAATCAATACTAAAATCTTTAGCATTGAAGACGTTTCTTCATATGTTAAATTACAAATAAATACCATTCGTCAAAGAGCACCTACATATGTTGGTGCACCACACGCGCTTTTTCCAGTAGGCGGTGGAATTACTTCAGAATATAAAACTGTATATACCGCATTCCAAAGTAAATCAGGAGTTTATTGGAACTATGATTATGCAAAGTTTGGCACCTCACCAGAAATATCAAACTTGACTTATGTAAGTAATGAAACCGCTTTATCAAAAATTATTCCACAAAATGAGCACGGGCGTTTTCCGTGCGTATTTCCTATGAAAATTATTCAATCAAATTTACCAAATGTACGTCTTTATCTTCATCAGGAAACTGCGTTAGTAGCATCTAATGCGAAGACTCTACTAGCTCAAGCCCTGTTTAAAACACGACCATTGGGTACAATGGCCATTCCAGGAATAGCATTGGGGCTTTTTCTTGGGTCTTATGCGTTGTATGCATCAAATAAATACGCTTTCCCAAGACTCTATAAAAATGACCCGCATCCTACAAACATCCTTAAGAAAATTCTAAACACGTAGCAAAGGATGCCTTCTGAAGACCCAGTCGTGAAGGTAGATAAATCTGGTAAATTTCCTGTGTATACAGTGCGAAAAATCCTTAGTGATGAGGAAACAAATGCGCTTAAAGGCAAGTTTCTTGAAGAAAAGCATTTTCAACTAGTTCTACAAGAAAGTGCGGATGTTATTGATGAAGCAGGAAACTATATAATACGGTTCCGTAAAGATGTACTGCCAAAAGATCATATTGACGCAACGTATGATGCACTAAAAGAGATTATGAAAAAGACTACAACGGATCGTGGCACCGCAAGCGGTTCTGAAAAAGGACTTGGCACCGGTCAGAAAAAACCGGTTATGTCCAATATTATTGGATATTTTGATAAATGGTCGATTAGTCAAAAATCTACTTTTAAACGTAGCGGAATAAAGGCACCCGGCCCGTGCCGCCTTTGTGCCTTTAACGCAAAGTATCCTGAAAAATGGAAAAAGGTGACTCCGCTTATCCAAGAAATCGATGCGCAGTATCGTGCGTTATGCCCTAAAGAGTATGCTGACCAACTCAAGGCGGCTAAGACTACGCCGTATCATATTAAGGGCACGGCTTTCAGCACTGTAACTACAAATCTAAACTTCCGAACGGCTGCACATACAGACAGCGGCGATTGGCCAGCCGGTTTTGGCAATCTGGTTGTAATCGAAAAGGGTTCGCCTTATACGGGAAATTACACCGGCTTCCCGCAGTATGGTTGCGCGGTCGATTGCCGTAGCGGAGATTTTGTCGCTATGGACGTTCATCAAGTCCACGGAAATAGCCCGATGAAACCGAGCGATGAAACATCTCAGCGTCTTTCGCTTGTATCTTATCTTCGCGAGGGCATTGTAAATAAGTGTAAGGGCGTTAAGATGTATGATGCGGAGGATTTGGAACGACGGTTGACGGCCTGGAAAGCAAAGCAAACGCGAAAAGTTAAAAAGGACCTAGATTAAGAATGTCCTCGCCAAAGTTTTATAAATATGGAACACTTTATTCAGCGTTGGTCGTTAACGGCGATCGCTCAATAGAATATATTATGATAAATACTTTTTTGACTCTTGAAGGTGCTAGACCTGCTTGTATTGTAAGATTAACTAATGAATCTTATGCGGTTTTCAAAGAAGTTTTTGATGAAAAATATTTAGGAATAGCACCATATAATGATTCATCTAAAATTAATGGTTCCATTAAAGACAAAAATTATTTAATTTTTAGCCCATTTACACACTATAGTCTTATTGGCGATTTACTAAAAATTATTAGACGTGGTGCGAGTCATAAAAATTATCACATTGCAACGGGAAAATTACTTGGATATATGAAACCAATGAATATATTAAGTGCACGTGGCGGGCGTGCAGCAAGCATAAATGTTGAATTAAATGGTGAAAAAATACAAGGAATAATGCCACAACGTGTAGGTGATGCAACAGATGAAGAAATATTAGAATACTATACAAAACCGTTAGGCTTATTGGAAGATGCCTACAAAAATCCAAGCAAATACGATTATTTTCCGTTAAAGTTCACTGCTTCACCAGAATTAGTTATTAGAACATTGTCAAGTGGTGGAAAAAGACGTACAATCAAACGGTCTAAAAAAAGAAAAATAATCTATTATTAAATGCCTCGCGCTATCCAACGTATTTCCGAAGCAGATAAAGAATGGAAAGCGTGGAAGGAAGAACTGGCGCGACGCCACACTCTTGAAAGAAAACAAAAAGAAGCAGAATTTTATAAAGAGTTTTTAAAACAAAAACATAATGTAGATAATGGCGGCCGCCCGAAAAACACGCAAAGCCCCAAGGGTTGATAGAGATTGGATTGTAGTTATTCCTTCTTATAAACGGGAAGATACAGTTCAAAAGAAGACATTGTCTACATTAAAGCATTATAATATTCCCGCATCCAAAATTACCATTTTCGTTGCTGATAAAACACAAAAAGCGGCATATGAAGCAGCCATCCCAAAGGGCACAGTCAAGGAATTTATTGTTGGAGAGCCAGGATTAGCACAAGTTCGTAATTATATTTTTAACTATTATCCTATTGGTACAAAGATTGTAATGATGGATGACGATGTTACAGGATTTGTTGAACGCACAGATGATGGAAAAATGCAGCCTTTGCGTTCTTTAGTTGATGTCATTAATACTGGTTTTAAAACCGCGGAAAAGGAAGGTGCCTCATTATGGGGTGTGTATCCGGTACCTAACGGGTTTTTTATGAAACCGACAATTACGACTGACTTGAAGTTTATCATTGGTAGTTTCTGGGGTATTATTAATCCTGGTTCACACGGTCCTAAGGGCATCAAGTTGCCGATGTCTGAAAAGGAGGACTACATACGCACACTTATGGCATTTGACCGTGATGGCAAAGTAGTACGTATAAATTATGTAAGTCCAAAAACTGCGTACTATAAAGAGCCTGGTGGTATGCAGACCGACCCAAAACGGCTAGAGAAGCAAAAGACTGCGGTAGAGTACTTATTGAAGACTTGGCCAGATAAAGTTATGTTGAACCCACGACGCAAATCGGATTATCCAGAGGTGCTGCTACGGCGTGGGGCTGCTGCGGCTGCTAAAGATGACTAAACATTATCTAGCAGAATGTCCCAGAAGATTGCCGGTGCAACCATATCTGCTGTATAAGTATACCAACCATCAACAAGAGCAGGCACATTCTTTTCTGTTGGCAACCTGTTTGTGCCAGTAAGCAGGACAATATCACCAGTAGTCCTATTCCTGAATGCTGCCTTGATCGTAATCTTACCGGTGCCATTAGTATAGATTTTATTGATGGGACTGCCAACAAAGGTAAACTCAGAAGGATCGTACCCCGAGTCCCTTGGCCAGACCCTTTTCTGAGTTTCTACTGTCGCAAATGCGGGTGTATAACCAATTGCTCGGTCCTCCACCTCGACTGGAATCGCAGGCAAGCGCCTCCAGAAAGCTGCATCTCGGCCAGTCCAGTGCCACTTACCGACAATATACAAACCTTCACTCACATAGGCATGATACTCCTTATTATGGTACATCTTGAGTGGGCGTAAATAAGGAATGAAAGACATGGATGGAAGAATTTGTCTGAAGTGAAAGAAAATACAAGAATCGCCAATACCTTCTAAGAAGTCTATTGGTACTTCAATTTTTTCAAAAGACCTATTGTTTGAGTTGCCTACTTAATAAAAAATTTCAAGGACTACTTCTGAAAAGAAAGAATAAAAGAGAGATTATTTGTGTTTGACTTATTATCTAGACCGACCTAGGCCTTGGGTTCACCTGGGTCTATGGCTCACCTAGGTCTATGGCTCACCTAGGTCTATGGCTCACCTAGGTCTTAGGCTCACCTAGGTCTATGGCTCACCTAAGTCTATGGCTCACCTATGTCTTGGGTTCACCTAGGCCTTGGGTTTACCTAGGTCTTTGCCTCACCTAGGTTATAGGCCAACCCAGGTATTTTTTCTTGCGAAAGCCTATTTGTAGCCTAGATCATCTAAAATATTATCTAGGTTCCCATTGAAAAAACTCTGAACTTTTAAAAAAATTGAAGACTCCCAAGACCTTCAGGTAGTAGGTGGATACATTTCATAAGTACGCTAAGACTAAATTTACTTAGTCCCGTACCTACAAGTACTTTCATACTCTTTCTTACTCTTTCTTACAATGCTGCACCTTTCATTCTACAACAGCGACTCAGGAAACCGTGGGCTTGGCAAAGAGGTGACCTTTGCCACGAATAAATATACTGAGGCCGACATTATTCAGAAAGCTCTGGAGTTCATGAGAAGTTATGGCACTCGCACAGCACTTATTGTCCGTACTTCTCCTTACGGCAGGAAGCCTGGTGCGTGGTATATCAAGGGCTTCCAACCAAGGTATTCGGACTACGAAGACATCAAGCGCAAGGTAGAGGCGAATATGATGGCTGGCCGGCACAGCAGGCGTGAATGTATCCTTGTCCGTATCTAACCACCTTACTGTGGCTTTAAGAATTTAAGCAACGGATTAAATATCGTCAGCCTACGTACAACCGATAGAAAAAAGAAATCAAAATATATAAAAAAAAGACAAAAAAAATATTTTGCTTAGTCTAATAACTAAAAGCTGCGGGTGCCGGTCGTGGGATATCCAACGCCTGAATAAGCCGCATAAAGCGATTTACATCCGCCCCAGGACGCCACCGCGGTAAAGTACCGCGCCAGAACTCTGCATTTTCCCAGACTGGTGCCCCTATTTTCTTACCGTATCCAGGTGTTTCAGGATTTTTTAAGGCTTCACCTGCCGCAACAATATAGAGATTAGCCCTCCAGAAAGTACTATCAAATCCTGCATCATAAGTTGGTTCTGCACTAGCATATAAGTCTCGCATTTCACACAAGTATCTGAATTGATTATAAAGCATACTTTGTTTACTTAGTACCGCTGTATATTCCATTTTATCATCGCTCCACTCTGCTGATGCACCGTCGTCAATGCCCGTTGGCCCAAATAATTTCTCATTTACATTTTGTAATTTTGCTTGATAAGTAATTGGAAATAATGTCCAGTGTTGGAAAAAGAAGGTATAATAGTCAAGACGGTCCGATGCTAATATTGTTTGAAAACAAGATTTATACATAGTGTAGCCTCGAAGGTTATTACCAATGTATTTTTTTATCCAGATTGGTAGTGTTTCGTGTAAATGAAGTCCTGCTAAATTTAAGTCATTATTATTAAGCGGCACTTCTGCTTTCATATCCAACGATCCGCGTAAAAGTTGTCCAACGGCTGATTTGATTGTCTCAGCACGACGAATACGATTTGAGCCAAGCGCATGCGCATCCGCAAGACCGACTTCGATTGTAGCACGGACTTCATCCGCCTTTATCTTTCCGCTTATCATGTCCGTCTTTATTTCACGGACTGACTGTAGAATTTTACGAAGGTCGCCACCGTGAACAGCTAATAAATCTGACGCAAGTGTGTAAATTTCAGATTCTTTCGGACACTGTTCTGTGCCAAACTGAGCCTTTATCAAATGCGTAACATCTTCAACTGTCGGTGCTGAAATAGCAAACGTTCCGCATATTTTCATAAACTGTTGAAATTTCTTTTCCATCCATTCGTTTGAAATACAAATAATAGCATTATCGCCATTGTATTCTTTTAAAATACGCACTAATTCTGTCAAACCACCCTTGTCGCCAACAGACATTCCGTCGATTTCATCCAAAATAACGCCAAGATTGCGCGGCCCTTCAGGGCGAAAGTAATCGGCAACATTGCGGCTGTTTAACAATGGAATAAGCGATTCTTCAACCGCGGCCTTATGTCGATGTTGCGACGCATTCCACTCTACAACGCGATAACCAGCGTGTTCTAAAGCAGCACGGGCCAACGTTGTTTTTCCAATACCAGGCGGACCGTATAAAAATAAGGAACTAGGAGTCCGTGGCGACGGCTTTTTAGCCCACTCAACGATTGCACTAAAAAGGTCAACATGAATACTCATTCTATAGATTTAATACACTAGTTATTTAGGCACTTTCCTTTTTTTCGAAAGACGTCGGCATAGCCTTCTTTGGCTACGAGTACCGCCCGCTATTGAAGCTCGTCTTCCTTCTAGAATTGTGCTCAGATATCGTTTGAATGCGGGAAAATCATCCTCAACAGCAGATAGTAAGGTTTTTTTATCCTTTATTTTGTCTAAAGTGGTAATTCCGATTTTTGACTTTTCGAAATCAATAATCACAGCAGATTTTTGATCACACGCAAGCAATATATTTTTTAATTCCAAATCACCGTGTATAATATTGTTATTATGAAGCCATTTCAATTGGCGCACAATAGCGCGAGCAATAGTTTCATAATTTTCTCGTCTTAAAGTTGTCCATTTACAGTTGTCAAATTCCGTTGTTATAATAATTCTATTTAATCCTGAAGCACTCACAAAAGAATCAATATACTTTACTGGCCAACTATCTGGCAATGATTTAAGTATACTAACTTCCGTTTTAAAGGCCCTTTGTGCACGTGCTTCATTAGAAGCGTTATCTGAATCAAACCAAACTGATTTTGCTATATAATGTTTATCATCTTTCGTTAATCTTAAGACATTTGTGTGAGATGTAGAGCCAAGTGGCGTTATAGAAAAATCTGGATATTTTTCTAGAACACTTGCTTTGAAATCTTCAACTAAACTCATACCGTACATTTCTATAATTGAGACCTCCTATTAGGAGGTCTTAATTGTAGAAATCTACCGTAGAAAACCGAAATTAAGCAACGCCAAAGGTGTTGCTTAATTTCGGTTTTCTATCGGTCGTACGTAGGTTGACACTGTTTAAGCCAGGCTTTAATTAAATTCGGAAAGCTACGGTATCTACTTAATCTTTTATTTATGCATCTCCAAACAGCGAATTCCACGAAAGGCCATGTGCTAATACACGCTGTTTGAGCGATTCCTTATTTTCTTTGGGGTCAATCATAAAGTAGTATTGCGGATTATTTTTGTTAGACTCAAAGGTGCGTGGGTCAGATTTCTTCAAGCCGTCGGGGCGACGGCTTACGCCTACAAAATCGTAGCATTTGTAGGGTCCGCCAGGCGTGGCTGCGCCGTCGCTCATCACCGTCAAATAATCGGGGCATGGCGTTGGATAAGGAGACCAATCGGGTTTATTCTCAGGAATAATGAACCATTTAACATAGTAAAAATAAAGCATAATTACACCTGCTAAGAAGAAAAGCACAGAAGTTATCTGACGATCCAAACGCTCGTAGAATATATAACTTATACCTCCAATCAGTATGAGACCAAGAATCCAATAGGCATACTTGGCGACTTTATTCAGTGCAGCTGTAAACCTACGGTCGGCACTAGTATCAGACATCTTCTACTTCTAAAATGTGACTATAAATTTGTATTAGAAAGTCTAAAACAAATTTGTAAATAACCAACAAGTGAATGTCGGAAGTTTAGTTGGCACGCACAAAGCCATAGCCGCCCAGTGTGCCAGCACCAGCCGAAGGTGCAGGGTCGCCGCCACCACCGTACGTCTGGCCACCCAGCTTGATGTACCCAGTATAGTACTCGGAGGTAGTGCCAGACTCACCACCAGTGCCATAGTATCCACGCACCAACTGTACCTTGCGCAGGATAGTAGATTGAGAACCCACAGATGTAGGCACGGTGGGGTCAGGCACATAAACAGTCTTACCCATATCGCGGAACAGGGCGCCGCCAATAGTTGAGAGAGATCCGGTCACCGCAACCTGCCCGTTCACCCACGGCGCTTTAGTCAGACCATCAGCCAAAAAGATAGAGGACTGCACGCCAACAATGTTTGTGTACAGAGCATTTACGGGGACCTGGCGAGGAGCACGTTCAACGGAAGACATCTTTTATATTCAGGAGTTCGAAAAAAATTCGGAAGCCAGGAGAGAAATGGAGCCGACCATGCAAAGTCCAGGGCGGGTATTTTTATCCGCAGCAGCAACACGAGAGTCAGAACAAGTCGCGTCGCTGCCCGGTTTCGCATACGCTACATCGGCACCGGATAATGCCGGAATGGAGGGCGTTCGTGGCAATTTGGAACGCACACTCTTAAATCAGACCTTTTTCAGTGCCCCCAATTTCCAAATTATTCAAAACGGAATCCGGAAAAATACATTTGATCACACCGGAACAATTATTGACCCCGTTGGCACTGATGACCTTTTCATGGTAATGCGAGCCATTTATCTTCAGTATGGCCGGAACTTACCAACACAAATACCGGAGCAAATCGCCGAACTCAATGACCGCGTGATTGCGTACTGTGTACCAAAAATTGTTGCGGAAGTCAATATGTATAAGTACTATTTGAAGGATATTTCCACATTACCTGTACAATTGAATCAGCCGATGAATGTGAATAGCGCCGGAACAAAGTCGCTGCCTTTTAAGCCATTTTTTTAGGTAGTAAAACTGGTACCGTGGCTTTCCGAATTTAAGCAACGGCTTTGCCGTTGCTTAAATATCGTCAGCCTACGTACGACCGATAGAAAACCGAAATTAAGCAACGCCTTTGGCGTTGCTTAATTTCGGTTTTCTACGGTACACTGACGGAGGGTAATCATCTTTGAAGCCGTATCCTTTATTTTACGGTCTATTGCTGCAACATCGTCCGCAACAAAGCGTGACTCGATCTTATCCGCAGCCATTGCTACTAGTGTAGCAGTACGCATCCGCATGTAATTAGACATAGTACGCTCAAGAATAGCAAGGCGGTCCGTTGCGAAAGTACACTTGCTACCAACAGTGGTAGAAGAAACGCAGTTCATTCTACTGAAAGTAAGAATGTAAGATTTTTTTGTGCACGCGTTATTAAATGTCATATGGATAGCCTTCAATTTTTTACAATTCGGTTTTGGCTTCTCCATAATTATTAGATGCTGCTATAATCCAGAGAATTGTAGTAACAAATCCCATAAAGTAAATTAATTTGATTTCATCAATCCTTATTACATAATCAATGAGTCTAGCAACATATATTCCTGTAAGAAATGCAAGTACAATAATATGAAATCCAAAGGATGGTGCGTATTCAAGACCATCACAAAGGTAATAAGTCATAGTTAAAGTTTCAAAATAAGTTTAAATCAGTATTCATTTTTGGCTCCAGGAATTAAATGAAAGTTGCTGAACGACGTGCTGCTTTATTTGAATTAGCCCGAAGGCATCCATTTATTACAGAAGTAGGAAGTCTTTGGAAAAATCCCTACAATCCACGCAGCACTGGTATCAGATGGACTAATAGAGATTATGCTTTTTTCCGTGATTGTCAACGCCAAATTACTTCTTTACCCCCTTTGCTTTCTTGACTTTCTTACCCGATGCCGCAGCCTTAGATTCTGCTGCAGTTTCCGCATTGAGTGCTTCGCGCCACGCTGCATAATCTGACCACGCAGCGCTAAACTCGTCCAAATCTTCGAGCCATAGTTGTTGGGTAGTCGTAGCAATCAACGCGTCGCGTGCAGCCTTTGCGGTTTCAACCTCGCGTGTTAGCTCGGCGACCGCGGCCGCCTTGATGCGGTCAATACGCATCTTCAATAGATATTCATATCCATTCAGACCTTCGCCACTGCTCAACTTGGGTAGTGCAAGACCTTCAAGTCCCGCAAGCAATACATCATCGGCGGCGTTTGCAACAATAAGCCGCTTTTCGACAACCGCACGAATAAATTTTAGACGTGCTTCTAGTTCAATAATCTCTGCTGCCATTTTTTCCAGCATATGTGTCTTTCGTGCCCCATACGCAGACAGTCGCACATTGTAAAACTCCTCAAGAATCGCACCCGCAGACTCATAGCGCGTAATCTTACGCTCAGAGTTGAACGCCACCATATTTGTAGTGCGGAAAGATGAAGTCAGTTTGAACTTTGATTCAAACTCCGCAGGATACGCACGTGCAGTGTGGTAATAGTCAGGCTCTAGTTCCAACAAGAAATCTACATCAACATCGTTGTAGTTGGTTGTATAACCGCGAAGGTACACAACGGGCTTTTCAGCACCATCAGATCCTGCACTTTTACGAGACGCTCCCCGTCCTGCCTTCGCAGCCGTCTTTTCGGTCGTCTTCTTCTTGCCACCAGATTTCCACTCAGATAGTGCGTTTTCCTGATCTACCAACACCGATTCAAGATATGTTTTATAATCCTGAGTCCAAGTGCCTACCGGCAACTCGCGAATTCTTACAGTACACGCATCATCGTCTACAAACTCATAGATTCCCTTTGTAATATAGCCATTTCCTGCTTCATTTGTGCTTACGCGACCCTTGAATCCATACCACCACGGAATAAGCTCCACAGTAGACAAGTCCGTAACGCCGCCACTTAGACGCCACTTTAGTGCGGCCACCAAGTCCTTAGGATTGTATGGTAGCACATCCGTACTAAAGCCTGTGCCAATACCCGTTGCACCATTGATAAGTAATAGTGGAACAACAGGCATATATGTTACTGGCTCAACAGGTGCACCGTCATCCACAGTATATTCCAGAATAGCATCGTCCGATTTCTTTACAAGAGCACGGACAATGCTCATCAACTCGGTATGAATATAACGTGGCGAAGCCGCGTCCTCACCACCCATAAGCCGCGTTCCAAACTGACCGTTTGGCGACAGCAGATTCAGATTGTTTGAGCCCACAAAGTTCTGTGCCATTTTTACAATAGCACCAGTCAACGATGCTTCGCCGTGGTGGTATGCCGCGTGTTCAGAAACGTATCCTGCAAGTTGCGCAACACGAATCTCTCCGCGGAAAAGGTTGCGTTTGAGCGCAGCCCAGAAGATTTTCCGCTGCGACGGCTTCAGACCATCAATCACGTGAGGAATGGACCGCATATTGTCCTCGACGCTAAAGTGAATCAACTCATCATGAATAAAGCGACTATAGTCTACGGAAACGCCACCTGCAGTGATTTCAAGATGCCGTCGCGCATCAAACGTCTCTAGCCACGTTTTGCGGTCATCGGACCGCTTCTTATTGAAGGCCAAGTCGATCGCGCCGTCTGACTTTTCATCCCAAGTATACTCAACAGTATTCATCGACGCAAAGTACTCACGGGCCTCAGCAGCCGTAGAAGTACCCAATCCCTTATAATACTTAGTATGCCAACCACGCAGTGCTTCAGCACCGCCAGCTGCAGTCTGTGTCGCTTTCCACGCATCGTATTCAGATTCAGAATAGAAGCATAGAGTTAGGCCACCCCGCGTTGCTTTCAGTAGCGGCGTCATTAGGCAGCAAAGGAAGCCAAGGTGGAGCAACTCAGGCCACTCCGTGTGAAACAGATTCATTAGAAGGCCCTTAATGTGAGAGCCATCAACATCCTGGTCGGTCATAATCATTACACGACCGTAGCGAAGTTGCTTCAAGTCCGTATATTTTTTTCCGGCTTCCAATCCCAGAATCTGCTTAATACACGTCAACTCGGCGTTTTTCATCTTCTTATCCGCACTGATATCCTTGACGTTTAGAATTTTACCCTTTAGTGGAAATACGCCGTACTTTTCGCGCCCAACCACCTTCAGCCCCGAAATGGCAGTCGTCTTGGCTGAATCTCCCTCAGTCAGGATAAGAGTACACTCGGCGCTCTTTGCGGTACCTGCCCAAGTCGCATCGTCCAGCTTTGGGATGCCGCGAAGCGTTGACTTTTTCTTACCATCGGTCTTCTTTGCGTCTTTGGCCGTCTTGGCATCTAGAAGCGCGGCGGCCTCATCCAGTAGGCCAATCTTGGCAAGTGCATCGATAAACTTTGGACTAATGACGGGCGTTGAGCCAAACTTGGATGGCGGAGTGGTAAGCGTTTCTTTAGTTTGTGTATCAAATGAAGGATTGACAATTGTGGAGTTAATGAAGAAGACTACCGCGTCCTTCAACAAAGCAGGCGTCAAATCTAGTTTAGCCTTACGCTTTGCGTAGGCACAGAACTCGGTAAGCACAGTGCGCGTCACGAGCTCTACGTGCTTACCGCCACGACGAGTCGCAATGCCATTAACAAATGAGATGTGCCGCTCATCAGGCGGAGTATCGCCGTGAAGGTCCTTGGTGAGAATCGCACCGACCTCCCAGCGCTCACCTGCTGACTCATAGGCAATGTGCTTTCCTTCCCTCCCTGGGCGGTGCCCGCCCAGAGAGGGCTTTGCCTCGCCGGCGTGGCACACGCCGGTGAGGTCTCCTGCATCCTCGGATAGGAACAGCCCAATGTACTTCGGAAAGGTGTTGTGGTTTAGAGCAACGCCATTCAGAGTTACGCGGCAGTCCTTACCGGCACACGCAGCCGCATCAACAACGCGAGTCGCGATTACAGCCAGCATATCCTCAGGAATCACATCGGGCACAGTGCCACCCGCCCAATTAAAGCGGCTAAGGTCAGGCGTATACGCGATTTCCGTATAAGGCTTACTAGTACACGCCTTCACACGCGGTTTACCAACAATAGACATGTTGGAAGTCCAAGTCTGCGTATACTTTTTCCCCGCACGGTGGTCCACCGTCTCTACTGTAAATTCGGAGCTGAAGATATTAGTCAACTTTGCACCGTAGCCATTTTTACCACCCACAATCTTCTCCTCCGACTTATCGTAATTGGAGCTAGTAAGTAGGTGACCAAAGATTAGCTCAGGTGCCCAAAGTCCAGTTTCCACGTGCGTCTCCACGGGAATACCGTCGCCGTCATTGCGGACAGTGATTCGCGTGGGAGTCAGAGTCACATCAAGATGCTTTACGGGCACAACGTCGCCACCACGTCCGTTCATCCTTACGCGGTGGTCCAGTGCGTTCACAAGAATCTCGTCAAAGACCTTAAGAAAGCCAGGACAGAATGATACACCGCGCCACCCCATCTGTGATGTTGTAGCATCCCAAATCCACCGATGCTCATAACTTGTATCAACAGAACCAATATAGGTATCGGGGAGTTCAAGAATATGCTCGCGATGCGTATGCTTCTTGTACTGTGCAGCAGTACCAGAAGCAATAGTAGAAAGGGAAGTCGGTGCAGCAGACATAACTGATTTGTAGGAAGTCTAGGTTGGCTTTAAACAACAAGGAGGAACTGAAAATAAACTCAAGGCCCCACCCTACGTCATTTTTTTTGAACCCGCCCTTTTCCGTTTTCGAGTTCCGCCAAGTGTTTTAACTTTCAATTGTGCATTATTATTTGGTGAAAATAATGATTCTAATAAGCCCTTTATAAGTTTTAATTTCCTTTCAATTTCTGAAACACGAAAATTCATGGTTTGTCTAAAAAGTTGGTTTTCAACAATTTCTTTAGCAATAAATTCATCTGGTAGCTTCATAGATTCACCACCGCGCTGTCTTCGTGTATACCGCATTCTATTTATTTCAAAAGTTTTTCCCACGCAGGCGGTATCACTGAAAGTACTGTGGCATGTGGTGCATCTTGAACTTCCAAACACTTTTGTACAAAATCGGCTGCATCTATTTTTTCAAAAAGCTTTTTAGATTCCATCCAAATAAACACGTGTCGAATTAGGATACAAAAGGGTGCACGGCCTAATCCTCGCTCCCATACAAAAACAGAACGACTTATTTTACTTGCTGCCTCCAATTCACAAAACCATTCATCCCAAGGATTTAACTCGGTGCCAAACTGAATCGCGGATACAAATGAACGTAAATCGCCGCGTTGAATTTTAAAAGTTAAATCAGATGGTACTTTACAAGATTCTTCGTTAATCCCTTCTGCTTGCTGTATTTCTAACAGCGTAGTACGGACATGTGAAATTGGCACATGTCCGCAAAATAGTGCTACGCAACGCGAGCGTAATGCCGGATGTACTCGGTAAAGCGAATTACATAAAAAAAGAAACATTGGTGCGTTTGTATATCCATCGCGGTCCACATCGTCTAGTAACGCCCGTAGCGATGCTTGAGCCGGTTCAGTCATTGTTTCAACCTCATCAAAAATTACAAACTTTCGTGCAACACCGGGCCAGGTAGTTTGTGTGAACTGTAGGATACGCTCACGAATCACCTCGATGCTACGTTCATCGCTCGCATTCAAGTATAATGTGCTTATTTGTGGTGCAATGTCAGGATATGTTTCCTGAGCAAGGGCTAGTGCGATAGATGTTTTACCGGTGCCAGGCGGACCATATAAAATAACGGGTGGAAATCCAGCAAACGCACGATTTACTGCACGTTCAAAAACAGCTTTGATTCGTCTATGTCCCTTAATGTCACATAGACGACGTGGTCTATATTTTTCTGTCCATATACTTGCGGAAGACATCTTATATTACGATTAAGGCATCACTTTAGGCGGATGAATTGTCAAACACTGCTCCCGTATTACTTTGCGGAGAATCCATATTATCTGACATTGTGCCAGATAAACGTTCCTTTACAGCTGCCAAAAAAACAGGTTTGGATGGATAGCCTTCGCGTGCTACTTTTTTCCCAAAACACGCCTCTGCTTCGGCCAGTTGCGATACGCCTTTTCCTGCGGTAAATAGTTTTTTCTGTGATGTCCAGCATTTTCCTGCGGTTTTCAAATACGCTTTTACAGACTTAGCGTATCGTTTTTCACACGCACTGCGACGTTTTTTAAATGTTTTTCTTAAGGCCGTTTTTGCTTTTTCTAACGCTTTGCGTTTCATACCGGCTTCTTCAAGAACATAGAGTTCGGCCTCCAATTCATCATCGAGTCCAGTACAGTCGTTGTAGTTTGGCACCACTGGTGCCTTCGTATCAGCCAAGCAGCGTGTTACTAGTTCGTCTACATCTGGATAAGTTATGCCGCCTGCTGGCACCACAATACTTTTAAAAATAGGCTGTGCAAACGTCGTAGGGTCATATTCACGATTCAAATAACTTATAAGGCCTTTTACGCGTGTTTGGAAATAGTCACCACCATCATGTGTAATTTCGCCCGCATTATTTGTATATTTTTTACGATAGTCTTCAAAGTCCATAAGTCGTGCCGTAGGAGAACCAATAAGCGTATTTAAAATAGTAAATAATTGGTGTGGAGAATCTGTAATAGGAGTTGCTGTCATCAGTAGCGGTCGCACTGAATCTGCACCGCTAGCAGCATATGATTTAAAAATAAAGTTTTGGATAACGCTAAAATCTGCAGATTCACCTGGTCCAAGATCGCCGTCAAACAATTTATGAACTTCATCAATAATTAAAAATGTTTTATGTAATGGATCGCGGCGATGCTTTGCGGCCAGCATACGTCCAAGTTCATTTTTACCTTCTAACGCATTTTGAAGCATCTTGTATGTAATCGGTGGTAGCCAAGCACGAGAAAGCATACGTTTTGCCGCTGATAAATCGGACGGAATACTAATACCTGATTCTAATGCGGCCATAATTGGAATGCTACACACCGCACCAAAGATATTTTTGTAAAGGTCGCTCATTAGTGCGTTTCGAGTGACCCATAAGATTGTATAACCAGCAGCTTCAAATTCCGATGATGCAGCAGCTACCGCCATACATGTTTTTCCTGTCCCAACACTATGCCAGGCTAATAATCCTTTGAATGGTGATTCAGGCACTAAGTAATGACGCACAAAATCTTGAGTACGCGTAAAACTCACCGGCGTTCCTGGCTTTTGCGTCGCCACAACGCCGCAACCATTTTTTACAATAGGGCTATCCCACTTATAAGATGAATAAAGACCGGCAATCGCTGTTTGAAATTCAGAAAACGGTAAATCCTTTAATTTTATTAAGGCTTTATGAAACTTTTCACTATCATAAATATCAGATTTGATAGCTGAACGTATTGTAGGGTCACTTATAGATGACTTAGACCGTACGGGCACTGGTGTAGGAAAATAAGACTCACTATCTTTATCATCGTCGTCGTCATCGCGTTCATTACTGTGCAACGTAGGGTAATAAGATTCATCATCATTTTCTGAGCTAGACATAGGGGTTATTTGTCTGGTGACATCGCGGAGTTTTCGCGTGTATTTACGCCGTATACGATCCGCTGGTGCTGTCTGCATACGATATAAATACGCCGGGTCTTTTTTCAAAAGTTTACAGTAAAATTCGCGATAATGGGTATTTGGTATTTTGTATCCCATTAATACGGCTGTTGCACGTAATTGCTTTTTTGTAAATGGAAAAAGTTTACTTGAGCGCTTAAAGCATTTTACCAGAAATTTTGGTGTCAAATCCTTTACTTCATACAAATTTTCCAATCCCCCGCCATTTTGCTTGACTTCTGCTAAATATGTTTCATCGTCAACAGCATCTAGTATATCATCTTCCACGCTAAAATTATTAATTTTAAAATTCAAATCATAATCTACAGCAGAATTAATGGCAAGCACCGTTAATTCCTTTGTTAAATTAATCATGGCCAGGTCTAATCCTGAGTGCTTGAGCATTAAAGCATGTGCATCCACCTTTTGTACGCCATACGATTCAACAAATGGTGGCCGCCCAGGAAGTTCTGTATGATATGTAAATACGTGTAGCGGCCATCCGCGCCGCGGTATAAAGTGAAGACCGCTTTGTCCACAAAAGCGTGTTGCACGTCCAACCGCTTGTTTTAAATCTGAAACAGCAATTGGCGGCTCAAGCAAATGCACGTATTTTACATCCTTCAAATCAATGCCTTCTTTGAATTTAGAATCTAGGATAATAATACGAAGCAATTCCCCATTTACATTTTCAGGGCGTGCATTGAATGTATTTAGTATATCTTTTTTTACGTTTACAAGAAGTGGGTTATGCCATAATGGCAGTGATTGAAGCAACGCAAAGCCATTACAGCCACCGGGCACCGGTGGTGCGTGAATAAGTTGCGCTTCACCATGTTTAGTTGGTACTAATTTTCCGTGTCGCTTAATCATCTTTGGAACACTTGCCATACGAAAATCAAATCCAGCGGCTATCATAAATCCTGCAAGGGCTTTTGCACCATGTGCTGAATTGCGAATATCCGTAAAAATAAAATGCTTAAAAAGACGACCAGTTGACGCAAAATCAGCAGTGTCCAATTCCCTTATTTTGGAAATCAATGCCGTGAATTTTCCACTATGTGCTATTGTCAGACTACTTGGGTTGAATGTTTTACTGTCGGGCATACCAGTTTTTCCAATGCGTGCACTTGCGGATGTTTTTCGGATACATTCTGCCAGTTTAGAAAGCCGAGCGGCCTTGTTTTTACGGGTTTTTCCCTTTGTGCCATCTGCCATATCTTAACATACCTTTAGATTCTTTCTTAGATTGTTGGACCTAAAGTCCAAAGTGATAATAAAATATAAATATGAGTGGACTACAGGCAAAGGGTCGTAAACGCGGCCAATCAAAAATCGTGGCAGTAACGCCTCCAGCACTAAGTATAGATGATTCATCTCAAACAGCTCAAATACTTGTTAAAAAGCCACGGGCTTCTAAGAAGACGCCGCCGGTTGTAGCAATCGTTACACCTGCAGGAATTACAGGTAGTTTTCTTGGTGAGCAGCGACCACTAATCGCACATTTACCTGTAAGTAGTACAGAAGTCAATTTTGATTCTTCTAATATTGTCGTTAAAACAGGAAATACACCCAGTGCCTATGATAATTGTGCCGAGTCATTTTCCTATCTAGAGGGAATACCAGAAGGCACTAGTGTAGGTAATTATATTGTGCCGGTTACAAAACCGTTAGTCCAACACAATGAACCAAAGTGTAAGTTATTATCTAATTATTCTGAAAAACTGATGGTCCTTTTCCAAGATTCTAATCGTTATAAGAAACTACCTGAAAAAACAGAAATTGCTTGTTTTTGGTGCTGTCATAGTTTCAATTATCAACCGGTTGCTATCCCAAGTCACATATTAGACGAGGTATGGCATATGTATGGTAATTTTTGCTCACCAGAATGTGCTACATCTTATCTTTTTAAGGAGCGAATTGATGCACATGTACAATGGGAACGTTATGCACTTCTAAATAGCCTTTATAGTGAAGATGCGTTGGTAGCAGCGGGTTCGCCTGTTGGTATTCGTCCTGCACCGCCACGAGAGGTCCTGCGAATGTTTGGCGGAAGTATGGATATTAGCGAATTTCGTGCGGCTGTACACGAAAAGCGCTTACGCATTGATGTCCTGACACCACCTATGGTTTCTATTATTCAAACAATGGATACTAAACCAATTGATTTTTATGATCAAAATCTTAAGAATGTATTTATTCGTAATGATATTCAGCATAAGTACAATGCGCCCGGCGCGCAAGGGCTACGACTGCGGCGCTCTAAACCTGTAAAGTCTCGAGAATCTACGGTTGAGTGGGCTATGCAGATTAGCGAAGCAACCTGAGCCCAGCAACAAAATTGATTTTTATCACTGCGTTAAATGGTTGAATAGTTACTCGCCCATTTAAGAAAATGACTACCCCTATTTCTGAATTTCGTGATATTGTCCATCTACTATTTCGTGTAACGCACCCTGATGCGTTTAACAGTTCTGATCTTCATACATTGATTGATAAGATTCACGATATTCTTCTTCGTTTGACACCCCAATTTCTACCACCCTTTGAATTTATGCTACCGCCATCGCGTCAGGAGCCGCCTACACTTGTAATTCATTCAGATATTGAAGCCAGTGAAGTTATTCCAAATGTTGTTGTAACAAAAGAGGAGCCTGAAAAAACGAGTGTTCGCAATATTGTTGTAAATCTGCAATCACCTGTTGTTCACGCAGTCAAACTAGAAGCAAAAGAATGTACTATAACATCTGATGTGGATGATGAAACTATCGAAGCAACGACGGCTACGGCGACAAACATTGCTGGGGCGGCGGATGATGACACGGAAGAGGACACAATGGCCGAGGAGGCCGAGGAGGCCGAGGAGGACACAATGACCGAGGGGGCTGAGACGGATGAGGGGGCCGAGGAGGATGAAGAAGAAGAGGAGGAAGAGGAAGAAGAGGAGGAAGAGGAAGAAGAGGACGAAGACCTTGAGCTTCTGAAAATCAAAAAGCAAAAGTACTACTTTAGTCCGAGCTCCAAGCGTATTTACGAATTCTTGGATAAAGGCTATGGTGATTGCATTGGAACTTATGTAGATGGTAAAATTATCCCTAAAGAGTAGGGAATATGAACGCAGCAAATAATTTAAGTAAAAAATGGGATACTCTTTGCCCTCCGGCACAAATTTACACTATTGTAATGGCCGCGTTAGTTCTTTTTAATCTGTATCGTGGCACCTATCGTTATGCGATTTCGCATTTTGTAGCTATTTTAATTGGCACAACTTTCTTATGGGTGCTTTGTGCAGCAAACCTTGAATTTGCGGCCTATACGCTCCTAGCACTTCCAGTATTATTTTTTGTATTCTTACTGGCACTTATTTTTTACGATAAGTCTTTTTTTGAAATAACTCGATCGTACACTCCTCAGTGCGACGATATACCGTGTGAACCCTCTTGCGAACCAACGCAATGCTCGGCCTAAAAAAATCAAAATAACAAAAAGCAAATGCTTCTTACATTACTTGCTTTTTGGCATCAAACATCGACTTATTTAACTTTTGTTTGGAATATAGCAAAATCACAACTACGATTAGCACTCGGCCCTGCGCCACAGAACTATTATCTTCTACAAGATGGTCGCGTACTTCCTACCACGATAAGATTGCCCGATAGCGAATTAAATAACGCTTTCATTTATGATCCAAATACACTAAGACTTTATCAAAATAATACACCTCAAGATGTGCGATTTCGTAGACTACCATATTTAGCTGCTAGTTTTGATCACGTAAATACAGGGCTTGTTGATATTTCCGATTGGCTTGGTGAAATTAGAGCTAATCCCGTACCTGAACTACCATTAAAACAACTACTTACATTATGGTCACTTGTGCATAATCAGTATGTGCCACTTTCTAATGGTGTTCAGATCAATGTAACTAAAAACGATGGTGAAAGTGATTTAATTATTTTTGATTAGTCTAGAACTTTTGGTCTACGTGAGGTCGGTAGAGTACATCTGTGTGTCTTAGTCCATCGCCAAGAACTGCAATATCAGTTGGTGTATGATAACTCCTACAGTTGTTGTTCCACACTTTCAAGATATGAAAGCCCTTTTTAGGACTGATACTAACGCCCACAATTGTATTGGCCTCATCCTTTGTGGCATCGCCAAAGATACTTGCAGCGGCGTAACGCTGATAGGTCTCTTGTGCAATACTTTCAGGGACCTTAATGCAGTAAGTGCCGCCGTGAATATTAGTGCGATGCTCCCACATTGGTGGAAACGGATCGCGCATAAGGAAATACATGCCAGTCAAGAAGTGACCGGTATCAATAGCAGCAAGAGTGCCCCACAACTCGCTAAAGTTGCTAAACGTGGCAATCTTGTAATAACTAGATGGCGTCCAGTTAGTATCATCTGGAGCATGGAAGTAAAGAGTCCACGCTCCAGAAGGAAAGGGAATTGAAGAAAGACTGGATGCCATTATTTTGTAAGAAAGGAAAACTTCGGAAGATTATAACGCTGTATTGCCGCCACTTTCGGCCATATGTGACCGACATCAATCAATTTTTTGTGTCAACGTTGAATCTAAGAATGCGAAATAGTCGCAGCAGCAGAGACTTCGGAACGACTGCTAGGTGCAAGGGCAAGTTTAATTTCACCTAGACCAGCTACTGAATACTCAATAATAATAGGATAGTTGTTTTTAAGATAAATCATTATATCTGTGCTCATTGCTGTACACTTTGTAAATAGTGCAAGTGGCTTAAGCAAAAAGTATCCTTGTACAATTTCCTTTTGCGGCTTAGGCATAAGGCAGATTGTTTCCTGGGAACCAAAATCGCCACCTTCAAGCCGGAACACAAGTTCATTTTCCGCCGACTTGATTTCCACCTTATCTCCGAGTTGAATAAGGTCTTTAACAATATTCTGAAAGTCCAATGAAGGCATTGTAATCACAGAGGGAAAGGCCACCGGAGGAATCTCAATGGGTTTGATATCCAGTTCCATTAGATTCAAGTATTTTGTAGTAACCATCTGCTTTTCGCCATTCATTATCCGGATACCAAGGCGAGAAGTATTGGAGTGTTCTAAGAATAGAAGGAGCGAATCTTCGTTTTTAATCTGCTTAACCATCTTGTTTAAATTTACAAAATCAACACCCAAGATAGTCTTTTTTGAGCAATGAAATGTATCAAAGCGGTCGGAATATAGCCGCATGTGAACAAGAATTGTATGTGTACCGTCCATTGCCATAATTTTGATACCACTTGAATCAATCTCAAGATTCACCTCAGTAAGAATATCTTTGATTGCATCTACCAAGTTACGAATCGGAGATGCCTTTACCGTTCTGGCATAAAATACATATGCACTAAGGTCGGCTTCATTCAATGCTGTCATCGTATGATCTATTTTGACGCGGACCGGTTTAGATAGGGTCTTTTCTGATTTTAACGCACCACATTCCTTTTTAAAAAGACCGGGTTGCGGCCAAAAAATACTTGAACGCACTTTTAATGACGACGGGTGCGTCGCATACCACCACGCCTTGCCTTAGACTTGGGCACCAGTGTATGATATACAAGATACAATGCGGCCGGCACAATTGCAGCCTGGGCGTTAGGTATAAATCCTCCCATTACGCTTGGGCTGAATCCACCGCGCAGTGCTTTACGGGTGCTTGAACGCCGCCCGCCCGTTTGGAATGTAGACATCAACACCGGTCTAATAGCATCAGGCGTAGGTGCAGTGCTTACAACAGGCGAAAACATTCCTGCGGCCGGTGGCAGCACATTAGGATTAAAATATTGCTGGGAGGTTTGGTATCCACCGCCGCGTTTTACACTATTACGCCGTGTTTTTGGCATCTCTACTTTTGTTTTCTATTTTTACGGCTGCGTTTACCGCCACGACGAGTTATTACTGCACGTGTAGGTCGTCTTTTACATAATGCACCAACGCATTCGCTAACATAATTAAATGCTCTAAGATATAATGGGCGACCGTTTGCGGCAATAATACTACTTACTTTTCTATAAAACAATATAGGGTTATCCATATAATCTAATTCAGTAGTTTTTAACCTATTATAACGCTCTTTCAAATCAGGTGGCATGCCCGAATTATATGCTAGATGAAAAACTGGTTTTGATCGTTCTTCTCCCCTTAATGCTAAAGCAAAGAAAAGGTCATTATAAAAATTTCCATCACCAGAATAATTAAGTAAATTCTTTATTTTCATCAATTCACTAGGTTCAAAATATCTACCATAGGTTTGAATTAGCGAAGTAAGATGTAATAATAAATCATTTTCATAACAAGGCACTGTTTCTCTTTCGTGAAATTGAACAGTTCTATAATTTCTGCCATTGTAACGTAAGCAACTAAATCCATAATCAATTAATTTTAAATTTCCAGATGCATCAAACATTATATTACCGTTGTGAAGATCTCCGTGATAAAATCCATATTTTCTGCGTAAAACATCAAGCGTTGTTGTCAATTGTTGCCAAATTGGCAAAATATCCCTCATTTTTAATAAAGCACCTCCACCAACGCTTATTAAATGAGTTAAATATTCATCAAAATTATACTGGTTTATACCCATTTTGATAAAAAGTTCTATACTTTGAATACCTTTACTGGCTGCAATGGCAGTAGCTGAACGCAGGCCAGGTTTTTTCATCTCATAAGGCCTGTACAATTTTGTAGGCTTTGTTATAAATTCGCCGACTATTGGATCCAATGATAATATAGTTTGAATTAATGTTTCTACATATACACCGCGCACGCGTTCTTCTTTCCAATGATCTATTTCATCGCGGTCTATAAGACCTTCGTTTAGTGCTTTAGTTGGGTCTATTTTAATCTGTTTATAGACCACATTGCCATCGGCAGTTTTGAAACAAGTTCCGTAGGCACCGCTTGTAGCACCGGGTGCTAACGCAATCGAAGTCTTGCCTGTACGAATAGTGTCTTCATTTATCTTTAATGTTAATGAATCAAGGCGGTGCGATTCGTCTATAAAATAACTGGCACCATGTGATGAATTTCTTAGTTGGAATTCTTCAGATAAGCGTTCCATAATATGAGTCGGGTTCCTTGTTCCAATCACTTCACCAAATTTTTCAGTAACTACTGGAAGCGGAACTTGTTCTGTATTTGCTTCTGCACCTGCACCAGCAGTTGCGGCAGTACCAGCAGAGTAATATGCGGCCATTCTATTCACACTTGATAAAAAATGACGCACCTAAAGCCCGTAGAGCTATAAGCATCCTAGGTATCTAAAGATGGCTCTTGAATTTATAGCCCCAACTTTAAACTTCAGTTCCCTGCGCATCAGTACAATTACGACTACGGCACAACTTGGAACAAAGATTCAACTTGATGCACTCTTCAATCAGATTCAAATTCTTGAATATTGGGATTTGAACGACGGTGTGTTAAAAATGGAATTCAATGGTCAAGTGAAGGGAACTAGCTTTAAAGATATTATGCTGAAGCCAAAAGAATCTAAAACTAGTTTCTTTAATCAGGCGACACTTGTAGTGCGAAGGGAAGTCAGTCCGCTAAACTGGAAAGAAATTAACGTCAAACTGTTTCGTAATGGTGGTGTACAGATGACGGGTGTACGAAGCATTAGTATGGCAAGCGAAACTCTTGTATGGTTAGTGCCATATTTACAAAGTATTTGCACGACTACACCGGTCTTCACAACGAATCCACGAATTCATAAAGAGCAGGTACAACTAGTCAATACCGACTTTAGTATTGGAGCAAAAGTCCGGCGTGATGCACTACATCGCATCTTGACTGATAAGTATCATTTGAATAGCAGTTATGAATCAGCCATTTATCAAGGTGTTAAAACTAAGTACTTTTATAATGCTGAACGTCCTGCTAGTGCACCACTTGGTTTATGTGCGTGTGATAAATTATGTAAAGGCACCGGCGATGGGTCAAAGAAAGGTGCGTGTAAAAAGATTACCATTAGTCCATTTCAAACTGGACAGGTAATTATTACGGGGGCCCGGACAATGGAACAAATTAACGAAGCGTATGAATTTATCAAAGGTGTTTTCCGAGATAATGCCGAGGAGATTCTACGCAAAGTTTATGTCCTTCCGAAGTCTGCTGAAAGCACAGAAGTTAAAAGCAGTAAGCCTAAAAAATCAACCGGATGGATTGCACATCCTTGTCCCCGTAATATTGTTAAACTCAATGCAGATTCTTGAACCGTGGCTTTCCGAATTTGAGCTACCGTAGAAAACCAAATTTGTTCCTTAAGGTTACCGTGGCTTTCCGAATTTAAGCAACGGCTTTGCCGTTGCTTAAATATCGTCAGCCTACGTACGACCGATAGAAAACCGAAATTAAGCAACGCTAAAGGCATTGCTTAATTTCGGTTTTCTACGGTAATCAGTGCGGACAAAATCACATAAATCCTTCCGATTGTTTCTTCAGAAAAGATGTCTACAGCAACCCCGTCTGCTACCGCTGGTGCTGGTGCTCCACCTTCGGCAATTGTTTCCGCTTCCGAACTTCAACTTCCTTCTGAAAAGGCATTAAAACATGCTGCACGTGTGTCAATTGAGCAAGATAAGCCTATTATGCTTGATTATTATAATGAAACACGTGAAGGAAAGGCTTTTATGGGCGAGGACTCAAAAACCAAGGAAAAGATGCTTGTGCGGTCTGAGGAGGAATACACTTCTCTAATCCAAAAGATTTTCAAAGTCGGTGAAGATTTTGTGGCTGTTACTGAAAACAGCGTCTACATTATTGCGGGCAATACAATCAAGCGGAGCATCAATGCCCCGCGTGAGTAAATAATATATATTTAAAATAGAGAATGTCTATTCCATTGACTCCACAATATGATCCAAAGTCTTTGTATACAGATGGATGTACTAGTGCTGCGTGCCAAGCAACCCTAAGTGCACCAAACTCCTTACCCCAAGGTAGAACATTCCTTGAAATGAACAAAGCACTTCACGGAGGTCGCCGGACCCGCAAAGGCAGCAAAGGCAGCAAAAGTCGTAAACATCGCGGTCATAAAGGTAGTCGTCGTATGTACTACCGCCGTCAACACGGCGGCAGCGCTGATTACCCGAGTCAGTTTAGTGAACTGCTCCCGAATAGTATGCATGCGGCCGCAGATATAGGTGAACTTGATAGTGCATTCAGTCAACTCCCATCCTTTGTAGGAAAATATGGCGGTGTGGGTGGTCGCCGCCGCACTCGTGGCCGTCGTAGCGGTAGCCGTAAGCAGCGTGGTGGTGCGGAAGGTTTTGGATATACACCTGGCCCAACAAATGTATCAAACTACATGATTTTGAGCCCGGCTGAGGAGCCAAAGGCTTTCCTCAACCCACAATGGTACACTGAAAATCAAGTGGTGCCTTCGTTTCAAGGACCCATAAACGCTTTTGCGCAACAAAGTTACAACAACCAGTTCAACTATGCGCAACGCGCTGGCAGCCGTCGGCATCGGAAGCACAAGGGTAGTCGTAAAAACAAGGGGCACAAAGGCAGTCGCAAACATTAATTAGTTTTATAATTATTGTTTGAAATCTAAGAACGGTCAATTGTCAATTTGGATTCAGAAGAAGCTAGTATAAGCGGTGTAGCTCCATTGCTTGAAAGCCCTCCGACTGATTCCCCTAATACAGAAGCTAGTTTCGCAGCATCTTCGGGGCTCCATGCAACAGTGGGCGGTGGACTAATCATCACTTGAATATACAGCGTTCCAAAGCCGCTTCCAGTGTGTCGTGGCATACCACCGCCTTCGTATTTTAGCATCGCACCGTGAATAAGAGGTCCTCCGTGCCATATAATATTCAACGGTCCACCTGGATGTTTTTCAAGCGTCATTGAAAAACCTAGTATTGATTCAGCATAGGTAATGGAACGTCGAATAGTTAAATCATCGCCGCTCCATTCGAATTCATCAAGGTCTCCAACACCCGCATCGCTGCGCCGCAAGGTAAGTACAACGTCACCAGGTCGCTCGAATTCAGCTGAATCGGAGCATTCGCCCTCAAATACTAAGTTCTGTCCATCACGCATTCCTGGCACAATCTTTATATCAAGTGCTTTTTCACGCTCCGCAAATCTTTTACCATGACACGTTCCACACGCGCGTAATATACGTTTCCCCATACCTCCACAGCCATCGCAGGGCATACGTGATTGAGCCATTATGCCAGGCCCAATTTGACGCATTATTGTCTTAAAACCTGATGCACCGCACTGCCCACACGGTTCAGTACTATCGGCACCATTTCCACCGCAGCTAGTACAATTACGTGCCTGATTAAATTTCAACTTGATTTCTTTTCCTTTGTAAAAGTCTTTCAATGTCAGTCCAATATCATGTTGTTTGTTTGGTCCGCGAGGTACCTTACTTCTGCGTTGCGGCCCGCCGCCACCACCAAAAATATGTGAAAAGACATCCCCCATATCAAATGATACACCAGGCATACCAAAAGGTCCTGCGCCGCTCATAAAATGAAAAGGAAATCCGCCCGCAGCCATACCACTCATTGGGCCACCACCATCAGTAACAGAACCAGTGTCATCATAATTGCGACGTCGCTCCTCATCGCATAATACTTCATGTGCTTCTTGAATACGTTTAAATTCTTCAGGGTCGCCGCCGCGGTCAGGATGCTTCTCACGTGCCAAGTCCTTATAAGCACGTCTTATAGTTTCTTTGCTTGCGTCACGATCTACACCAAGACGTTCATATAAGTCAGACATACTACTTGTATGAAATATAGTTATTTATTTAGACCATCAATATCTAAACACTACCTTAGTCTTATGATGTAAGGATGGATGCGATACTTTCTCAGGATCATATACTTCATTTCTTACGTAGTCATATAGCGTCACCGCCACATTTAATGTTTTTTGGGCCACCAGGATGTGGTAAAACAAGTCTTAGTCGTGCATTTATTCACGCATATTTAACACATCATGGAGTACCGGATGATGAGCATAAGCATTATATTCTTCTTCTAAACAGTGTAGATGATCGAGGAATTGGTACAATTCGCGGGCAGCTTACAGAATTTGTGCGACGCTCACGTAAGTATCCGCACGTAAAAACATGGGTTTGGATGGACGACGCCGACTCGGTGCCGGTTGTAAGTCAACAGGCGTTGCGTCGGATTCTTGAAAACTATGAACCGCACGCACGATTTTTATTTGTAGCAAGTGGCCCCGAGCCATTTATTGAACCACTGCAATCACGATGCGTCATGTTACAATTTATGCCAATCAATTTATTTATGACAAAAGCATTTTTTAAAAGAGATTCTAAATTAGTAATTTCGGAGGAAGCAGAAATATGGATGATAAGTATGGCACTTGGCAATGCTCGACTCTATAAGCTTTTCCACGCAATCCTTGAATGTAGTGGCCTTGAGTGCGTTAGTGCTGCTGATGTCCAAGCGATTGTAAATGCTCCGCCAGTTGCTATGCTTGAATCGCTAGGTAGAGCAGCTCTTAAAGAAGATCGAGTAAAAACTCTTAAATGTCTATTAGCATTATGGTCAGCTGGATACTGTTTTGAAGATATTATATATCTATTGGAAATTATTTGCCGCATTTATAATTTTTTTACACCGGAGGAAACACAACGTCTTTATTTAAAATGCGGTGAAGGCCACGTAGCAATGATTCTGAATAAAACGCGGCTGCTTGATGCATTGGCAGTTTTTACAGCACCAACAGTATTGGGCCCATTCAAAAGTTGAACACAATATTAATTAATTGTATGAAGTTCAGCAACTATGGATTATCTACAAGTTCCCAACCTTTCAGTGCCACCAATGCCACCGAGCGATCCTGCTATTAGCTACACTTTCCCATTAGATACTTGGCAGCAACACGGCGTTGTTGCCATTCACGCCGGTCATAATGTCTTGGTCACAGCAAAGACTGGCTCAGGCAAGACACTTGTTGGCGAGTATCAAATTGCGCATTCCTTGCGTCAAGGTAAACGTGCCTTCTACACAACACCTATCAAATCACTCAGTAATCAAAAATATCATGACCTTAAGCACCTTTTCCCAAAGGCTAGTGTGGGGATTATGACGGGTGATATTAAGTCTGCTCCAGAGGCCGACATTGTTGTGATGACTACCGAAATTCTACGTAATTTACTCTTCAAACAGTCTACTATTACTGCTTCAATTGGCACCGCTGGACAAATCAGCCTTAAAGACGTTGATGCGGTAATCTTTGATGAGGTTCATTATATTAATGACGTCGACCGCGGTCATGTGTGGGAAGAAACACTTATCTTGCTTCCAAAGGAAATACATCTTATCTTGCTGAGTGCTACTATTGATAGTGCACCGCAATTTGCTGCTTGGTTAGGTACTGCAAAACAAAAGCCCATCACACTCTTGAGCACAAAGCATCGTATTGTGCCACTGATTCACGGCGTGTGGGATCCAGTCCAGAGCCCACTTCCGCTTCGTGCACTAAAAGACGGCGATGAAGCACCTTATAATGGCCGCGTATACGACGATTGGCTCAAGGGTAAGGAACTGCGGCTTCGTGCAGCCGAGGACTGGGCCGCACGTGTGAGTGCTGCTAAGGCGGCGGGCGACAGTATAGCAGGGGCAACTGGAAAGGTAAAAGTTCATAGTTTTACCCATCAATTGAATCAAGTTGTAACTATTCTTAAAGAGCGTGATTTGCTTCCTGCACTCTTCTTTAACTTTAGCCGCAAAGAATGTGAACGTTATGCGGAGCAGGTTTCCAGCACACTCCTAGATTCTAGTGATATTGCGGCCGTGAAACATATTATCAACTTTCATCTAAATCATTACAAAGTAACGCTTGAGCATCTTCCGCAGTATCATCAAATTACAAAACTATTGGAGCGCGGCATTGCGTTTCATCATAGCGGGTTGCTACCACTCCTAAAAGAAATTGTTGAACTCCTTTTCAGCAAGGGCTATGTCAAAGTGCTGTTCTGTACTGAGACATTTGCGGTTGGTCTTAATATGCCCGCGCGCACGGTGGTCTTCTTGGATTTGAAAAAGCCAAGTGGCGATGACGGTGGGGGATGGAGACCCCTACGCACGGATGAGTATATTCAAATGGCAGGTCGGGCTGGGCGACGCGGAAAGGATAAGCAAGGTGTGGTCATATACTTACCAGCACGTCAACCACTTGAGCCCGATGAGATTCGCGGCGTCTTAAATGGCAGCCCCACGCCGTTAAATAGTCGCCTTCAGTTTCATTACGACTTTGTGTTGAAAGCACTTCATGTTTCTCAGCATACAACAGCGCCGCTTTGGAATGCTGTAATTGAAAATAGTTACTGGGAATGCCAGCGTGTAGCAGCCGCACTGCTACTTGATTCTGAAATTGCTTTAATGAAATCCAATCTTGCCGTACTAGCAATTAGTAAAGAAGACGCGCAAACAATGGAGGAAAAGGAGCGGTTAATATATCTTATGAAAACAAGTACTAATGCCGCAAAGCGTCGTGCCGCGTCTGATTTGAATAATTGGACCGACCGCCATGCAGGTCCACGTTGGCGAGCGGTTGAATCGGCGTGGCAACAGTATACCACGCTTACCAAAAAAATTGTTACTGCAGAAAGTAGCATCGCCACACTACGCGCAGACGCAACGCACAGTCGTATTGTACCTATTCTTGACGCGCTGGCTACATGGGGCGCACTAAAGCCAACTGAAATGCGTATTCCGTCACAAACCGCCTTTGGCGTTCTTGCGACCGAAGTCAATGAGGGAAATCCATTGCTAATTGCACGACTTTATGAATCCGACCTTCTAAGCACCGCGACCGAGGCAGAAATTGTTGGAGTGCTAGGATGCTTTATTACCGAAAAAGAGGCGCTAATGCGGTCAACACATCCAAATAGTCTACCATCAAATATTTCACCACTTGTAAAATCAACACTTCTTACAATTGATACGTGGGCGCAGGAAGGATTAGCTATTGAGGCGAAATATGGCATTGAAAGTCCAGCTGAGTTCTGGAGTCTTTCCACGCTTTGGGTTGAAATTGGTAGTGAATGGTTAGCGGGCGCAGACGCAGGTAGCCTTGCGGCACGATTTGATTTGTATGAAGGCAATCTGATGCGTGGGCTACTGAAACTTGCTAACCTACTAAACGAATGGATTAGCCTTGCAACGATTAAAGGCGATGTTGATATGTTGAGTAAACTTAGCGAAACATCCGCAAAACTACTTCGCGATATTGCTTTGTCTGATAGTCTTTATTTGAGAATCTAATAATTATAAGCATTACCATACATATCCAGTATACGCGCAAGTATCCATCCTATACTAAAAAATACATTATCTCCAAATATATTTAGCCTACTATCTGCGCGTGGCTTACCACCGGGCCATATACCTGCTAAATTTTCGTTAATAAATTTTATACCCGCTGGTGTATTTTCAAAATATTCAAAAAGCATATGTGCGACTAGACTAAACAAGAATCCAAATCCCCAAAAATACGCAATAACGCCTGTGGCAAAATGTAACAGGCTGTATTGGTCAATAAGTCGGACTCCCATTTAATTTACATTTTGAAATTTAGCAACTATCAGTGCCTGTAATAACACTTTTCATTTTAGCAGCCAACGTAGTCTTCATACAGTATGCCCCGCCACCACGAGCATACTGTGTAGTCATTCGGTTGATATCGGATGCGCAAAATATGCCGTTGTCACTAACGGCCCATTTGCTATGGTCGTTAACTTCAGTAAATACAAGTCCACCAGGATACGCAACGCTTTGAACATCTAGCACCATTTGAGGACCACACGCCGGTCCTGTTGCTGATCCACGAATCCAAGATTCAACGTCAAGCGATGTTTGAAGGTCAGGGGCCAAACACGCGGCATACAATTCATTATTCCATTGTGTACTTTTAGCAAAATAAGTTATATTAATATTCTGAACTGTTTGAAAACTAATACTATTACAAACCGCATCGCTGCTATAAGCGCCATTTGCTAATGCGCTTAACGCACTTGGTGTTTGACTTGAGACTCGCGAGTCATATATTCCAGGGACAGTTAGTGTTGCGATCGACGCAAGGCGCACAAGTTCCGAAACAGTTGTATGAAAACAAGCGGCGTGTTGTCCATAGGTCCATGCGTTTCCACCCAGCCCAACATATTTGGAACTACTTCCAGGCCCGCGTGGAAATTGTGGAATAGAGTGTTGTAGTATGATTGCGTCGCCACTACCTATATTCCAAGCCCAAAGCCCTTTTGAATGCCCAACGCTATAGTTATAATATGATGCACCAGGCGGTGAATCGTTCCAAATTATATATTCAGTGGAAGATTCACTCCAAAGTTGTGACAGCGTCGACCCTAATGCTCCAATAGTTGTGCTATTCATACTATGCGGTGATAGTTCAAGCGCAGTCTGACTATCAAAATACGCATAATCGGTGCCCTGCGGCCCCTTGAACGCTACCCAAATATCAACCGCATTTCCATTATCACTTTTACATACCGGATATCCAGTTACAGTATATGAAAGCGCTAACAGCAATAAAATCTTCATTTATCCTACTAGGGGGCAATTTTAAAAACTTATCTAAAGTATATCACTTTCACTGATATAATGGAGTCTAAAGTAGCAATTCTTATATCAGGTGCACCACGTTCATTTCAAAAGAATCTTTGGCCATTTTTAAGGAATTTACCGCAAAATTACCATTTTTTCTTTTCGTTTAGTGTCACTACTGACTCAAAATATACAAATAAACAATTCAATCCTCAGTTGCTTCTTGATGATCCACGAACTAAGATTCTTATACAAGAATCAACATTACCAGACTGTGTTGATTTACTGACGCAACGTGAGAAAAATATAGTTTATCAATGGTATCGTCTTAATAATCTTATTAATCATGTGTCATCATCATATACAACAGTTATCAGAATTAGACCCGATGTTAAATTTGAAATTTCGGTCAACGATTTTGTTAAACTTAATGAAACTAATCAAAAAGAATATACTATTTACATACCAAAAGGGTTTGATATTTATGACGCAACGGTGGTAGATGAATCAACGCTGCACACTTGTATAAATGACCAAATTGCGTTTGGAACCTATGATGCGATGAAACATTATTGTGAACTTTATAAACATCTTTCTTATGTACAGCCTTTGCTTTCTGAGCAGCAACTTTTTTCACACTTAGCACATCTTTCAGTTATTCGAATCGATTTACCTTATAATCTTGTACTATCCGATTGTTTTGTATTAAGTTTATGTGGTGATAGCGGCGCAGGGAAAACAACTATTTCACATCTTATAAATTCAGTTGTGCCTTATGATAAATCACTTGTGTTTGAAACGGACCGTTACCATAGATGGGAACGTGGTGATAGCAATTATCTTGTTTATACTCATCTTAATCCACAAGCAAATAATCTTAGTACGCTTAATTCTGATGTGTATAAACTTGTACTTGGTAATACTATTTATACCGTAGATTATGACCATACTAATGGAAAATTCACATATAATAACGCAATTAAATCCAATGATTACTTAATAATATGTGGGCTTCATACATTGTATGAAAAATCATTGCGTGATATTTCTGATATTAAAATTTATATTGATACAGAATCATCACTTAAAACACATTGGAAGGTTGAACGCGATATTAAATATCGAGGTGCATCGTCATCAGCAGTAAAAAAAAGTATAGAGCGTCGTTACGACGACTATAAAGAATATATTGAACCACAACGCGATTATGCTGATATTTTGATTAAATATTATCCTATTGTCGCAGATAATTTAACGCGAATAGGACTTTGTTTGAAATTTAAAAAAGAACTTGGATTCTTACTTCTTGAAAAAATGGAAAAAATATATAATGAACTAGAAATAACAAGCGATTATGTATATTTAGTTTTTGAAAATCAAGATTTATACACAGTAATTAGCAACGCTATTACCGCGATGAAACTACCAATATTAGTAGACCTAAAGTCGGGTTATGATGGTATAATACAGTATATTTTTCTTATTTTACTATGGAATTGTTAGATACATATGTGGAATTATGTCGTGTTATTGGCGGTATGACCGATTGGGTTCAGGGTGGCGGCGGCAATATTTCAATAAAAGATGGTGACACTCTTTTATTGAAAGAAAGTGGAGTAAGGATTGGTGATACAACGCGCACATACGGTTTTGTTTACACAAGCATCGCAAAACTTCAAACATGTATTGCAACAAATAATGAAGATTGTAGTTCATCTATACTGGGGGGAACTGGTAAACCTTCTATTGAGGCTTTTTTCCACACCGTTCCATCCAAATACGTTGTACACCTACATCCATCTCATTTATTAGATACTTTGTGTCAATCCAACGCAGCTTTTATTCCATATTTTAAACCAGGGCTTGACTTGGCAAAACACTTCTTACAAGTCTATAGCAAAGACACAAATCTGTATTATCTTCAAAATCACGGAATCATAATCACAGCCGATACGTGTGAAACTATTTTTAGTATTATGAACAGCATCAAGGGATGGACTGATATTAACTTAGTTTCACAATTATTTAATATTTATAAAAATTCAGATACTACCGTTTTACCACCAATTATAAAATCATTTCAAATGTTGCCACCTAGAAAAATTAACGCACTTACACCAGATATTGTTGTCTTTTTAAAACAGCCATTATACACAACGCTGACTACACTTAGCGAAGATTTAACACGTTATTATGATGAATTCAAGGTTCTACCTAATATTATTTGCGATGGAATGACGACATATATAGTAGGCAATAATATTGGAAAATGTTATGATATTTTTGAAATATTATGTGCGGTACAAAGTGTGACGCCAGAAACGTGCCATAATTTATTATCAAATAAGGAGCAATATGCACTTGTTAACTGGGACAAGGAAAAGCACCGTCAGTCCAAATAGGCATATATTGAATTTTCGTACAAACTGCGTCAATATCTCCAATATGGGTTAGTGCTTCCTTATAAAGGCCTATTTTATCCTTTTGTCCTTGAAGTTCAGGTGACACAAGGCATATTCCAAGCCCCGCTGCGTGAAACATCGTAACATGTTTCGCTAATAAAGGTAATGTTGAAAAGACATCAACCCAAACCCACGAAATGTACCTGGCACGAGCTAACGCTATTACAGTCTCGGCACTTTCAAACTCGGAAAATCGAGCAGCGCACCGGCGCTCACCGTTGCGACCAAGGCGCACAATCGAAGGGATCCCGCAATCAAGTAAGAAAAAATTATGAAGCCCTGCATTCTCCATTATTTCAATAGCATCTTCTTCAATACCTTCCGATTTAATATTAACAATATAAAACTTGTTTGGAATACAAAATTTTACAAAGTCGCGTAAATACATCCCGCCCATATAAGGTTCGTGCTCTACAACTATGTGGTCGTGAATATCACGGATATCAAATTCTATACCATCGCAGCGTGAAAATATATCATCCGCAATACTGGCATCCAAATAATTTACTCTATGCCCTATTAGCTTCATTTAAATTAAGTAATATAATATCTCTTAAAATGGACATGCGACTAAAGTCATGTACGCTTTATTATGATGCTGCGTTAACAGACCCCTATTATCTTCGTGCACGAGTAAATGGTTTAAATATTTATGATGAAAAGGTAATGTCGATGCCTCAGCTTCAAACATTTATAAATACCGAACCATGCAGTCATAGTTCATATATGCCTGTCAAAAGTGGTACCTACTTTTTTTTCATTTATAACTTTGAAAACTACTATCACTTCTTGTATGATACATTGCCATATTTAAATTTTTATTTAACATTAAGCCCACAACCCAAATTACTAATTCAAAAAGACCATAAATTTCTAAAGTTTCAAACTGAAATGTTATCACTTTTAGGTGTGGATATTGAAAAAAACATTGAATTTGCGGAAGAAGCTATTTATGAAAAGTTGTACGTGGCTACTTCACTTACGCACGGCAAACTTTTGGACGGCAGTAGTGCTTCAAATCTTCCACCGGATATTTGGGCTTATAACATTTGGAAAAAATTAAAACAATCAGTTATTTATAACCTAGAAACACCAAAAAAAATCTATGTAAGTCGGCGTTCACATATTCATGGCGATGCGTCAAACATTGGAACAAATTACACAACACGTCGGCGTTGTTTGAATGAAGATGCTGTAGTCGACTTATTAACATCGTATGGCTATAAAGAAGTTTTTTGCGAAACTATGAGTACAGAGGAAAAAGTAGCTACTTTTAAGAACGCAACCCATATACTAGGATTCATAGGCGGTGGTATGGCAAATGCACTATTTTCACCGCCGCATGTAAAAGTTGTAACAGTGCTGACACCTGAATTTAACAGAATTAACGCACGATTCAAATATAGTATGAATCATTGTGATTTTGTAATGTTGGATATTACAAGTTTGGCATATTATGACGGTGCTTACCCACCCTATGTGCGTGTACAAATTACTGATAGCAATTCGCTTTTTTTCAATAAAATTGGCGAAGTAGAAGCGTATATTGATGGCAAATATAAAATAAAACTTAGCAACACTTATGTTGCTGGATTCGCTTTAGACGCAAATTACACCGATGTAGTGTTTACGGCTTCGCAACTAACGCCACTTGATAATGGACTTAATAGCCCATTTGTGTGTGACATAGAAGCTCTAAAAGTATATTTAGATGCGGATATAAAGATTAACGTTAGTTAAAAAGTAAAATGAAAATCATTATTCCGTTATCAGGTAAAGGTAAGCGATTTATGGAAGCCGGCTATACTGATCCTAAACCACTTATCAAAGCAAATGGAAAACCGATGATTGAACACGTTGTAAATCTCTTTCCAGGGGAAAAAGATTTAATAGCAATCGCGAATCGCACTCATGCGGAAACTACATCACTATGTGCCACTCTTGAAAGTCTTGGTGCCAACGTTTACGTGATACGTGATCATAGTCTTGGGCCAGTGTACGCAGTTACACAAATTTTTGATGTCATTAATGATGATGAAGAAATCATTATTTCATATACAGATTATGGCACTGATTGGGATTATAAGGCCTTTAGAGCAATGTGCGGGGGCCGCGATGGGATTATTGTGGCCTATAAAGGCTTTCATCCACATATGCTTTTTGGCGATAATTATGCATTCTTACGGATGGATGGAAATAAGGTGGCTGAAGTGCGTGAAAAGGAGTCTTTTACATCAAACAAAATGGAAGAATATGCTTCCAATGGAACATATTATTTTCGTCGCGGGGCATTTGTAAAAAAGTATTTTAAAATACTTATGGAAAAAGGGATTCAAAAAAACGGCGAATATTATGTAAGTCTTGTCTACAATTTAATGATTGCGGATGGACTAAATATTGGAGTGTTTGAGATTCAGCATATGTTACAGTGGGGAACGCCACGGGACCTTGAAATTTACAATGCTTGGGCCGATGTTTTTTCACGAAAGCAAACAATTCCTGAAAGTAAAGCAACACTTATTTTACCAATGGCGGGTCGCGGCAGTAGGTTTAGTATGGTTGGGTACACGGAGCCAAAGCCGTTTCTCCCCGTCAATAACCAGCCTATGATTGTGAGTGCTGTAAGTTGTTTACCAAATTGTGAAAAGAAATATTTTATTACACTTAATGAACATCTGCGGTCGCACGCGCTTGCTACAACTCTTTGTACAGCGTTTGAAAATGTAGAAATAATTGGAATTGATGACGTTACAGAAGGGCAAGCGTGTACATCGGCGATTGCTGTGGAGCGTCTTTCACCACAAACGCCAATCTTGATTAGTGCGTGTGATAATGGTGTTATGTATGACGCGGAAAAGTATGCGGCGTTGGAAGCGGACCCATCTATTGATGTGATTGTTTGGTCGTTTTCTAATAATCCTACAAGTAAACTTTATCCGCATATGTACGCGTGGCTTGATGTGGGTGATGGAGACTGCATTAAGCATGTAAGTGTCAAAAAGTATTTTAGTGGTGCACAACACGCCATTATTGGCACAATGTACTTCCGCAGTGCAGAAATTTATAATATTGGCTACACGGCAATACGCGAAGCAAATATTCGCACTAATGGAGAATTTTATGTTGATGACCTATTGAATCCATTAATTGAAAAAGGTTATAAAGTAGTAAATTTTTCAGTAGACCATTATTTATGTTGGGGCACACCAAATGATTATAAAACATACTTGTATATGGAGGAGCATTTTCTAAGAAATTAATCTACGCAATCTTCTTCAAATGGCAAAGGGTTATAAATTTGTCCTATGCAGCAAGGGCATTCAAGTGAAATACTGCATATTCCACCATAT